TTTATTTTTATAAATATAATTATGGAAAACTTCTGCTGATTTTTTTGAAAACGTTTTTAATTCAAAACATTTTTTATGATCAAATGAAACAATTTTATAAGATGGAATATTTGCTTCTTTTGCAATAATTTCTAATATCTCTTTCGTTCCTAAGATACTATAGCTATATGTGTAATTATGTGGATAAAAACAAACACATCCATCACCATCAAAATATCCACGAATAAAATGACTAAGTAATTCTTTTGGAATTGTCGTTGGTGGTTGTAATATTAATGATTTGTTTTCAAAACATCCGTGAGATATCAAATCATTAACCATTTTTATTGATGATACATATGCTCGATATGCATAGTATTCTTTTTCATTTAACTTAACAACTTTATTCGAAATTGGAGCAGTTGATTCTATATCATCTAAAAAATTTTGAATATGATATTTGTCTCTTTCTTGCAAACACAACTCAACCGATCCGCCTTTTTCATGTCCACTTTTATCATGTTTTTTGCAAACATAGCCATCTGCATACAAAAAACCTAACCAATAAGCCTTTTCTTCCGTATCAATAATTTTAAAAAAGTTTTCATTAACTTTATTTTTTCTTGACGCAGACAAATAATCATGATTTTTTAATTTGTTATGTGGTCTAACACCATATCCGAGCGTCTTTAAATATTTCGATACTTTATCAGCTTTTGTATTAATTGCTTTTGCAATAACACTATATGTTTCTCCTTCATTATACATTTTGATCATTAACTCTGTTTCTTCTGACGTATAAATTCTTTTTTGACTCATTTGTTATCCCCTATTATTAATCCTTTCGTATTTCTATTTATTCTCCATATAAAAAGACACCAAAGCTTTAAATAGTTCTGGTGTCTTCGTATACTTATAAGTTGTTACTCCATAAATATCTTTTACAAAACAATACTTAATACCTTTTGACAAAAGATATTTCATCTCTGGAGTATATTGTGTAGAATATTCTTTATCAAATTTTTTTATCACGCTATCTAAATCCTTTTATAATTTATCTACCAATGCAGCAATTTTACTTCTCCATACATTCGGCAAATTAACATAACCAAATTCTTCTTCTCCTTTTAAAATGTCTATAACACGTTTCATGCCATTGCAATCACCATCATAAAGATATGAATCAACTTGGCTGTTATAATCACCTTCGATTACAATTTTACATCCGCTACTTGCACGAGATAGGCATAATTTTAAAAGATCTTTTGTTGTATTTTGACATTCTGTAATGTATAAAATTTCATTGTCTCTGACCTCCATACCTCTAACGTCAGCCATAGAGACAAGTCTAATTTTATCTTGCTGTAACAATAAATCAACAGCAAACTTGTCACCAAATTTGGTTGTTAAAATAGAACCGATTGAATTTTGCATTGCTTTTTCAGTTGCATCTCCACTGTAAAATCCCATATCAGAAGCACCTCTTGCCTTTGTTGGGTTAAACATTACGACAATACGATCATATTCTCCTGATTCAATTAAATTCATCATTGCAACAAGTGATAATAACGATTTTCCGCTTCCTGCTTTTCCGGATAATGTTGTCATTGTATTACTTAAAATAGAATCAATTGCACATGCTTGATACGCATCCTTTGGACGTATTTTATCACCAAAAAGATGAGACCTTAGTGTTTTTGAACAAACTTTTTTATACCCATCATTGCTCCATTTAAGCATATCAACAATTTCACCATCGGATTTGTGAATAATCAAATATTCATTAAGAAGAGAATCATATATATTCTCATTTGTATGCAAATAAAAATAACTCATTTCTTCATCAGAAAGAGTCACTTCTTGATATCCTGTATATTCGTCAATATTTTTGACTAAGTTAATCTCATTTACACCTTTTGTTGTAAGTTTGAAAATATTCTTTGAAATAAACTTACAATTAATATCATCAGTGCATACAACAATAGGAGAGTGGTTTTTATTATATAAATATGCTGATGCCAAGATAATATTGTCTGGAGTTTCTTCTAATGAAAATTCAGAAATTATATTTTTTACATCATTATTATTAGCAACAACTTCGTATTCTCCAAAATGTTCATCAAGTAAATGTGCTACTTGACGTGCTTTGTATTTTACTTCGTTATCTTTTCTTGAAGATTCTTTGATATTTTCAATCTCTTCCAATGTCTTCTGTGAAATAACAAAAGACTCTTTAAATGCTTCCTTCTGTAAATTCAGAAGTGCATTGGTATCTAGGAACAATTTGTATTCCAATAAAAGATACCACCTTTCTTTTAGATTTCGTATTTACTTTACGATTTTGTTTTTTCTGTATTTATTTAGTTTTTTAATATTCCACTCAGATTCACAAAGATAGTATGTACGTTTCTTGCTCTTTGAAATAGTGTGACTAATTCCACCACTACCCATACGGACTCCATGATCAACTAAATAATCTTTTTCTGCTTTAGTAATTAATACTATGGTAATTACACCCTTTCGTTATATATTTCTCCATATGATAGGAGATAAGTAATTGCAGAAACAGGACTCGAACCTGTGACATCCAGCTTATGAGGCTGGCAAGCTAACCAACTGCTTAATTCTGCATCAATAAATAAATGTACCAGTATTATCAATAATACCGATACATTTTTTCACACACTTTCATGTATGAATTCCACCATGCTTTCGCATATTTTTTTAATGAATTTAATCATTAGTAAACCTCTTTTCTTTTTCTACCTACGAAATAGCAGCAGTGCTGGTTTCCCAACACCGCCACCACTGACAGAAAGGTTAGATAATAATATGAGAGAACATAAATCCTCTATTATGAATAGAAATAAGCCTTCGCTTTACAGACTATACAAGGATACATTATTAAGTTACCGTCTAGCAAAGTCTGAGCTACAGATGGCGACTCTATAACTTTCTTTACCAATGCTCACGCACCAAGGACGAATGGGATTAGCACCCACAACTTTCACCAGTCATTCAGAAATATCAAAACATACATATTCTATTAATCATTTTTATGAATAGCTCAACTTATGTTTTCCTTTATATTTGAATTAATTTTCGTTGATTTAGGCTACTTGTCTAGCAAACAATTCTTATACCCGAATTTCTTCGGTTCAACAACGACATATCACCTTATTTGGATTTTCCATACTTAACTCCAACAAAATTCCACCAATGTTGGCATCTGGATTATTCTGCACAGCAGCGTCTATTATGGTGACGAATTGAATCTGACTTTATATACCGATGTATTCTGCACACATATTTAGTATTGACGGTTTCCGTCTTTTCGAATTATTTCACAAATCTCCGAAAGAAAACATATGAAGCTATCGTTTCATACACTTTCTCACTATACATATGCTCTCAGCACAGTGACTAACTGATCTACACTGAGTTATTTATATCCATAATACAGGATTTATTTTTATTGGCAGCGAATGATATATCCACTGCCTAATTTTAATTATTTAAATTATGTAATTCTCTTACTTGTTTTCTGAAATCGTCAGTGAATACTGAAGACATAAAAATAGAATAATTTGAATTAATATTTAAGTTTTTAGAAACTGATTGTTCTGATGGTATATACTTCGAAGTTACTTTTAGTCCAGGAAATAATTTTAATTCAACAAATGAATCCGTATCACTAAATTTATCCTTTACCACTTCACCTAAAGCATTCGTTATCTTGTGAATATCATTTAGAGAGCAACCAGTTTTTTGATATATTTCTTTTTCAATATCCTTTTGATTATAATATTTTTTGTTTTCTTGTATTGTAATCTCTCCTTTGTTATACTAAAATACATAGAAATTTTACAACAGAGTAGGGCAGTAATCTTTAAAATAATAGATAGAAAACTACCCTCTCCATAGTAACTTAAATTTCGCTCCAATATAGGTGGTGAAATGAGACCTAAATTTCCGAATTTACTTGTTTTTTTGCAATTTTAAAACCAATTCCAAACATATTTATGTCATTTCCATCATCTTGTATTTCTAAAATTTCTTCACTAGAGTTTATAATTGCTTTATTAAAACTTTCATTTCCACATAGCCATAAAATATCTAACAATACATTTTTAATCTGTGAATTCTCTTTATCTTCCAAAGACGATAACATTCTATATAGAGTAGAAAAACCAATTGTTTCTGATTCTATTTCTGCAATTAAATCTTCTTTTAATTTTTTAACTCTTTCACTTTTATCTTCTGTTGAATCTGTATCTGAAGAATAAATTGTTTTTCTTTCTGCAACAAATTTTTTTAACATATTGAATATTTTATCAATTTGCTTTTGATTGACTCCAGACGTTCTAAACAATGAATTATCAAGTATTGATACAAAAGGTAGCCAATCTTTTTTATATGGATTTTTAATTTTAAATCCGTTAATAACAGTTTGCAAATAATCCATAGATGTGTTGTATTTACAATATTTTTTCTTACTTGGATTATAAAAACCTTTTTGTTTTGAAATATGAGAGAAGAAGTGTGGCATTTTTTTTCTTGTAATACTATTTCCATTTTCATCTATTTCATATACTTTCAAATCTTCGACATATTTCTGACGTAATTTATCAAGTTCTTTACTGTTATTAATATCAAATTCTTTTTTTGCTTTGTCAATCTCTATGCCAGACATAACATCTAACTGACATATATCATAATAAATATCTTTTACTTCTTCGTATGTTGAACCTTGATACATCTTGTCCCATAATAAAGAGTTTAACTCCTGTGACAAGTTGACAATCTCACCTATCTTATTTACAGAAGTTTTAATATCAAGGTCTGCTTGATCTTCTGGTGTATAGTATCTTTTTACTTTTTTCGAATCGACAAGAGCAGTAGGTGTTTTAAATAAATGATAATTTCTTTTAGCAGCTCTGATAAGTTTTTCATTATCTGTAAGTAAAACTGTATCACTGTCAAAATCAGCTCCTGATAATCGTTGTAATACATTTTCATCAATTGAATTTATACATACAATTTCATTTGTTAGATTAAAATAGCAATCAATCAATTTATTTTCTGTATTATAAGGAAGCCAAATGTTACCAATTGTTACATGTGGAGACCTACTAGCTAAGAGTGTTTGATTGTATTTAAAACGAGTACTATGAATATTCCCCACACCAATCTGACTAATCCCATCAAATTTACCAATCGATTGTTGCAACATTTCTATTGGATTACCAAGAAGAGTTGAATAATTGCCATTTACATAGATATGTCCGTTTTTGAGATTTTTATAGTATGATCGTAGTAAATCCATTAAGAATTCTTTGTAATATTTCGTTTGTGTAAAATTATCATTAACACACATTAGATTATAAACAACATCATTTTTACTTGTCATTTCTCTGCTTAAAGGGTTTAACTCATCAATATCCGGATATTTAATATAATAACGAACGACCTCTGGTTTGTCTCTAAGCATTTGTGCAAAGTCCAAAGATTCCTGCAAAAACTCTCTTACTTCATCTTTTGACATCTGCAAAGTATTGATCAATTGATAATGAGTTTGAACCAATCTACCGCCAAAAAAATGTGTTTTTTTATCATGCTTTACAACTCCAAAATCAGGGTACAAGTTATCAAGCCATTCATCATAAGTGCTGAACTTCAAATACTTAATACTATTTGGCGTTGTAATAAGTTTTACATCTTCAATATTTTTTGCACGAGTTTTACCATTCAACTGAGAAACATCAGTAATATTATTGTCCTTAAACCATTGCTGAATATTGCAATTAAAACAACATGATTTAAACATTAAGTTTCTCAATAAAACCATTCCATACTCTGAATAATCTCCAAACAATGAAATATCCATTAACGATTGACCGTCCCAAATTGTATTTGAAATTTCACATTTTTTTTCAGTTGTAACTAACCAATTATCTTCATCATGAGTTTCAACAACATCTTCATTAAATACACTGTCATAATCATCTATTAATAAAATATTTTCTGGTTTTATTGGAATTGTATCAATAATACTGCTTGACGGAAGGGCTATATACCCTTCATATGCAGCTAAATCAATTGGATCGCCTTGTTTATACTTTAAACCACCAGAACTAAATGCTAAAAGAGGTTTAAACAATTCTTTTCGTATAAATAAACACTTTCCAACTCTTGCAGATCCTGTTGATCTTTTCATTCTGCAATATTCAATTCCATTACAGGTAAACCCATTCATATATAATTCTTTTCTCAATTCTGCATTTGTCTTTAATGTTTTCGGTTCACCTTTTTTTACATAATGCACTTGAATCTCTTTTAAGATACTTTTATCTTTTTTGTCATAAATTTTTACTTCTTTTTGGTAAAATGGTTTTGGTAATTCAATTGGATTAATTATTTTCTCATTGAGCTTTATTCCAATAACTTCACCATCTGTATCTTTTGCAACTCCGTCATCAAAAATTAAAGAATTATAATTATAACCGAATTTTACAAAAGTGTTTTTATTCATCTGATTCCATTCTTTAACAGAATACTTAAATGTCATATTGATTACATTTGCAGAATACTTATGTCTTTTTACTTTAAAATAAAAATCATGTTTTCTAAACTTCTTGTAATAAATATCCATTAATTCGATTAAATCCAAACTATAATCTAATGTATTAATAAATTTTCTTAAATTGTATTGACCATCTTTCAATCTTAAATTATATCCATCTGGATTTTTTTCAATGTAATTTGCTGATAAATAAATATCCTTTGCATCAATTGATGGTATGTACACACCTGTATTTTTTGACATAAACTAATCCTCCATAATTCGTACATTTGATTTAAAACATAAAAAATCATCATCATAAGTCAATGAAAATATTAAATAATTCATTTTTTCTGTTAAAATGGTTCTTACATTATTTTCTAAATTTTCTTCATAATCTAAATTTGTAGGAAGATAAATAACAGAATTTTTTCCTAAGATAGAAATAGATATACGATATTCATTTGTTCTTTCGTAAAAACTATAGGATAGATTCCACAGATTGTTTTTTGATGTGTTTATAAGATTATAAAACTTCTTTAATACTGGATTATATTTCTTTTTTATATTTGTAATTCTACGTTTTTCGGCTTTTCTATTTTCTTCTTCAAGTCTTTCTTTCTCGGTAATTTTTTCAAAATATAATTTTATGTATTCATAAAAATAATCATAAATTTCTTCGGGAGTTTTTTTATCAATGCAAAGTCTTTTGAAATCAGGAAAGCTCCATTTTCCTTTAAATTCCACATAATTATATGATCTGCATAAACAAGGTCGTCCATTTGAAGAAGACATTCCAAATTCTTTATTAAGTTCTCGTATTACTTTGCCAATATTTTTTAAACGAATTCTTTCTTTGTCATTTTTATCTGTATAATGAGCTTCAAGTTCATTCTTAATTACTGAATGTTTTCCTCTCATTCTCTTACAAACAAAACGCTGATCCTCTGGATCTAGTTTTTCAAAAGCAGAAGTTAAGTTTGACAAATCAGATTTTAAAATATAAAAATCTTGTAGTTCTTTCCAAAACCAATCAAGTCTTTCCCATTTGATTTTGTATTCTAATAAATCTTTCCTCTTCCAATAAATCTTTCTTTCTGTAATTAACTCATCATAATCATGTCTTACATATTGCTTGACATAGCACTCACCAGTCTGTGATGAATATATAAGTTTAAATACAGGAATACTATTAGTAGAAATTGTTATTAATTGCTCATTAACATCCAATTCTAAAACATCATTTCCTAACTCGTCCCATTTTAAAATATAATCTTCAGTCTTCTTGTTTGTATTTGCTATTTCAACATAAAAAGTTTTTCCACAAACTGTTTTTACAACAATATCAGGTCTGTAATTTCCATATTCTGTGTTAAATGTTTTTTCTACTTCTGATGTTTCTACTTCGTATATAATTCCATCAACTTTAAATTTACTTCCTTTTTCAAGTAACCATGTTTTATAAGCAAAATGAATTCTACTTTCCTGCGTACATGCTCCATCAATATGATGAAAACATCTCTGTTTCTTATAAGTTTTGTTAGGATCTTGTCCGTTCCAGAGTTTAACTCTTCCCAAACAAATAGGACAATAAAGTATGTCGTCACCACTTACATTGTAAACATTTTTCCAATCAGAATATTCACTTAAAGAATCTAACGCATACATTAATTCTGGTTCATAAAAACTCATATCTTTTCCTCCATGTTATTTATTTACAGTACAAAGACTGTATACTTATGTATTCTCCATTTATTCATCCACAATTCTATATAATCCTTCGCCATTCCAAACAATTAACCCATAGCAATGAAGTTCTAATTCGTCAAAAATTTCTCCAATGTCACCCATATACTTAATAGGATCTTTTGACTTGAAACAATAAACATCAGCATCCTGTTTGATTGCACCTAATAACATATTCTCTTTCGTGATTGCAAACACAGCGCATTTATTACATTCATTATTTTCGTAAACCATTGTTTTGCAGAAGCTTAATGTCTCATCATCGTTTTTCAAATAGATACTACATTTTTCACCACAGCCACATTCACATTCAGGTGCTTGCATGAAATTCCATTCGGGATCAAGCCCACAATCTTTAAGCGTGATAGAAGAGTAGATATTTTCATCTTTTCCAAACAATCCATTTATTTCATTGTTGTTTCTCCAACGTTTCATAATAATTTTCTCCTTATAATATTTTTTCGTATGCATATCCATCATCTGTTGTATAATAGATGTTCTTGATTCCGAAATCTTTAATTGCAGCCATGCAAGATGGACATGGACGAGAAATTCCATATGGCTTATCATTCAAGACTCTGTAAATATAAAGTTTTACTTTTTGGAAATTAATATCCAGATGACGGATACTATTAATGCAGTTGATTTCTGCGTGAAGTTTTGGAACAAAATATTCATTCCGGTTGTTGTTTCTATATTTGTTGTAATAATACTGTATTGGATGTGTTTTCTCTGAATTACAACCAATTCCAACTATCTTTCCTTTATACACAGCAATACATCCAACATGTTCTCTATGGTAGTCTGACTGCAAAGCAATCTGCCTTGCTCTAGCAAACAATCTTTCGTCTGATTTAGAAATCATTTACACTGACGCTCTCTAGCTCTTTTTGTATCAAGATATAATTTTCGCTCTCTATATAAATCTGTCATAATTTTATCTGCTACAACAGAACCTTTGTTTATTCCGAATGATACAGGATTGCATGTACAAAAATCAGATTCGTACAATGCACCACCATAATGTCTGTGGAATTCATCTCTTGATGGAATACGAAGTGTGCTATGGTTCTTTGATTTTGTTTCTGTTTCTACTGTTGTCATTTATTCGTCTCCTTTTATTTAAGTAGTTCATCTCGAATCATCCTTTCTATTGATGTGAGATTAGTTGATAGGTTTCTTATAATTTATTATTCTCCATTCTACATTGCAGACTTATCAGGTTTAATTGTCTCTTTTATTGCATATACAAATGGACTTATTTTCAGTTCTGTTGCATTGTTTGAAAGAATAGAAGAGATGTATAATTCTTTTTCTGCTCTTGTAATACCAACATAAAATAACTTTTTCTCATCATTTAAATCTTTACTTTTATTATGAGGAAGAAGTCCATCGCTACATCCAATAATAAATACAACCGGATATTCCAATCCTTTTGATTTATGAATAGTGAGAAGTTGTACTTTATTTTCATTGTCTACCTGCAAGTCTTTTGTAATATCATCTAAGTACATAATGAACTTATTTAGATCAGTATATTTCTTTGCAATATTTTCAAAAGCATTCATATTTTCGATCTGTTCAACATAACTTCCATCATCAGCCTGTTTTCCTTTTGTTACAAACTCGTCAATATTTAATCTGACTCTCAAATAAGAAATCATGTCTCCAATAGAAGAAAATCTTTTATTCTGAAGATAATTAATCACTTCATAAATTTCGTCAATACCATTCTTAAATCTCCAATTTCTACGGTCAATTGACATCATAGAACTGTAAAATGAAACATTCCTTCTTTTACTATTGTTTTCTACTTCTTGCAGAAATTTTCTATCTAACCATCTATTCGGTTTATTATATAAATACCTAAAAGATTCATTATCATTTTCATAAAGTGCAAGTTTTAGATATGAGATTAGCAGCTTTATTTCTGGGAGATCGGTAAACAAACTTCCGTTTACAATACTGAATGGGATTAATTTTTCATGGAAAGTTGACTGTATTTTTGTCAACTGTGCATTTGTCCTTGCGAGAATTGCAATATCTTTATATTTATATTCTTTAACAAGTACATTAATCTTATCTGCAATTTTATCTGCTTCTTCCCATTCGTCTTTGTAAATGGCAAATTCTGGCTTTTTAAATGCATTGTTATTTGCAATACTTTCCCTGTAATTCTTGTGCTTAGAATCAGGAATGGTATTTGCAAACACATTTGCAGTTTTAATAATATCTTCGCTGCAACGATAGTTTTTATTCAAGTGTGCAATCTTTGCATTTGAATAATCTTTTTCAAAATCAAGAATATATTTGCTATTACCACCACGGAATGAATAGATAGCCTGTAATGGATCTCCAACTATCATTGTGTTTTTGGTATTCAATTTCTTTAATAAAAGGGATTGTGATTTTGAAATGTCCTGGAACTCATCAGATAAAACATATTTGAAACAATTGCTGTAATAGTTATAAGTGTTTTCATCTTCGTCTAATGCTTCATTTGCAAGATTGAGAAAATCATCAAACTCTATATATCTATTCTCTTCCTTGAATTTCTCATAACTGACAAATATTTCTTTCATATTATTCTTACTAAATGGATCATCATCTGAATAGATAAGCTCATCCGTTGTACTCAGCATTGCATTTTTCTGCTTTCCAATAAACCTTAAGATATCATTGTATGGAACATCATCTTTACTACATAAGTTCATTCTGTCATAACAGATTGTCTGCATAATCTTTTCTTTTTCCCACTGTAATGTCCATACTTTAAAATATCCTACTCCATATTTTGTACCAATAATCTTAAGAGCGAGAGAGTGAAAAGTTTCAATGTTTACTCCGTTTACATTCAATTCTTTTAGCTTGTCTTGAATATTTTCTTTTGCCTTTTTACTAAATGTAACAGCAAGTATGTCCTGTGGTGCAATAGAATGGTTCTTTACCATATTTTCAATTCGCTTTGTTAATACTGTTGTTTTTCCAGAACCAGCAGATGCTATGACACCAATGTTTCCGTCAATTGTATTTATGATTTCTAACTGTGCTTCACTATAATTCATTTATTATTGTCCTTTCTTCTTTGCGTTTACTTTAAGATTATAATTGTCTTCAATAGGTTTTTCTCTGATTCTACTTCCAAGGTATTCAGTTTTATTATCAACTGTAATTTCGCATAAGTTTTCAAATGAGAGAAGATAGTCACTTTTATTAAGAAGATATTTTGTTTTATTTTTATCAAATCTGATACCTGCGTTTTCAACAATCATGTCAGAAAACTCTTTATTGAAACTATCAACAAGTTTCTCTCTATCATATTCTCCAAAGTGTTCTAGTAAAGATTTGCATTTGTCGAGATGAACATAATATGCTTCGTATGTACTATAGAAGTATTTGATTTTCTTTTTATATAATTCTCTTTTCAAAACTTCCTGGAAATATTTTGCTTTTGAGCTGTAATATCTTTCACCTGCATTTTCTATATTTGCTTCTTTGTCTGCAATAGAAACACATTGAGCATAGTAATCCATGTCTTCTTTCGTGGCTTGTCTTGATGTAAGTGTTACATTAACCTCTACATTTCCATCTTGATCAATAATTGACTTACCATCTGTTTCTTCTATGTTTATACGATCAACTTGTCTCCAAATGATTAAGCCAGCAGATTTAAGATAGTCTAGGGCATTTTCTATGTACCAATTAATCATGTGATCAGCTTTGTCGTAGAATTCATTAATCTCATTCATACTGATTTGAAATTCCTTGCTGCTATCTTCACGGTTATACTTTAAAAGATTATAATTTTTATTTACCATGTTAATCTCTCTAGCCCATTTACCAACCGTAATGTCAATACTGTTATTTTGATCATGACCGTTGATTAGGTCTGAAAGTATAAGTGGTACTATGTATCTGTATAGTGATTTATTCATCTTGTTAAAGTTTGATGGAAGAGGATGCTCGTAGACTTCTGTAATTTCATAGATACGTCTTCCATCAACTTTCTCTCTTTCTTCTATGGAACAGTATTTGTTTACTTTCTTAAACAATGCACTCTTATATGAACTAACAAATTTACCATTCTTCTTGTAAGATTTCTTTTGAGTGTCACTTCCAAATAAGTTGACTAATTCTCGTTCTGTAATTCTTCCTGTCTTAATTTTCTTAATATCCATACATACTCCTTTCTGGAATCATTAATAAGTTTCACAATATATATTCTCCAAAGTGGATAAAACCCTTAAAAAATAAGTAAAATATGGCACAAAAAAAATACTGCAAACTATCACTATAATATATATATATAGTGAGAAATCGCAGTATTTTTTTAGAGTCGTTTTTTCCTTTAATTACTGACGATTTTTAAGTTTTTAGTTGCAAGGTTTTAAAAAATCATTCAGTTTCTCACAATATAATATATATATAGTGATAGTTTGGATGATTTTTTTATTCATCATTAAAAAACCACTAGAAAATAAATATATTCATTTTTGGAATGTTGCTTGTCAACATGACAAAAATTAGATATGAGCAACTTGTTGCGAATATCTATAACGCCGTAGGCAATTACATCACTCTTTAGTATTCTTTTAATTTTCCTCCACAATTAGGGCAGTAGTTAATATATTCTGTTTTACAATCCTCTGGCTTAAGAATTAATAGATATGCCTTATTCCATTTATTATTATTTACATGACTACATCTGATCAGTGTGTTTCCTGAACGTGTTGTATGTTTCATACACATAATTTTTTTCATCTCCTTTGTATTTCTATTCTCTGTTTGTGTTAAATATTGTTTTTCATTTTTGTTCTCTTAATTTGTTTCGTTGTAATTAGTTTTATCTTCTTATTTTTGTTGATGTGATGGATGATATTGGATTCATATACTTATTCTCTCATTGATAAAAATATTTTTGCATTTTTATATAAGTGATACTTTGATATGAGAGAAGCGTTTCTACAAGATTTTAATTACCCCTCTCCTGGCAGGCGTATATCATAGATTTTTGATAGGGCGATTTGATGGGCAATTGATATGAATATTGAGTAGATTTCTATTTTTGTGTGCTTTGTGTAAAGTTGGTAGTGTATGAGATTAGGAACGAAAAATGATGTGTTTTTATTTAATTAAACCATCAGTTTGAAATTAGTGCTTATTTTTGTGCATAAAAATAGACAGGAAATTAATCCTGTCTTAAAGTTATTCATTTTCTGCTTCATTGGAATCATCTATGAATTCTTGATCATAAGACGAGTTATCAATTATATGATCAGCCATTAACCAATTAGATTCTGGTCTTGCAATTAATCTTGCATCTATATAAGCCATTTCCATAGAGAGACATGTTGTTGCTAAATAATTTCCATTTTTTTGTTGATCCAAAACCAGTGCAACATCTGGATTTTCATTTTTACCAAAACATAACGGAACAAGTAGTTGAATTTTATTTTTGTAATAATGAGGAACAGCTAATTTGTAATTTGCTTTAATTTTTTCAATTGCTTTTCCAATAACTCCATTTAATGTTTCTAGTGGTATGTCACTATTCTTTATAGAATCTGGAAGTCTTTTATTTGTATTTAAATCATCTAAAATGTGTCTATTATTAACAATCACTTCATTATGCCAATTAAATATCAACCTGTTTGGGTCTGAAAAATAATCAGCTCTTTCTGGTGAATTAGTTTCTAAATCAAGTTTTCCTAATTCATATTCGTCTTTGAATCCTTTAAAAAACCATTTCTGTGAAGCATTTTCACCAGAAGCTTTTAAATTAATTTCACCATATACATAAATTGGTTTATAGTAGTGAGAAAACAATCCAGTATTAAATACGCAATATTCATCTGTTTCAATTACTTTATTTTCTTCTTGTAGCTTTTTAAAAGTATAATTTAAATAATTTTTTAATATTGAGTAGTCATCTTTCCCTTCGAAACTCCATTTTTCCGCTAATGCTTTTTCAGCTAAACTTTTAATCTGTGCATTGTAATCTCCCCAATACATATAATCATAAATACTCACAGCTAAATCCTCCTTTTGTGCGAGATTGTTTGTTATATTTATTTTATCATTATTACCTAAATGAGTAAATGATTCTTTTGGATGATATTCTTTGTAATTATCATAATCATAATCTATATACCATTTTTCTTCTTTTGGCATTTCTATAGACCAACCATCATCATCTAAAACTACATTGTGCGATCCAATTGCAATTAACATTGCCTGATATTTGTTTTCAGCTTCAATAATTGCAAGATGATGTTTTTCTTTGTGATTCTTATAATTCCACATTGGTACTAAATATTTCATAAATTCTCTCCTTAAATTTTGTATTGATTTCTATTTTGATATAACATTACATTTTTAAACAGGCGATTTGATGACTTATTGATGAACAAAATGAGCTAGAATCAATTTTAATACCTTGAATGGTAAATCGTGCCTTTTTGACACTTAAACAGAATTTGGTCTGATTTTATTTAAATAAGTATAGTAATCGTCTGAAGTGTATATTTTCTAGGCTTTTCTACAATTCAAATGTTTTATTCATGATGGTGTTGAATGGATCTTCTGCATAGAGTTCTCTTGCTGCTTGCATGAACTTTTGCACTCCATAACCATAATCTTCCATAGGATTGTTTAAGACTGACTTGATGATATTTATGTCTAATTCTTCTGTGTTTAGACGATTACAAGGTGAACCAATTCCATTTTTATTACAAAATCCTTTTACTTTACCTGTGCCACGTAAGGAGAGTAGTGATAGTGCTTTTAACCCGTACATGAGATTGAGATGGATTGTGATAGGTTTATTTCTATATGGAACGTTGATTGAATCGTGTAATACCTGCTGTGTTTCCGTATGAATATAAATGTCACCTGCTATGGTTTTATAGATGTCAAATACTCCATGCTGCGAATAGATACAAGCGTTGGCTAAAAGGATGTTTAATAGATATGGATCTGTTTCTAATTGATAATGGTTGTAGGATTCTTGTGTATATTGACAATCTGGTATGTCTCCATAGCGTACTTGCTGGATGTTTCCTGAAGGATGATTTGACCAGAATGGGAATTGAGTTAAGATTTCTTCATTTGTTAAACGCATAGTTTTTGTCTCCTTATTTTTTGATTTGTGGGATATATTATTATTCTCTGTTGAAGGTTTAAAAATTAAAAGAGTTGAATGGTTATTTTTTTGACGTAAAAATAGTACATCGTAAAAATGCCTTTATATAAGGAAGAAAATTAGGATGAAAGAGTGAATTTGTGAAAATTTTTAGTTGAATTTTGTGTGAGAGAGGGCGGAAAAGTGTTGTGAAATAAGGTCTTTAGCGATATGGGGTTCGATAAGGGGTGGAATTTTAGTGAAGTGCGATTTTCGTTGAAAAATAAGGGGAAATTGAGGATTTGTGGAGATAGGTGAAATTTTGTGATTTTGGGGTGAAATTTTAGAAGTGGGAGAGGATTTTTTTGAGTTGGTGTGTGGAAAGACCGCATAGTTAGTCTTGACTAATTTGAGTTAGTCTTTCTAATTTTAACTACCCTCCGTTAGGCAGAAAAGCCTTAAAAAAGCGTACTTTTGTTATTTTTACGCTTTTTTCAGACAATGAAATTCAAATTTTATCTACTATATAAAGCAAAAATGAGACTTCTTTTTTTTAACATTATGTCTATTTTTAGAAAATGTATTTATATATAGGCATTTTTGTTTATTTTATCGTTTTTTAGACACTTTTATATTAATATGTCTATTATCATATAAAAACTACATACCTAGTTCATTACTATACAAAAAATATATATCTGTCCATTTCTCGACACGCTGTCTATATATTTCAGATCTGATTCCATACCACCAAGTTAGCTACAACTAACTACCATCATTCCAATTTTCATTTTTTTGCATATAATAGGAAGAAACACGTTTTTGGAAAAAAATTAAAAAAGTGCTTGACGTTTTTCAAGTTATGCAATATAATAGCAAATGTCAAGAGGACAACGTTTCTCAAGCACTTGACAAGTTAATAATGTTTTTTGTTTTTATACTATTTCTATTTTCAGTATGATTAACGGTGGTCGGACACATGAGAAAATAGCAGTTGACAAACATCAAACGTTATGATATACTTGAAACAAGTCAAGAGGACAACAACCACTTGACAAAACAATTAAATAAATCCCTCCTTAATAAAGGCGGTTAGCACGTTAAAAAGTTTGTACGTGATTAAAACTTTTCCGCTAATATTAAGGAAGGAGGGGGCTAAGATGAAGGGCTACCTTACATCTTATGGCTATATGGGATTTCTTCCCTGGGCGAACAGGTACCAACTGTTTGACACCGAGAGAGAGTATATTTCCTTATACAAGGAATATATGCGTTAATCTCATATAGCAAGTGCGACTATTGCTAGTCTAGCACACCACAAGTCTATTCTAGCATAAGTCGTGCAAAAATTCCACAACAAAATAAACAGTTCTTGTATGAAATAGGTACAGTGTGTTTCCTAGAAACATTCCTAAAGACTGTGAATTGCAAGGGCTGCTAGAGATTTCCTATATCTTTATCTAGGTTTTGCTCTATACAAACTTAATAATAGGCGCATAGGCTCGTCTGCCTGAAAACGAGTTAGTCCCTCAGCTTATTACTTTGGGGGCGTGGCAAGTCATGTTTTTTGACTTGTAACAGGGTTACTCCCTTTAGGTAGAGAGGAAAGCTTTTCAGTCTATATTCTAGGCAGTGGGCGTTTACAAAGTAAGTACACCACCAAAAATAAACAGTACAGCTAATTTAAAAAAGCTGTCTCGATTGAGTTCAATAACCAAACTTATCAATCGAGAAATACATAAAGGCATGAGTATTGCGTAAAGTGGCAGAGAGTAGGGTAACACCTGCTCTTCTTAGTGTTGGGTAAAACCAACTCACATGACCGCTATGTTTACGCTCATGTATTCAGAGTTATACATAGTTCAAAGGGTAGAACAACTAGATCTCAACGCTACCAGTCTACCCTTTTATAGTGTGTATAACACGCTACAACCATTAAATTATCAAGAAAATCACGCTCAAAGCGTGTCGGTGGAGATAGTATCAAGAGCCGTAGGAGACATTATGATGAACCTTAATATTAACTTTTTAAACAAAAACGCTACACTTGAGCAGACAGAAGACTTCATGACAGCAATCACACACGAAGAGTCTGAAATGAGAATTCAGCTTCTTAAAGAGGATATTGCACGGATTAAAACCCGTATTTCTAATCTTGAGAAGAATGAGGATAAAACCCCAGAGCAGAAAGAAGTAGAAACAGAGGCTCTTTCTGTGCAGTTGAAAGAAACTGAATTAACACTTGAGGAAGCAGAAGAAGACTCTGCGGAGACATTGGAAACATACAACAGCGTTATCTCTGTAATGACAGAGGAGAATCATGACCATTTCAAGAACAATGCAGATGTTGTACGGACTGTCTTTAGAGTCCTTGCGACCTGGAATAATTCCAAGCTCGTGAAGTATGCTATTATTCCGGCATTTCAGAGTCCGGCACTTTATAAAGCTCTTGAGGCTATTCATATAAACTCGAAAGCCGGAGAGGATGGTCAAATTGTAATGTCCAAAGAAGTTAAAGAGGCATATAAATCAGCCTCTAAAGAACTTGAGACTGTTATTAAGACAACATTCTCTTTGCCTTTTGAAACTCCATACACAGACAAAACTCGTGTAAAACTCACGGCAGACGACAAGAAACTTTTGCATGATAGCTATGTGAAAGGGTTCAGAAACAAATTTAGAATGGACGAGAAAACAGGCGAGGTGAATTTTGAAACTCGTCAGATTAACACGCTTGTAAAAGCGAAAAAGAACAAGAAAACAGGCAAAACGGAATACGACTATTCCGCACTTGCAAGCGTTATTTGTAACATTGTAATCAAGCACTATTTCAAATAGAAATGCAAATCAAAATAGGTAGTATGAAAGGCAGAGCGAAAGTTCTGCCTTTTTCTAGTGCTTATTTTTTTGCTTTCAGAAAGGGGAAAAATCATGAAAATTATGGTAATTGAACAGAATAGTAAATATAAAAATCACAGCATTCCAGTAGGTTCAATCCTTCTTCAAACAGAAAACGGAATCGTTTATGTGTGCGAAAACTTTCACAAAGAAAAAGATGACTTTGTTCGTGTTTGGATCTGGAATAAAGAACAGTGGTGCTACGTTTTAGCAAACAATAATTATACAGATTCTATGCGTAAATTTTATTATGAAGAATTACGAAAGAGAAAACGCAAATCAAAATATGTAGATTATATAAAAATGATGAAACATGACCGAAGACATAAAGGCGGTGGAAGTGGTCAAAGATTAGGATTCACCGGAACTGTAACGGAATACGAATGCACGAAAAATCCGTTTCACGATTTCAGAAGAAGTATGTATGTTCAGTGGAACTGAAAGAGATAGACATTAAAAGAACCTGAAAGCGAAAAAGTTCTAATCCGTTTGACAGAATTAAACTATGCAATCGCAGAGTAAATTTAAATATAAAATGATTGTAAAAAGTCAAACGATATACTATAATAAAAAGGAAAGGAGATCTTAACAATGATAGTATATTATAAATTAGACAAATTGCTTGAAAGCAGAGGAATTACAAAACGCAAATTATGTGCTGATACTGGACTCAGCACAAACATTGTATCAAAGATTGCAAAAAACGAAGGTTTCAAAACGGAAACCATAAATCGACTTTGCGAATACTTAGAAGTTCAGCCAAGTGAAATTATGGAATGGATACCAGATGCGGAATATAACGCAAACACAAAAAAAAGGGAAGAACTAGAAGCTCAAATAGCTGAACTACAAGAGAAACTGAAAAACATATAATACCATATAACCATTAGATAAGCACCCAAACCATAGGGTGCTATTTTTATACCAATTTTTACAAAGCAAACGCAAAACAGGATGACAACGGTAACAAAAACAGCCAACGGAAATGAGGCTGTTATTTTTATGCAAAAAAAACAAAAAAGAAGACAAGGAGAATATTATGAAAAAGAAAATTGCAGAATTATATTACACCACATTCAGAAATCATTTGTCCAAGGAAGAGAAAGCAGAAGTAAAGTTTATGCTTTCAATCTTCAAAGACAAACGGATTACACACTGTCCATATATAACGGGCAGTGAAAAAGTCCGTGACACCGCCTTTGATCTGGGCTATCAGGTCACAACAAAAAGAAACAATCTCGGGTACTATGAAGTATATCCGAACACAGTATTTTAGGAAGGGAGAACAGCATTATGGAAAGTCTGACACTCATTTATTCACGGGCAAAAACGCCTAAACATCCACAAAAACGGAGATCTGAGCAGTATTATCTCCGCAAGGCAGCAAGAGAAATGATTAAGTACTTCTTAATCTTTCTCTTGTTCATTATGTTGTATATTGTATTGCTGATTCTACTTTCAGCATTCAATGTGCTGTAAACAGAACTGATAAAATAAAAAACAAAACATAAGATTCAAAGGGAACTGTGCAAATTCTCCCAACGCAAAGGCACAGAGAAAAGGAGATATTATGAAGAAAATGAAAAAGGTGTTCTGGTTCAGCAGACATGAAATGACAGAAGAACAGAGAGCAGCACTTGGAGACTGCGAAATTATCCAGTGCAATAAGTCTATTAACACTGCATATGATGTGCAGGAAGAGGCAAGGGAATGCGACATTTTAGCCATTGTCGCACCAATCAATTTACAGCAGCAGTTTTTAAAGATTGCGGAAGGCAGACCTGTAATTATGGCTGTCAACGATCGTGTATTAATCCCACAGGAAAACGGGAGCGAAGATAAAGTTGCTTTTAAGTTTGTAAAGTGGGAGCAGTTAATTAAGATTGAAGTCATAAAAAAGGACTTTGAGATTTAAAAGGAAAAGGAGATAGATTTGAACGTGCAAGGAGTGATGAAGAAGAGAAAATGGAAATTGATAAAATTGCAAATGCTATAAAAACTGCATCAAGTGAAGAGAGCACATTTTTTAATGATACTGTAACTGCATTATTAGAAGCCGTTAAAATTGAAAAAGGAAATGTAAAACTCACAGAAAGAAAAGGAATGCCAGCCCCTACTTATTATGTGGCAAAAAACGATACGGAGGATGAAATGAAAAGCGAAAATAAAAATAATCCCCGTGGTAGTTCTTGGAGTGACCTTGAAAAAGAATTATTCACACAAGAAGAAATAACAGAAAGTAATGCTCGTGTTGCAGCAATTAATGAAGCAATAAAAGCAAAAGAGAAAACTAAATAACTGAATCCAATAACACCTTACACAACGTAGGGTGTTATTTTTATGCAGAAAATTCTGCAAGAGAAACACAAAACAAAAATAAAAAAGAAAGAAGAGGTAGATCTTATGTGTAAAATCAACGGAAAGAAACTGGAAGAGGCAAGAACAAATGCAGGAATGACCCAAAGAGAATTGGCTGAATTATCAGGAGTTTCACAGAATGCGATTAGTCATTATGAAAATGGAAAGACAAGCCCATCTGATGAGACTGTAGAACGGATTTGCATGATCTTAAAGGTTTCTAAGGATTCAATAGAAATCAAAAATGTAGGTTATGACTTCCTGAATGGTGAGGGAAATACAACTGCAAGAGTAAGAAAGGAAAAAGGATTTCGGCGGTATATGTCTCCGATTGAAACAGAAAAATGGATTGAAAGTAGAAGAGATTCAGAAAAAGAGTCAACGGAAATTGCAAATGCTTTGAACAGTGCAATTACTTTCGGATCAAAGAAATATATCATTATTGATCCAACATATATTCATGTTCCGGTATGGCAGAGACATACAGATATAGCGAAAGCAACGGAAATTGCGGAGAACTATGAAGAACGCAAATTCGACCCAGTAAAAGCTTATATTTCAGATGGCAAATTAATGGGAACGGACGGAATGCATAGAACAGTTGCCCGGATTAAGAGAAACGAAAGTCTGAAAGAAAAAGGAATGCCAACGGAAAAAGTCCTTGTAGAAATCTTAAACTGCACAGAAGAAGAGGCAATTAATACTTTTCTTGGTCAGCAGTCAGGAAGAAAAACTATGACAATCGGAGATACATACAGAGCTGCGATTAAAGCAGGACTTCCGGAATATATAAAATTCAAACAGATTTTTGAAGATAATCGGATTCAGATTTCGGAGGAATTAACGGAAATCAAAAATCCTATTGGTGTAGTAAGACCATCAGGAACCATGTTAAGGCTTTCAAACAGAAAAGAGGAGGTTTTAAAAGAAGCATTGAATCTTATTAAAGATCTTAATTGGTGTGGATCGACAAGCAAAAACGCTTACACACTTAGGAACGTAAACGTACTGATCAGAATGATCACAGTTTATGGTTCGGATGTAAAAGCGAAACTGTTAAAGCATTGTAGCGGTGCAGTTTATTTTGAAAGTAGCGTTGCACCGATTAAGAGCAATGCAGAATTGTACGATTTCCTTATAAGCGAAATTAACAAGAAATAATACATACATAATAGTTAGACAGTGCAGACAAGAGAATAAAATCTTGTCTGTATTAATGTAACTATTAGTTGCAAATTCAAAAACAGAAAGGTAGGTAGATACAATAATGAGACAGACAAAGAACACAAGACATTTTGTGAAACGGTTAGAAAAGAACGGGTATAGATATGACCGTTCAAACGGTTCACACAGAATCTATGTGAACGCAAGCGGTGAAATCATCAGCGTTCCTAGATCTGGAAATAAGATGGTGTTAAAAAGAGAAGCGAAAAAGCACTGCTTAAGATAGCAAAAGGAAAGTATTGAAGGGAGAATGAAAAATGTTAAAAGTAAATAACAAAATTATAGTTCATATCTTTGGAACTGACGGAAAAGAAATTAAAACACTAGATTCCAATACTGCATATACAGTATGCGAAAAAAATGGAAAGCTTGGAATCAATTACAATACAGAACGGAAACAGACAACTTCTGACGGAGATGTGTTTGTTCCGTTTGAATCATTCTCATATACAGTTGTATTTGAAAATGTAGAAAATGGAAAGAAGTATTATTGGAGCAACGCAGAGAATGCGATCGTAGAAAAGGAGGTGTAATTATGGCTTGGTTATATGATCCTAAGACAGATGAGCGGAACGGAAAAGAATTTGAGTACAATCTGCCAATTCATGAGAATGACACATTATTATATGGATTCTCATATAGAGAAGTTATGGATGTTATGATTGCAAATTATGGACATGACATCACAGAAAAGCAGTTTGATAAAACACTTAAAGAATTGCTCAATGAGAGCGTCGAAAACATGAAAGAAAAATTAATGTTGTGCAAGGCAAACATGCTGAAAGAAATCAGAAAGGAACGGTAATAATATGATACGAGCAGAATTTGAACGGAAATCATTCCCGGAAGTGATGATGCAGCTTAATGAAGAGTTTGATGAAATAACAACCCTTGAGACTCTGCGAGAATACGCAAAACGGCAGATAGAAGAGGGTAGATATTTTATTGCAAAGAACATCATTGATGCTCTAAATAACGGAAATGAAGAAGAATGGTGGGATTATGATTTCTGTCTCGGAACATTGGACAAACCAACTCCGATTATAGAAAAGAAAGACGTTGAACACTTGATTGAAAATTAGAAAGGCAGGTAGATGGAATATGTTAAGAGTAAAATACATTGGATTTGGCGGAGTCTTTATTGAATATCCGTGTTATGAAGATGAAAAAGGGAAAATTTATTTTGACTTAAATGATGGTCGAAACAGATTAGATCTTCATACAGGAGCTTACAGAGATGAATGTGATGAAATCTGTGGAGAACCTTGCAAGAGAATTACAGAAGAAATCGAATGTGAAAATCCATTTGTCCGTCATCCAAGAGAATTTGATTATATGCTTTTGGGTAGAATGAGATCCGATTGCAATTATTTTCTTGAAAATGGGAATGGATATGAAGGACATCTTTGGGGAGGAAGTGTAGAAAAAATTTGTGACGAAATGGAAAACATCTGGAACTCATTTGCCGAAGACGAAAAGCCGGAATGGTTGACAATGGAACAAATTAAAGACTATAGAAAAAGAATGATGGAAGCGAGGAGATAATTATGTTACCACAGATTAATTATGACAGAAAGTTTCTTGCAAAGTTAAAAAGCAATTACTTTAACGCAAAGGCATTGTATGAAACAGTCAAAGAAAATGCAGAAGAAATTGAAAGAAAGATTCTTGCAGAAAATGAGTTCTATGAGACAGAAGAAGTTGCAGAAATGATAGGGAAAAGAGGTGGAGATGGAAAGCGAAAACGGATTTTTGAGCCAAGCATGACTTATATGATGGATTTAGATAATGAGTTACCAAGATTCATCGACTTATGTTATCCGGAATATGTTAAGGCAGGAATTGCAGATCCAAGAGGAAAGGGATATTGTCCTGATGCACAGTCAAGAGAATTGCTACTTGAAACAACAAAACAGCTTGTAGAATATGGGATTGAAATTATCCCAGACGAGTTTGAAGAAAAGGAGACATTACGTAAAGCGTCTCAGTATATCAAATGGAGAGATAAAATACTTGATTTGGTATTAAGTTTAGAAAGTGATGAGGTGGAAAGTTATGCAGATTATTGATAAAGCAACTACACCAGACGGAATAGAAATTGAACTTAGAGATTTGAGCGGAGAACACAAGTTGCCAGACTATAACGGAATGGTAATTATTTTCCGTACAATCGCAAAGAAAACATTTCCACCAAATAAAGGATGGTATGCACAGAAAGGAAAAGAATTTCATTCTTGTATCTGTTGCTATAAAAATCATACATCAGATATGTTAAAGGCAGATTATGAAGAACTTAAAAATGGTACAAAAACTATTGCAGATTTGAAATCGTATTTCTGGAATAGGTACAGAGATTGTTATGTACTTGGATTGGAAGGGAGTGAAAATTATGCAGAAAACATTAATGGAAATGCTAATTGAAGCTGGTTATCCAAAAGAAGAAATGGATCATCATTGTTCTGATTTGTATGTATATGTAACACCGCTTACAACAAAGGTAATTGAAGAATGGTGTAAGGCACATGATTACAGAATGGCTTGGCATTGTCCTACATTTAAAGACCAGATAACAGGCAAAATTATGTATGATTGTGCATTTCAGTGGTATGAAAATTAGCAGAGCAGATAGGAGCGTGATTATATGGCATATTACAGTAGCCCACGAAAATATGAAAACGCAACTGGTAAAAGATTTACAGATAAATGCCCATGCATTCATAAAACAGGAAGTGTTAAAGGTATGGTTAAATTAGGCTTTTGGGACAAAGATAGCGATAAGGTAAGACACGGAAACTGGATTTATCAACAACCATAAGTCAAAAGAAATTGTAATTTAAAAGGGAGAATACATCATGTGGATATTTGAAGCAACGTATGAAAATATGGATCTCGATAGTTCTATTAAATCAGTAAGAAGAAAAATAGAATTTGATGGTGATAATTTCTTTGACACAGGAGATGAATGTTATTTGTATGCTATGCAAAAAGCATTAGAAATGAAACAGAAAAATGAATGTTTAGGCTGTTTGGAATTTATAGCATGTTAGAAGGGAGAAATAATTAACCATGTTTCAATGTTATTATAATGAAATTATTATATTTAATGACAGGAAATATATTGGGAAACGCATAGATACAGAGCATTTTGAAACGGAAACAGATGCAGAACAGTATTGTATAAGAAATGTAGGAATACAAGAATATCCAGATGGAAGTTATACAGAATGCGAAATGAAATATGAGGAGGTTGACAATGAAGAAAAATAAACCACGGTGGAAAAATCTTGATATGTGGGAACGGTTAGCAAGAAGATGCAAACAGAGTGGATGCTCTGAAGATACTGTCGAACATATTAGAGAGCATGGAAAACAGAGAAAAATCGAAAAAAATAGTAAATGAAATATTAGTTTCAATTTAAGAAAGGATGGTTGATTTATATGTTAAAGGCAATAAATATTAAATGGGATACAGATGGAGACAAGGATGTATACAATGAACTCCCAACAGAACTTATTGTTCCTGATGAATTTGAGGAAATGTATAAAGAAGACGAAGAATATGCACTTGATGAGATTTCAGATTGGTTATCAGATGAAACAGGATTTTGTCATGCAGGATTTGAGATTGAAAAGGTAATTACAAAAGAATCTGTTGAGAATGATTTATATGATTTCTTTAATGACAAAATGGAAACTGGAGATGCACCTGAAATTGAAAGTGTGTGGAAACAATACGATCCTACAAACGGTAATATTATTACTATTGATTGTGTAGGTGGAAAGCAGATCAGATTGATTATTCAAGTAGATTAAGGAACGATGAGAAATGTTAAAAATTAAGTTCAAATACAGAGATGAAATGAGCAACTGGAAATGGAGAACGTAAAGCTGTGTGGTTGAATCCGTAGAAGAATGTAAGAGAATTTATGGTCTTGGAATTGATTGTGACTATGAAATTCTTGAAGTAACAGAAACTAAATAAAGAGAATAATAAGACAGATGCAGAAATGTATCTGTCTTATTTATTAGAAAGGAGATTAAAAATGGGACTTATATATTTGAAAAATGAAGAGAAGCGGATTTATGAAGCATATGGGATGATTGTGTATGGAATACAAGATAGATACATATGGAGTATTTACACAGATAGACCGGATGAAAATGTATATACATCATTACGGATTGAAAGAGATGAAAAGAACATTTTAGACGTTCATCTTGGAAATTTGTGTATTTTTGAAGAGAATTTTAATAGAACGATTGATAACTTTTTATGGTGGATTGATAAAGATAATCCAAATTCCTACGACATTAGACATGCTGTGTTTAAAAGTCTGACGAAAACGGATTCATTATTCAATCATCTGATTGGAAATCGTAAGCGAAAAGAACAGGCAGAAGCTAATGAAAAGGCAAGAGTTGCAGCAATAAGAGAAGAGGAACAGAGACAGATCGACTTGATCAAGCAGTATTGCGAAAAGGAAAATCTTTTATTCAAACAGTATTATGAGAAAGCTTATCTGATTAAGTTGTATAACGAAAATGTAAAACAGATGATTGAAAATGCAGACAACAAGCAGTTTGAAGGATTGAGAGATTTTATGAATGAACATCCTGACAATACAGATGCAGTGATTGTAATGAATGGAAATATTGAAGATATAGCAAGGCAGATAGCGTAGGAGGTTGATTGATATGAGAGATAACATTAAAGAGATTAGTAAGGCAGAATTTGTTAGAAAAATTACAAGTGGTAAGTCATTATTCATTGGGATTAGCCCTGCTATGGATGATGGAGAAATTGGTGCTGTAAGACAGAGAAGGCTTGAAAATTATAAATCACATGCAAGAACATGTGTGGCAAAATCAAATAATCATTTAGTATTTGATGGAGATAGTCATTTGGAACTCAAAGATGTAAAACCACATACCTTTATAAAGTGCTATGCAACAGATGACAATATCCTAGTTGTAGAACAAAAATGGCTTGATATTGATTGGAATGGAAATGTGGATGATACAAGATACAAATATTTGTATTACACAATGGAGGAATAGTTATGATAATTGAAAAATTATCTGGCGATTTTATCAGAGGATATACTAAGGCAATTCAAGATATTTCTGAAGTGTTTGACTATGTTAACAATGATTTGAAATGTCATAAAAAACGACTGAATGACAAGTTAGCAAAAGAATTGCTCAAATGTATATTAGAAAATCGTGAAAATATAAGAGAAGATAAAAATGGATTTATTAGATGGAATTGTGTAACAAATAAATTTGAGTGGTTTAAAAGGAGCGAGTGAATATGACATATAAATTTGCTTTTGAAAAGAGAGATTATGCGAGAATTGATAAACTTACAAATGCTGAAACATTTTATGATGAAGCTCGTAAACTTGTTAAGAATGTAAAGAGTGACCACGGAATTAAAAGCTGGCAAGTTTTGGCAGATCAGAGATATGCAGAACTTATTACAGGTTGCGAAGATGTTAGAAGAAATATTGATTATGTGGATGGAAAATTTCACGAAAGATATTTTGATACAAATGGAAATGAAGTATTTGTGACAGCATAAAGGAGTGATGTAAATGGAAGGCAACTATATTATAGTTGATTTTAATGGCACAACTCATGTATTAATATTGACAAAGACAAAAGAACTTTTGGGAAAGGTAAAACCAAAGGGTTGTCCATTCTGTAATTATTCGATGTTTAACTTATTAAGTGATTGGATACAGATGTACTCATGGCAAATGGAAAGAAATAAAAGAATTCCACTTGTAGAATTTGTAAAAGAAATAAGAACAGACGGAAAACAGATTTATAAGGATTCAATGATAAATATTTTGGAATTATAGATTGTATAACATCTAATGAAAGAACGATTTCAAGAACGGAAGATAGAGAAATATATAAATAGAAAGGAATAAAAATATGGAAGAAAAAGATATGAGAATTTGTCCAGTGTGCGGAAAAGAAGTAGAAAGGAATGATATGAGTTTTACAAGAGACTGTCACGGGATTACTTTTAGATTGGTGTGCTATGGTTGTTGGGAGAAATTAATGGAAAAAGGATATGATGGTCAATATTATAGTGAAGCAGACGAATGTATTGATGAAGACTATTAGAAGGTGAAAAATATGATTAGTACATTGGAAAGAGAAAATAGCATTGATGGAATGTTATTCGGGAAAATGAAAGAACTTCCGAACTGGTATGGAATTGATGGCATCGGATTTACATGGCATGGCGAATGGAGTGATCCTGAAATTGAATATAAAGGAAAGCGAATCAACGCAAATATCATTGAAGATTCAATGTGGGATCGTTGGATTCGTGATGATGACGGAAAATTAATTGACGGAAGAGAAAACGATGATGATGGATTTACACAGTTTATGTTAGATAACAAGGATGAAGTTTATGAATTAATTGAATTAGCAATGGAGGAATAAAAGTGGGAATTAATGTATTGAGAGTTGAACTGGTAAGAGAAATCGGTAATTTGAAGACGTATAAAATTACATACCAAGAAGAAACAGAAGTCGAAACAACACTTGTTGGAAATACATTCAATTACAGTGAAGAACCTAACCTTCCTGAAGCTGTACTTGACTTTGCAGAACAGTGGATTCTTGGAAAATTATAAAGGAGATGAATTGGGATGCTAGGATATATAGTTTCAAAAGATATGAAATCAGGTATGTGGTATGCACATAAAAAAGGATTTCCGTATGTTCCGATTTCTGGAAGCTTTTCAAATAAAAAATCAGAATCAAATGAATATGCAAAAATGTATAACAATCTTCCAAATAAAGTAGAGCAGATTGAACAGAAACGGAAAGAAAAATTTATAAAGGAGATGGAATTAATATGATGACAAGAGAAAGATTCACAGAAACAACATATAAAATGAGTTATGAAGAATACAAGAAATGTTATTGTCCAGAATGCAAAAGAGAAGAATGTCCGCACAGAGAATCATTTAGAAGAGTACCTGAAATTGATGGTGGTCTTAATTTATGTCCAAACTTGAAGGAGTAATAACAATGTTATTAAAAGACGAAAACGGAAAACAGACAGTGCTTAATCAAAATCCTCTTACAAAGGAATTAAGCATTACTGTTATAGATAAGGTAACACGAAAGTGTAGAACATATAGAAACAAGAAAATGATATGTAAATTATTCACAGAATGTGTAAAGGAGAAATTGTGATAGCAGAACGCAGATGCATCAACCTTTATTCCGATATGAACCCATGGATGGATTTAGTTATATTGGTAAACGATGAAGATTTTGATAAGTCAAAGGAAGTGGCAGAAAAAGCATTTGATGATTTTTGGAATGATTCAAAAGTTGAAGAAGAGTGTTGGGCTTACGGAGATTGGATTGAATGGAAGCTGAAAGAAGCAAACATAAAATACGAAATGTATTTCAGAAGAAAGGTGGTTTTATGAAGACGGTCGTAAAAGTATATAGGAATAAACGGAATAATAATAAGTATATTGAGGTTCATAATGATGGACATTATCACAATTCTGTTCGTCAGTATATAGAACATAATCAGAAGGTTGCAGGTCGAAAGGTTGGAGTTGTGCGGAACTACACTGGTGATGGATCGTTGCATCGGTGGAGAAAATACAATTTGAAAGAATTGTTGGAAGACTATAAAGAGGTGTGATATGAAACTGCATGGAGAAAGTTTTATATTAAAACAAGATTTAATGGATACAATAGCATCCTATATGGATGATGATATAAGAGAGGATTTACATTTCAGGATTGCGCCATGCAGTCCTGATTTATTTTTAAGAGAATATATAAAGAGAGATCCTGATTTTGTTGATCTTCTCAAAAGCGAATTTGGTATAGAAATGGAGTGATCAGAGTGGACACAAGGGAACTTGTAGAAAAAGTTGTTGATTGCTTATCTGATGGATATGACGATGAAGAGAACAGAGATGAAACTGAAAATCTTCTTTATGATAGCTTTCCTTATAGTGAATTGGGATTATAGAAAGTTAGGAGGATTGAATATGTGCAGAATAGCAGGGATTGTATTTGAACATGGTAATGATGATTTTGGATATTGGAATGGATTTACGTTAACAGAAGAAGAGGAAAATATTATTCAAGAAATCCTTTTACGGCACGATACAGAGGGATGTTCTGTAAGAGGAAGTAAAGAAGAAATTTTAGAAGATTTGTTGGCAATTTAAAAGAACGGAAAGGAAAAATTATTAAAGAAAAGAGGTTGTCGAGTATGAATAAGAAAAAATATTATGCAATTACAACGGAAATGGTTTTTAAGAAAACTGTTTTAGTTCCAATTGAAGAAGCAAAAGATATTGAGCAAGCAGAAAGAATTGTAGATGCTGCTGTAGAAGATTGTACTGTTATGGTACTTGATGAAGATGCAGAGTGTAACACATATACAAGTGAATATGCAGATGAAAACGGAATGTACGAATTGACAGAAAAAGAGTCCGAATGTTATCAGATTATTTGTGAAAATTAATGAAACAAGATTGCAGAATTGGAAATGTGGGAGGTACATATGGATATTACAAATTTATACGCATACAGAATTGATGAATTGGCTATTGGTATGGTAAAGGCAGAATCTTATGAAGATGCAAGAGAAAAAGTAAAAACAGCTTATTTAAAACACAAATGATGGTTTCAATTCTGAAGAGATTCCATCGAATTGAAAAAGATTATGGAAAATGATTCATGGTTTAGTGATAATCCAGACATAATTGAGATTGATGATTTGATATAGAAATGGAGATGTAGAAATTATGAAAGAATTTATAGTTAGATGGACAGCAGACGGATATTGTGTTGAGTTTCATTATCTAGTTATTGCTGAATCGTTAGATAATGCAAAAGAATTATGGGATGAATATATAAAAACACATGAGAAAATTCAGTATTCATGGGATAAAGCGGTAAAAGCAGTTAAGCATCATTATGGTGGATATATTTCATGGAAAGATAATGGAGATACGAATAGATCTAAAGGTTGTTATGAAATGGAAAGTGAGAATATCTTTACTGGTAGCGACCATTTAAGAGATTAATGAAACAAGATTTTCAATGGAAATTAGAAAGGGATAAGTGATTATATGAAAATGTATGATTATAGTAATTTATTGCAGGCTGTAAGAGAAACAAATACAAACAAAATTGTAGCGGAAAACAATAGAATAGCAGATAAGAAAAACGCTTTATCAAAATTAGAAATGGAGTTAAAAGCAAGTGGTTTATTAGATGATTGGTATGATTTAAAAAGACTTTGCAGAGAAGCTGATGTAAGAATTATGCCTTATGGTGGATGGGACGAAGAGAAACAGGGAATATTGATGAATGATTCTCAATACTTTAAAGATAATGGAATGTTTGTGAAGTGCATGAGTTCTGGTTCTCATTGGTCTGATTACTTCGGATTTTCTTATAAGGATAGGGAGTTTAAATGGAAAATCTATCATACTACATCATCTGTATTATTCGATGGTTTTGATAATGAAATCATTGAACTTAATACGAAAATCAAATTAATTGAGTTGTTTATGGAAAGGTATGAAGAATACAGAAATATCCAGTTGCAGAGAATTTACATGAAGATAGGTAAAGTCACGGAAGAAACTATGGCGATTAAAAGCGATAGATAGAATGAACGGAGGAAAATAAATTATGTTGGATAAGAGATTTGAAGAATTAAAAAGCGAATTATTTAGCTGGGCAGAGATTATATTGAGGAATTTCTTGGTTTTGAATATGATTTTGACTGGGATAAAGATACCATTGATAATGCTATGGACAAAGTATATGAGCAGATGCCTGAAGAAGAATTAGAGGTGTTTTATCAGAAATTTAATATTAGATGAAACGATGATTTCAGAAACGGAGGAAATATTATGAGAGAAGAATTAAAGCGGTTAATTAGAAATTATCTTAATGAAAACGGTTTTGATGTATCAAAGGCAGATGATTTGATTGACGAGTACGAATCAGAACAGACATTTACAGAATTAAAAGATGGAAATTTTGAAATGGTCACAGGAAATACATACGAAGAAGTATCAGAATGGTTGCATAAGAAGGGTATCAATTAGCATGAAACGTAGATTTCAAAAGTGGATTGGGAGATGCAAAATGAGATTACCACAAGAAATATTTGCAGAAGCATTATGGGTAGAATGGTTTGTTAATTACGGTAATATTTGTAAAAAGAAATTGCCGGATTTATTGAGGCGGTATAATTTAAAACTCAAAAAAGAGAAAATCTTAGATGATGTTAAATTATCAATAGGTAGAGCTTTTAAAAATACTCCTTGTGTTTCTTCTAAGCAAATAGAACGCATTGCAGAGGAAATAGACAAGGTTTGTATCATAGCTAACTGGAAAAATGCAGTTGCAAAATATAAGGTATGATTGTCTGTAACGATAATTTCTTAGTTTAGAAAGGTAGGCAAATAATATGAAAGTATTAAGTGATGATTTAATGACTAGAATGGAATATCACAAATATATATTATCTGAATGTGAAAGACAGTGGAAAAAATGTCAAGAAGAAAAATATGGATCTTGGGATAGTCAGTCCGATGATGAAAAAGCCGATTATTATAATTCGCTTTATAGCGAATATGCAGACTTACTTGGCAAGAAATCGAGAGAATAACACCATTAAACAATGCAATAGAAATTATATTGAAATGGAAATTTTAAAAAGGAGTAGATAAGGATGTTTAGAAAAAAGCATAGTAAAGGAGAGTAATTTCAAGAATGGGAATTTAAGGTTAAATGTACTTGGATTCCTGTTCTTTTTATCTTTGTAGAAAGGGTGGTGTTATATGGGTATATTTTTACAAGATACAGAATTAGTTCATTTAATGAATAAACGAGACATTATGTTAGACGAGTGTGTAAGTTCATATGTCAACGGTGATTTTCCAAATTTGAGAAATCAGCTTGAAGAATCTAAGGATATTAGGAAAGAATTTAGAGAAACATCACATTCCTGTTCTGATTCCGACAGGCTCGTCATATTAGCAAGTCAATTTGTAGAAACTTGTGATATTTTTGAAAGGCTGTTGCACGAAGAATTAGTTAGAAAGGAAATGAGATAGATATACAGAAAAATAAAAGAATTACTACAAGGTCTTAAAAGGCGATATTTATACGACGCATGTTACACTCAGCGAGAAAAAGAGGGTTATGCTATATTTGAAAAGTGTGGTGGATGGGTAGGAGGTACATGGACGACAGGCTATTTATCTGAGAGATGTATAGATTGCCCATACTACATTGAACTGGAGGATTGATATTTTTATGAAATACATAGATAAAGTAGAAGCGTGGTTATATCGGTTTGTTGATGGGGAATTGAGAAATTTACACCGGATTTATATGATGGTGTCTTATGTTTTTATTAGGATGAACGTAGATTTCAAAATTAGGAGTGGTATTATATGAGAAATAGTTATGAAAGATTGAAGAGTGTTCAAACATCATTGTCTGAATTATCAAACAGTCTTGAGGAACAGTATTATAAAATGCGTCAGGAATGTATGGATGAAATTATTGAAGATAAAAAAGAACGGACGATAAAGAAAAATGAAATGTACTTGCTTTATGAGAAAATTTTAGATAGCGATTCTATGAGAATGACATGGATTAAGAATAAGCTGCCATGGTATATTACAAGATTTTGTAAAATTACAAGCACAGAAATGTCTTTAAGAGATACAAGTATTTTTATTGGTGTAAATTTCGGTAAATCATGCAAACCAAATTGTTATGTAGAAATTACGCCTAGAGATATTGGATGGATATAACCGTGAAACAGAAAGTATCAGGAGGAAATGTTATGGCAGTATATCAGTTAAATAGACCAAGTATTGATACAGTTATTGATTATTGTAATGACCTTGCTGCAAATGAAAAACTTGAGGTATATGAGTTTGGGAAAAACAATGATTTGGTATTACATATCTATAAGGATGAAGAATTTAACCCATTATCTGATAAAGACAGTTTTAACATTGTAACAGTTAGTACGGCACAAAATGGAAATTGGGTAGATGATACTGGTGATGCATATGTGACAGATGGTTCTCTCTTAAGAGAATTGGAAAGAATTAATAATTACGAAAAATTTTCTATATTATAAACGGAGGTAGATTTTATGAAAAAATATGCAGTAGTTGTTTATTACACATTTGATTCTGAAACGTGTGTATATTTATTTGATACATATGAAGAAGCTTGTGATTATTTACAGAGAATGTGGCAATATTGTTTCAATTCAGAATTTTCAAGTGATGAAAGTGAAATTGATTTTGAGATGACGTATCATGAAGATGATTATGCACAGATTAAGTGGATCGGAAATGATAACCCAATGAGGATATGGCAAGTAACAGCAGTAAGCGAGCCAATGAAAATTAATTAGATGAAAAGCACATTTTATCAGGAGGTAAAAATTATGAATAAAAGTGGTTTTAATAAAAGGGAACTTGAATTGATTGAGAATATACAAGCTGCTGAAAGCTATGTATCAGGAGACAATGATTTAGAAATTGATTCTTATAATGATGGATGGTATGCATGTGAATATAATGGGGATGAATCAAGAATAATGGATAGTTATTCTAGTGAACCATTAATTACAGAAGAAGAAATAGAAAAACATAATGTGAATATCTATAAGGTACTTGACTACTGCAATGTGTACTATTGTGGATAGAACAGAGGTGATTAATTATGCTAGAAATGAGAAATGGATTTGTAGTAACAGATAATGATTGTATGCAGTGCCGGAAAGATTTAGGAGAAAGAAAATTTTTATTCATTCAGTCAATTTTGATGGATGGAGATAATAAATATTGTGTAGTAGCCAATGCGGAAGATTTAAAAGAAATGTCATTGGACGATATTAAAATGGCAATTTGTGGTTACTACGGCAATATAAATGCAATGGAAGAATCTTGCAAGTTGCCGTTAGGACAATTGGATGAACTTGTTGCAGAATGTTCTTTTGAGAATCATCCATATTGTGATTGGGAGTATGAAAGCGAAATCGTAACATGGGAAAGAGCAGAAGAAATTATTCAGAAGTTTATTGATACAAATGGAGAAGTGTTTGAGGAAGAATAAAATTATATTTTATTGAACATAGAAAGAGAGGATAAATTATGGGATATTATGCATACGGAAATGGATCAGCATTATTAAAGAATAATGTTAATAAAGAAGAATTATTCAAAAAACTTGATAAAAAAGTTGATGATGCCTATTGTTTAGAATATGAATATGATGACAAAGAAACGATTAATATTACAGATTTTGAAAATTATAGTGAAGAAGACATTATGGAGTTTTTAAATATTTTGAGTCCATGTATTACAGAAGGATCGATTGAATACTCGGGGGATGATGATTACCATTGGAAATTTGTTTTTAATAAGAAAACAGAAAAATGGGATGAAATTGAAGGAGAAATATATTATTCATTAGACGAATTTTCAAATGAAGTATTAATTGAGGAACTTAAAAGTAGAGGATACAAGATTATAAAATAGCAGATGAAAACCGAATTTCAAAGGAGTTTAAAAAATGATTACATTAAAAGAATTAGTACAAGAGCAAGCATGGAACAATGCGACAGACCTTCAGATAATCAAGGCATATTTTGAGTTAAATGACTTAGAAGCTGATGGAATTGATATTATTAGCAAATTAACAAAGTCAAAAATAAACAAAATAAAAAATAAATATGCAGTAGCAGAAACATGGGTGTGTATGCTGCCATCAAAATATCTGTATGAGAATTATAGTTTGGATATAGCTGATCGTTTGCATGGGTTGGAACTAGATTATCTGATGAATGGCTGTGAATTATCTGATAAACAGCTTAAATGGGCGAAAGAAAATGTTCCTAATATTAAAATGCCAAAGTGTTATTTCCATCCATTGATTGTATGGTTGGAAGAAAAAGGAATTAAGTTCAAATAACAATAATGTCAATATTACAAACATAATTACATATACGAAGAGAGAATAAAGAGTTAGGAGATATCCCTAGCTCTTTTATATTGCAAAAAGGCGAACGAAAGGAGAAAAATTATGAAAGTATTAGCGGATTTTGGAGATTTTCAGGTGGTAGAAACCGTTAAAAGTATTGATCTAATTGATATTTCGAGAAGATATCAAATGGTTAGTTTGCAAGAAGAGAAACCAAAAAGAAAGAGAAGATATGAAATAACAGATAATGGAACAGCATATATGGTTGTTGTATGTATATTCATGTTTATTCTATGTGCAGTTGTTCATTGGATCTGTTTTGGATATTAAAAAAAGGTGGTTGATGATTATGTGGAATAAAAGAATGCCAAGAGAATCATGCGTAGTTGTTATCAGAGAGTGCAGCAGGAAAGGAATTGTTAAAGAATCCGTTGCTGTGTATGACGAGAATGAGAATGTTTTCTTCAAAAATGGAAAACGAATTTCTAAAGTCAAAGAATGGAGATATAGATAATGGCAGTAATTATAGTAGGAATTGTATTTTACTTAACAGGAGGTAGAGGTTATGCTTTTCCCGGCAATTGTGGTGGCAATCTTTTGCTACTGGGTGTATTGTATGATTTGTAAATAAAAAATGGCAAGGAGAACGAAAATCAAAGCTGGAAACCCTCGTAAGAGTTCAAGGTTTATCTGTCTGAATTGTTTGCAGAGTGATCTTGTAACAGGCGAGGGAATTCAGCGTAGACATGGACAAAGGAACGAGAATCACATTAAAGATTTATGGTGTTGTAGATGCAGAGATACAGTGAAAACACTAGAAGTTAGGTACTTTGATGATTACGAAGAGAAAATGGAAGAGGCAAAAGAACTAAGAAATAAATATTATGAGATGGAAGATAGTAACTGTTTCTGATATAATGGAATAAGAATTAGTCGTTGAGGTAGCCGAAATGAAAATAATGAACGTAGTAAATACATGTGGAGATCGTGTGCAAGTAGATTTTGATAGAAAATCTATGGTTTCTTACTCTAACAGAGAATGCAAAGTGTACTATGCAGCTCACATGATAGAAAATGGGAAATATACTGAACCAACAGTATTTTGTATATCTGGAACATTAGATAGCATAGAAGAGAGAATTGATACGCTGAATAATATGGTTAGATTGGCATATTATAGAGGACTAAACAATGATTTATCTGCTGATCCAGAACGCAAAGCATGAAAAATGTTGATTGATGAAGTTACAGAAAACCGGGATAAATACTTTGACGAGTATGGAGACTGGAAAGAAGAATACATTATTATAGGTTAGGTTGAAATGTGTGGAGAATGTGAAAGATAAAATAAAGAGGATCGGATAAATACATATCCAATCCTCTAAGTCTAGTACCGACTTGCTTTACATCATATATATAGTATACATCTTTCACAACAGAAAGTAAAGGAGAAATATTATGAATAAGATTAAATTTGAGATAAAGAAAGATAACATTGAGATTGCATATAAAGACAGAATGGATATTAAGCCAGGATGTACATTGGATAATATGAATAGTGATCCCAAAATTATTGAAAGTTTCGATACTAAAAAAGCTGCGATCGAAGCGTTGAAGAAATATAATACAGATATTTCTACATTTTCATCGGCAAATGGAACTATGTTTGATATTACAGAATATTATATCGAGGAAAATGAGTACTATGAAGATGGTGATATGATTTGTAATGGCGTATGGGAAGAAAGTAAAATGAAAATTGCTTTGGTAGATGAAGATGGAAATATTATTAAAGTGTTTGATAATTATTCAGACGCAGAAGAAGCATACAATGAATACGATGATGAATGTGAAATTAGATTGTGGTAGACTGATGAAAGAATTATTTCAAGAGGAGGTAGTTATTATGTTTAAAGGAACTCATTATGGGGAAGAAGTGTGGATGGATTGGCTCAATGAAAACGAATGCGGATTAAATCAAATTATAAGAACGCTAAAACAAAATAATTTGGAATATAAATTACTGCCAATTTGTGATGAAGAACATAATTACGATGTCATAAAATACTATAAAGATGAAGAATATAAATATTGTATTATTTATGATGTCAAGAAATGTTACATAATGATGCGAAAACTTCCAGAAGATATGAATATAATGAAACTTATATTGGATATTATGGAACAGAATAACGGAAAAGAACCAATGGAAATGTGTTCGAAATTCAGGGAAGTGGTCGATTCTGCATTGTTTGAAGCACAAAGGTTAATTGAAGATACGGAAGAATTACCAGAACTTGAAAAAGTAACTTTTGAATTATTTAAGCGAAAAGCAGAAGATACATTATCAGATGAAGAAAAAGAGTTTGATGAAGATGATTGGGAAGAAGATCCAGTGGAAGAAAAAGCTAAACTTTCATATATGTACAAGGTTGCTGCGGATATTCTAAAAAAGAAAGGATATGACTATGAATATTTAAAAGCAATTGCAGAACTCGATCATCATGATATTGATTTTTGGGAAAGAGAATTGGATTCATTTTTTGATGGTTATTATTACTACAGTATATTAAGCAAATATAGAGAAAGTTAGTGGTGGTGTTATGACACATACAGAAGTGATATTGGATGCATATAAAAAAGTACCAACAATAACCGGTATCAGAAAAATAACTGGATATAGTTGGCAGAAAATCGCAAAAACATTGTCTTCGGAAGGTATTATTGTTAATGATAGTCAAGCTTTAATATTAGAATTACATGAAAAGGGAATGACTCCTGAAGAAATTTCTAAAATGGTTGGGTATAACGAAAAAACAGTAATGGCATACTTACCTAGAGTTCGTCCTGCATATAATGAAAATCAATCAAAGAACGCATTACGTATTAAAAAATGTAGATCAAAAAGGGAAGACAAACAAGACAGAGAATAAATAGATGAAACCAAGTTTTCATGAAATGGAAAGGAAGAATGTAATATGAGCAAATTAAGAGTATGGTGGATTCCACAAATAGGTATTGGACAAACGTTTTATATTCCAGTGGAGACAGTAGAAGACGGTAAGAAAATGATGGATATTTTAGCAGCGTATGATTTGTTTCAGTTGCAAAACAATGTAAAACCAGACTATTCAAATGTAGGTGGTCTTCAGATGTGGGATGAAGAAGAGAAAGAATGGTGTGATTGGTTCATGGAAACAGAAAATGATTTCTTTGAAGACGTTGATGAATATTGCGAACAATGCGAGAAATCAGAAGAATTGAAAAAATTTAATAAAGAATTATATACGCAAATTGATTATAACAAGATACAGAGAATGATTAGTTAAAATCTAAGTTTCAAAAACGGAATGGAGAATGATATTATGGAAAATAAAAATTTAAACTGTTATGGATATTTGTTAAATTGTCCAGAAGAAATGCTCGTAAATATCGATGAAACAATGAAAGATAAACAAACAACTATAAATTGGAACAATTTTAAGGTGGGTGATGCTTTTTATGCAGAAAATACTTATAGATGTGCAATGGTAGATCACGTCATGAAAAGAATCATATTTACAACAGAAGAAGAATATAAAAATGAGTTTGAGTTAAAGTATAATGACAAACCAGTTGATGAATTGAAAATAAATTATAGAATAAGTAAAAATGCAATTGAAAATATGATGTTGGCATACATTGATCATAAACAAATTCTTATTGAATATGAATCAGAAATGGATGAACAAGAAATGGAAGAAGATGCAAATTATAACTTTCACAAAGGATGTTGTGAAACAGCAGAGTGTTGGATGAGAGCAATCGGTGTTAGTCCAGATTGCGAGTTTGTTAGAGAAAGGTTATGATTATATGAAATATGCAAATAGATTAACAGATGGAGAGTTAAGGGAAAGCGAAGTGTAATTATGTTTAAATGGAAAGATTATGGTAAATAAATTAAGTTTCATGTGGGATTGAAAGGAAGATTAAAATGAGTGAATATATACCTAAATTTTCAAAATACGAAAATGATTTATTAATATTAAGCGATTTATTTAGTGCGGAGCAGTGTCTTAAATATGCAAAAGAACATAATATGAGAGTTTTAATGGAATGTACAACAAGTACATCTAGTGTAGAAATTATGATGTTATTTCAGAAAAATGGATATACTCATAAATTATTCGAGCAAGATGTATATGCTCCTGATGGAATAAAATTATCTCCAAAGGTATTATGCTTATTTGAGAAAAGTGCAGTACAAGAATTTGTAGATGAAATCTAGGTTTACTATGGAAGGATGATATTATGAAAAAAATGAGTGGATGGAACATATATTCAAAAGAAGAATTAAAGAATTTGGATAATACAGTAATGGTTATAACTGAAATGATTCAAAACAATCATCAGGAATTAACAAGATGGAAAAAAGATAGTGGAATGTACGAATTAATTGAATGTCAGACAAATGCTTTGTATAATGCTTTGTCAGCACTTAGAAAAGCAGTTGAAATTTAACTTTCATAACGGAGAATATTATATGTAGAAACTAATACAAATAATACGTACAGTTTCTACATATTTTTGATTAGAGGTGGCACAATGTTAGAAGCAATAGAGTTTAAAGCAGACAGGTTTAAAAAGGAAGATAATTATAATCTGATTGAATTCACCGAAAATACAGTTATTTTGTGTAGTGACTACAGGCTTATGGATACATTAACAGAAGAAATAATCAATACTGTAAACGGCAAGGCAGAATATAACGATTATTGCTGTGATGATGAAGACGTTGGAAATGCAAAATTAGATTTATGTTTTGGTTTGCAACGAATAATTGACATAAATGCACAGAGAATTTCAATTGGTCTTGAACCATCAATTATTTATAAGGCAAACAAACCGGAAGACATATGGTTTTTTGCTTGGCAAGGATGTGATGAAATTGAATCACTACCGAAATATGAAGAATATATTTATCCGCTGCTGATATTTAAAGGAAGTAGAAAGACATGGGATGATGGCAAAGACGCTGTATATCAAACTATATGTAATGGAAGATATGGTTGCTACAATGGAAAATGGATTGATTTGTATGGAGATCATTATGATGAAGAAGTGCATAATTGCAACGGAAAATATAGATTGCATATATCAAGTAAATAGAGGTGATATAATATTGACCAAGTTAGTAAGAAAAGTGGAATGGGAATTACCTGGTTCTCCTAAAACAGAAATGTATATGTATGGTGAAGCTTCTGTTGAATCAAATCAAGAAATGCAAGAACCATTGGAGAAATTATATCAATATGAAAACCAACAAGAGCAATTACGAGATATATTGGAAAGTTTTACAGAATATATAGAAAGTCATTCTGATAGAATAACAAATTATGTGAGCGCAAAAGATATGTTTGAGTATGTAGATTATATGTGGAAAGTGTTTGGAATTGATAGTAAGAAGAATAGAGAATGTGAAAATGAGGTGATATAATGATAACAGAAGAGAGCCTACGAGAGGTCATTATACATGATGTATATAGTAGATTTGATTCTCTTGGATATGGTAAGAAACAGTCTGGCGCAGGTTATGTATATTATATTGTAAATGGAAAACAGATGACGGTATCGGAATACACAGATTATTGTATAAAGATGGAACTAAAGAAATTTGGCATTAAGAAATGACGATTTCATCATAGTTTATAATCTATATATAGTGTATCAATGCTAATGCACATACTATATATAGTATTTTTATGGAAGCGTAAAATATGGAAAATGAATATAAAGTAGAAGAGACAGATTTTGGAACAAGAACAAGTCATCCGGCGTATGGAACGATCATGTTTAATAGATCTAACGGTTGTAGAAGAAGTTTATTTGGAAGCAGTATTGAACATAGTAATGTAATTACAATGGAAGTAAAACATGCTGATATAGAACGTGGATTAAATAGCGATTGGGTTTATGGTAAAAGTCCTATTGTAGAAATAGAGATGAGTTATTCACAGTTTGCAGAAGCAATTATATCTTTTGGTCAAGGAAGTGGAATACCTTGCACTATTAGATATACAGAAAAAGATGGTAAAATTCCTGAATGTGATTTTATCAGTAAAAGGAAACAGTTCACTGATGAATTCAAAAGTAAAACAGAAGATACGATGAATGAGTCGCAGCAGTTAATCCAAGATGTAACCGATTTATTTTCTCAGAAAAAAGCACTAACAAAGGCAGATAAAGAATCTATAATATCTAAGCTTAGAAAATTAAGCATGGATCTTGGATGTAATTTGGATTTTATTGCAGAACAGTTTAATGTACAGATGGATAAAACGGTTATGGAGGCAAAGGGAGAAATCGAATCGTTCTGCCAGAACAAAATAAACTCTATTGCTAGTGCAGCATTAGCAGAAAATAGAAAAGAGTTTTTAAAATTGGAAAATCCAGTTGATATTGAACAAGAATAAATAAATGAAAAATTGCTTTCAAGCAGATTGGGATGAGAATATGAGTAACATGGGATATAGACCGAAAGTTTATGATTGTACTATAGACGGAATAAAAAGTGTCAAAGGTAAAAATTTATTTGTCTTACATTGGAAAGATTCAAAAGGTGATGGAAGTATGCCGATTAAGGTAGATCAACCATCAGAATTAATTCTTAATAGAATGAAAGAGATTGTAAATGGAAAGCGAGATAAATTATACTTAACAAGAGGAATGAGAGATATTGATGTTTTGTATCTCGGTGATAATAAATGGCAACTATATGATGAATTTGATTTTTATGAATTTGAAATGGTGGTGTGAAACATGGTAGAAAAATGGAAAGCACAGGAGATTGTACAATATCTGGAAGAACAGCTTTCTAATTCATTACTCAATGATGATCTTTTTGAAGCTATGGAAAATGGATATAGATGTGCAATCAATGATATTAAAGAGAAATATATTGAAGAGGATTAATTATGATTTGCTTAGATTGTGGTAATAGAGATATTAGATATGACGAAAAAGAGAAATCATATCATTGTAATAACTGCGGATCACGGAATCTTGGATCAATTACTTATTCTTTCAGAAAAGGAGATAGAGTAAGGAAATTTTTTAATGATGGATGTAAAGACGGAATTGTAATTAAAGGTGCAAGTGATAAATCTGACATTCCAGTATATGTAAAATGGGATGATTCAGATATTATTGATATGAATGTGAAAGTTATGGAAATTGTAAAGTTGAAAGGGATGTAATTATGAAATATAAAGTACAAATGTTAGTCACAGGGACAATAACAAAAACAATTGATGGTGCTAATTCACCTGAAGAAGCAAAAGAACTTGCAAGTGAAGAATATGGTGATAGAAGCATTGCGTTATGTTCGTATTGTGCAGGAGAAGTTGGAGGTTTATCAATTTCTGAAGATCCGGATACCTATGAAGTTGAGTTAGTGGAAGAGTAAATGAAAGATTGTTTTCAATAGAAAAATGAGGTGATAATATGCAGCTTGTAACATTTAATACACAAGAAAAAGCAGAGAAATGTATCTTTGCTCTTGGAAAGAGAAAGAAAAGTTGGAGAAAGATTGAGAGCCAATTTACAGATGAAGTAAAATATCTGGTTTGGTATGAGCCTATAATGTAGAAAGGGTGATATTTTATGGACAAATCAGAAATGACAACAAATGAAGTTGTAAATCTTCTAATGAATAAAGGAAACGAGATTGATAACAAAATTATTAATACTATATCAGAAGTTCTTAGACTTGGATATGAAACTGATAGAGGCAAGGAATGCGTAAAAAACCTAAGGGGTTCGATAGAGTATAGTCTTGATGAAATGACAAGGATTCTAAATCGATAAGGTGGAAGAAATTATGGAAATTAAAAAAGATACTATGGTATTTTGTAAGAAAAATAAAAAGGTTGGAAAGTTTGTTGGATATGCTGACGAATCAAAAGAAAAATGTTTTATAGATTTTTCATCGTCAGGTGATAATAGAGAATTGTATTGTATATTTGTGAAAGAGTTAAAAATTGAACCAACGAGGAAAGAAACAAACAGACTTGTCAAAACGTATAACACAATGAAAATTTAGTTTCATTAATTATAATAGAAGGAATTAGTTAAATGCTAGTTCCTTTTTTGTTGCAAAAATTTATGAGAATAATATGTTAGGAGGTTGATTTTATGAACACAAACTTAGCAACAGTAATTCCGTTTTATAAGAAAAAGAATAACGGCTTACATGTAGCAAATTTTGATAAAGCAAATGTAAAAGATTTTATAAAGAAACCACCAGTGTCAACAAAAATGGAATGCTTAAGATCACGAGACGAAATATTATCTGTATATAAGATTTTGCTTCAGAGAGTAAAATCTGCACAAACAGAAAATAAAGAAAAGAATGCAATGCGTAATCTAACGATGTATTTATGTGCAATCAATATTGGATTGAGAGGTGGGGACTTCTGTAAGCTAAAATGGAAAGATGTGTATGACGATAATTGGAACATCAGAAAGCAACAACAGTTTGTTCCAGAAAAAACAACTTACAGAGATAATGAAGGACATGTTATAAAAAGAAAATATATAACACTAAGATATGACGGAGATTTTCGGTTCGCAATATCAAATTGGAAAAGGTGGTTAGATTCACATAACATGAGTCCAAGTTTAAATGACTTCTTATTCCCGTCAAACAAACAAGGTGCAATATCCGAAAAATCATGGTATGATATTGTGGAAGAAGTAAGAATTGAAGCCGGCATCAAAAGAAAGATAGGAACGCATGGACTCAGGAAGACGTATGGACATTCCTATTATAAAGCGTCTTCGGACAAAGAAAAGGCACTGATCCAATTAATGCTTATCTTTGGACATTCCGATATGAGAATTACATTAAGGTATATTTGCATATCAGATGAAGAGATTATGGAAGCACAGGAAAGAATGTGTATTTTTTCAAATGAGTCAAATTTTTCTGAAGATGTGGAAATAATAACTGGAAACGGAGATTGAAAAATGGAAGGATTTATGAACGAGCCTGAAAATATAAAATGGAACGATGAAGATATTATAAAAGATCTTGGCGTATACAACGACAAAAGGATTGTAGTAAAGAGATATAATATCACGGTGAAAGAAATAACAGAAATCATACGGAGGCACGAGAATGTTTCAAAGAGGTGATGTTGTTTACATTTTGGAAAACAACTTAAGTGTGAAGCAAGCAAAGGTGATGAACAGACAAGGGGATTTATATACGATTCAACTAATTGGCTCCTGTGTAGCATTCAGGGTTTCAGAAAGCAGATTGTTTGAATCTGAAGATGCAGCCATAAAAAGTAAAAAGATATATGACAGAGTAAATGCGGACGAGGTTGGATATTTGGATTCTCAGAAAAATCAACATCCAACTTTATATGATTTTGATACAGGGAAGAAAAAATAATAAAGCAAAGACGATACTTATTTTGTATCGTCTTTTTTATTTTCCAGATCTTCAATTGTGTTCTTGATTAATTCAATAAACTCATCAGAGGAGATAAGAGAATTAAGATAAATCTGTGTCTTTCTGAGATCCACGCCATTAGAAGCATTTTCAAATTTAAATAAATCATTTGGTGTGCAATCTAATATGATACATAATTTTTCAAGAACATCAAAATTAATGCTATTTGCTGTGCCATTGCATAATTTCAAAACTGTCGGTTTGGATACTCCTAACAGTTTTGCAAGACTTGATTTGGAAATATGCTTGTCTTTTAATGCATCGTTTAATAAAAAATCCATGAAAGTTATCCTCCTTGTTGTATATGTAAAGGATATAATATATCATATCATAAAATATATTTTACTGGTAGTAAAAAATAATTTACCAAAATGTAAAAATAACTTGACTTATGGTAAAAGATATTTTACAATAAGAGCATAAAAGGTTAGCAATACATAAGAGAAAGGAGGTATACATATGGAAAAAGCAAAAAATTCTTTACATCGGTACGATGTAGTAGAGGCAGAAATAGTTTTACAAGAACCTACTGGTCATAGGCAGAAAAAGAAACGTCCATATGTAATTGTTGGCAATGAGTTAGGCACAACAACAGCTCCTACAGTGATTGCAATGCCTTTAACTCATGTGATTAAAAGAAAGAATATGCCAGTTCACGGTTGCATTCAAGCTAGAAGCGAAACTGGTTTGTCTCTATATTCAATGGTATTGGGCGAGCAACCTTGTACCCTAGATAAAGAGCATGAGATTCTTCGAAAGCTTGGAACAATTGAAAATAAAGAAGAAAGGAATCTTGTAAATCGAGTTTGCTTCAATACAATGTTCTATGGTGAAAATATTGATTGGAAGGAGGTACTGGCATGAAGGTAATAGGAATCACTGTTAGTAAGGAAACGGCAAAGAGAATGATTGACGAAGCTCCTGGAGATACAGTCAAAATTTTTTATATGAACCGTGATAATTATGTTCATAAAGAGACAATTACAAAAGAGAAATCAGAGGGGAAACGTCTGGTGGATCTTGCAAAAGACATTTCTTATGATGATATGGAAATGTTTGGGATACTGTCGCTTTATGGAGAGATTACAAGCGAACGTGATATTTTGAGGAATATTGCATTCCCCAAAATAGAATAACAGAACGTATGTTCGTAAAGATATTGACACGAACAAATGTTTGGAATATAATTGGTTAATATAAGGGAATAAAAAAAGAAGAAAGTTGATAAGGACGGCAATCCACAACTTTCTTCCCAATACATATATCACATAGAGAAGTCGGCAAACTTAACTATGCGACTACATTATTACATAAATGTATAAGCATAGTCAAGTTATTGTTGGTGTTTCTACCAATATTTCCCTGTAACTACAAACAACAGAATATGGGTCGATTCTTGTTCTATAGACATAGAGCATACATCAAAAACCATTTTATTTTGAAATGAGAATTTCAAGGTCTTTTTTGTGTGCCCTTTTTTACAAACTCATGAGAATAAGTTGGTATCAGAAGAAAGGAGTGATCAATTTTGGATTACATGATTCGCAACCACAAAAATGTGTACATCAAGCTTTCGCCCAACGGAAGACCAGATACATGTGGCGAAAACGAAAAGGGAGAATTCGAATATTCAAAAGCCAGAAATATTTTGGACAATCTTCCAAAGACTCTCAAGAAGTTAAATTTTAAAGTAGAGGCAATTCCACAGATAGAAAATAAAGCAACACATAACCTAATAGATAAAGCCGTTATTAAAGATTTATCTTCAAATATTACTTGCTGGATAGAAAAATTTGGAACTTGTGAAGACGTGCTGAATGAAGCACAGCAGCGTTATACAGAATTAATTAAAAGGCTTAAGAATGTAGACAACGATATTCTCAATATCTTGCATACAATCGAACTAGAGAAGACAAAGGATATGTACAAAGGATGGTTGCTATACAAAGATATTAAAATTAATCGAGAAAAGAGAAGAGAAATCAAAGATGAGTTATTGATTATTGAGAATGTAATTTCCGAAATAAATCCCAAATTAGTCTCAAGAGAACGAACAAGAAAAGCAATCGCTGGGTTATTAGGAAGAAAGTATAAATTTAGAATTGTAGAAGATGAGGAAGAAAGTTAGAGGTGGTAACGATGTATTTCACACAACAACAGTATGACAGGATGATCATGACGCAAGAAGAAGCTGAAAAGATTGGGGAGAAATATCTGTCAAATAACATGGCAGAACTTAACAGTATTTTAAATGAGTTGATTAAGAAAAAACGGATGCCTAGGTTTTTTAATGATGATTTAAAAAGTCTTGGGTATTTAGTATTTACTCAGAGCATTGATACATACGATCCAAACCAAACTGCCTCTTTCAAAACCTATTTATGGGGAAATATTTGGAAAAAATTTTGGACATACTCAAGAGATTTAACAAATCCTATGAGATGTGCAAGAGAAATGCAATGGAACGAAGATGAAAAACGTTGGGAAGAAACCCCCGTATTTGACATTTCAATATTCGCTAGAATAAATGAGGATGATTCAAAGGAACTTTGGGAAAATTTCTCGGAAGACGTATCAATCGAAGATAAGGTAATGCAAGATCTTTTTTCAGATGATTATGACGATTGCTCAAATGAAATGAAAACTTATTTGGATGGACTTTCTGGTTTACAAAAAAAAATATTATATATGCTTGCAGATGGTTTTTCGCAAACAGAAATCGAAGACATCTTACATATTAATAATGCTGTATATAATGACAGCATAAGGGCGATTAAAAATAATACAAGAACAAGAGAATTAAGGAGGAAATACAATGTTAAGTGAATACAGATTAGAAACATTAAATATATCACAGTATATGGAGTCAGTAGAAGATGGTGATATTAAAGTAGATCAGGCAGTACAACGTGCATTCTGTTGGAGTAATGAAATGATTAATAATCTGATTTATTCAACAGTTGCAACAAAACGAGTATATATCCCAAATATAATTCTCGCAGAAGAAAATCACGACGACGGAACAATCCAAACTTATGTAGTAGATGGGGGTCAAAGAACAGAAGCAATCAGACGTTTTATTTTTGATGGATATAAAATTACTAGATCGATTAGAAATCGTTACATTGAATATCAGGATAATAAGGTTGATGAAAATGGCAAAGTAGTTCGTGATGAAAATGGTGACATTGTAAAAGAGATTAAAGTTTTTGACCTCGTAAATAAGACGTATGATGATTTCCCAAAAGAGTTGAAGAAAAGAATGGGCAAATGCAAGCTCGCTGCGGCAGTTTATCAGGATTGCACTCCAGAAGAAACAAGCGATCTTGTATTGTTATACAATTCAACTGTAAGCATGTCACCATCTCAGAAAGCATTAACATATATTGGTGCTTTTGCTGAAAGAATTAAGAAAATTACAACTCATGATTTTCTAATTAATGGGACAACCCTTTCTGAGACAGATAAAAAGAAAGGAAATTGGGAACGAACGGTATCAGAATGTGTTATGGCAGCAAGATATTTTGAAGACTGGAAAAAGAACCCGAAAGACATTTGTAAATACTTAAATGATAATGCAAAAGAGGAAGATTTTTCTTTGGTTGAAAAATACTTTGATAAACTTAGTCAGTTCTCTAATAAGCTTCAAGATATGAAAATTGTTGAACTCTTTTCAGCAAAGAATTTACCATCTTGGATGTTGGTAATGAAGGAATTGGAAAATAAAGAAATTTCAAATAAAGTTCTTGGAAAATTTTTATCTTCGTTTGATGCATTAAAAGGAACAGAAATAGATGGAAGCACATGGCTTGAGTTAGAGAATAATAAACATACAAAAGACAAAAAGTTAATTTTAGCAAAAGCAAACTACATAAATAAACTCCTTTCAGATTACATAAATGGAAATCCTGAAATCGATGAAGAAAAAAAATCTGAAAAAATAAATTCGGATGATTCTGAAATGGAAACAATTGATTTTGTGAAAAAATTTGTTGATCCGGATTGCACGGACGAAGACATTGATGACTACTTTGGATATATTGAGTCATGCGTTAAAGACCTTAGAATTGTAAAACCTAATTCTCCGGTGCTTGCACCAGAAAATGAAAACGCAATTATTGCAGTTGTGGCTTATGCCTATAAACATGATATTGATATGGACTTATGGTTGCAGAGATATTCAGTTAGCCACAAAACATTCCCGACAGAAATGTCGCAGGAAGAGAAATATAAAACCATGTTACATAGCTTGGCAAATTTTCTTAAAATGCAGAAGAAAGTAGGTGTGAGCGTATGAGCTATTGGACACACATACAAGGAACAATAGTTGTTTCTCCGATTGGAAGAACACAGGCAGAAATGACTTACATATTGAATACAGTTCTTGATCATCTTCCCAATGTAACAGGGTCAGAAAGTGACATGCATATTTCTTTTACTCAAATGCCAGGAACAAACAATAGTTCTTCCTGCGATGAGTTCATGATGAAGACAGATAATTTGCGAGATAGATATGGTCATCGATCATACAACCATGGATGGATGGTGATGCAAGATGATTATTTAATTACAGTAACTGGTGATTTGCGAGATCGAGAATTTGAGGAAACGTATAGGGAGTTTGTGAATTGGTTATGTCGTCTTGCTAAGAGGGTTATTGTTGAAGGTGTGCTTGTTAGAATCAAGGGATATGAAAAAGAGAAAGTCATTAATTATAGCGATTATGATAATCAATTTGCAAAAATGTTTGAAAATCCGAGTTGGTTCAAAAGAAATGAAGATGAAAATCCGGAACCTAATTGGTGTGAGTATCTTCTTTGGACAAAGGGCAAAAATACTGACTTTCCTGCATTGTTGGCTTACAAATATTATGCAGACAAAGAGAATGATAAATACGTTGAGTCGATTTTAAAAGGAGAATAAAGGATATGAAGAAATATTTTAATACTCAATTTGATGTTGGAGATGCTGTTTGGACTGTGGAACTTGGAAGTCGCTCTGGAAGATATCATGTATGTAAAAGATATGTGGAATATTTCAAGCTGGTCACAGGCGATGTACTTTATGGATTTACTTACAATATTGAAGTTTCAAAATGTCAGTGTTTTCATACAGAAGAAATGGCAGAGCATTGTGCTGAAGTTTGGAATAAGAAGTTAGAAAAGATCGAAGAACAACACAATTCGGAGAATAAAGACTTGGAAGAAAGGAGTGGCTGTTATGCCTGATATTACAATGTGTTTATGTACAGAATGCAAAATGAAAGCTACTTGCTACAGAGCAAGGGCTAATCCAGATTTCTTCTATCAGAGCTATGCGGATTTTACGGAGTTCTGCAAGAGGGAAGAATATAAATACTACATAGAAGATCGTAAAAAGAAACAAGCTGTTGGAGTGTTGTGAAGAAATCGATCTTTCATAAAACGGAAAAGAAGGTGAATTAATTAAGTGATTGGATGCTAATTTTATTGATTACATACGCTATGATCAGTCTTTGCTTGTCACTTTGTTGGCTCATTCTCCATGGAGGAGAATTCATTTCTTTTATCAAGAGTTGGACGAGTAATAAAAATTGGTTTGGCAAGTTATACATGACACCTATAATTATTTTCTGTCTTCCGGCAATTATTTTGACATTTTTATTTGAAATAATTGTACTGATTGTAGCAGAAATTGCTTTACTCGGAATAAAGAAAGAATATAGGAATGATAAAAAAGGGTGATGAAAACAATGATTCAAACGAAAATTTTACAGGCGGTGCTGTATGCACTTACAACAATTTTTAGTGTAATATTCATGATTAGAACAAAAGAGAAGGAAAATAAATATATTTGGTTTGGCATGGCTTTATGTTGGATCGGAGCATTTATTGGAAAGATTGGAGAAATAATCTAGATTAAAGCAAGCAAATTAGCCAATTAGAAGAAAGTCACATTTTAAATGAGAAAGGAGAATAAAATAATGGCAACATTGAAAAATTATTACGCAGTAGCAGAAACAGTACAGAGATACGGAGGTAGGTATTATTACGCAATTTACAATGATGGTAATACATATACAGTAGGAGATAAGGTGATTGTGTCTGGAGCTTGTGATGATGTTCTTGAGATTACTAATATTCTTACACCAGAAGAAATTTCAAGAAATATCACAGCCGAAGTAATCTGTAAAGTCGATACGTCAGCTTATGATGCCCGTGTTCAGAGACGTAAAAAAGCAGATAAGCTTAAGAAAGAAATGGACAAAATGATCAAGGCAATGGATGAATCTAAGAAATACGAAATGTATGCAGAAGAGAGCCCTGCTTTAGCGGAGAAGCTGAATGAATATAAGACACTTGTGTAAGGAGAATATTATATATGAAGTATAAAGTTGGAGATAAAGTTAGAGTCAGAAGCGATTTGACAGAAGGTAAAGAATATGGTGGAGTTTTTGTTATTTCGGATATGTCTGAATTGCGTGGAAAAATAGTAACCATTGCACGAATATTATATGATGATTGTACGCCTTTAAAGTCGTGCTATACAATTAAAGAAATGGAATGTTGTTGGACAGATGACATGTTTGAACCTGTGCCTTATGATGGCAAAATGGATGCTATTAGATATAGTGAAGATATACAGAAAATGATCGATGATATGCATAAATTCTTTTTTCATAGCGTAATTAAAGATTTGACAAATGAGATAAAAGGAGAGGGCAAAAATAAAATGAACGACAAGAAGACGAATAATAAGAAAAAGAAGATGACACAGAGAGAAAGACTTGAAATGAAACTTGAAGAGTGTAGAAATAATTCTATTGTACATTCAGTGGAAGTTGTCGTGCCAGACAAAGTTGTAAAGGTTGCAATTGAAAGATGGTATGAATTGGAAGAATATAAACTTGTATGTGATCCACAGGACACATTTAGTGTTGAAAGAGCTGTAATCCTTGCTTTAGTAAAAAACGATAATTCAGATCTTACGGCTGAAGGTATTGAGCATGAAGCTGATCAGTTTAAATTCTACAAGAGTAAGATGGAAGTTCTTAAAAATGCAATGAAAGTATATAAAGCACAGCTTGCCATTAAAGAATATGATGAAAAAGAAAAAGTCGAGAGGGAAAGAATCCGAGAGAATAAGAAAAAAAATAAAATTGCTCAGAAGAAGAGAAGAGCTGAAAGACTTGCGGAAGAAAAACTGAAAGAAACAAAGGAAGCAGCGAAGATTTATGCTGAAGCACTGAAATCAGCTTTGTGTGGTTATGAAATTTCAGAAGATACGGTTGAGAACATGGCAAAAGATATGAATATAAGAGTGTAAGTGGTAGCAGGTGCGTAGAGAATAAGTAATATACAACTCTGCGCACCTGTGTAAAAATGGATGTATTAATTATAGCATGTATTACAGCAGAAAGGAAGTAGGTGATTACTATAGAATTCGTTTATGTTTTGATTATTTTGGCATATATTTGTGTCATTATGATTAGCTTCGTGGACTTTATGAATTGTAATTTCACATACTTTAGTTATAAGGCAAATTATGAAAGATGGAATAAACTAAATTTGTTTGGCATCGTATTTATAACTTCTGTGATTTGTATTTTGTTCTTTCCGTTGTCGATCGCATATGGTATTTGCAGATTTATTCGTTGGGTTTTCACGGTTGGAAGGAAAGATTAATTATGAAAATCAAATTCTCAAATGGAAGTAGTTTGGAATCAATCGAATCAACAGATAGTAAAAGAAGTAAACGTGCAGAAAAGATTTTGTATTACAAAAAGAATCCATATAAATTAATAAAATATTTATACGGAGAGAACTTACATTTATATCAAAAGTTATGGATAAAATTTATTATACTTGCAGAGAAATGGAGACAATTATGGAAAATGTAGAAGAGAAGACTGTAGAAGTAAAAAGAAAAATTCATAAATTCTATTGCGATAAATGTGGAGAATACTTAGGCGAAAGCGAAGAGTTTGATGATGAATATTATGAGGAAATCGGATATGTTACTCAACGTGTTGTTGTAAATGGAAAACAATACATCTATAAAAGACATCTGTGTAGCAAATGTAAAGAAAATTTCTATAAAGATCTAGGCAATGTTTTGGAAATTGTTGGTTTTGTAAATGTTGGATAATTATGCAGATTATTAGTATGCCAAGATGTTCTGGAAAAACAATGCTTGCAATTAAGAGGACGAGAGATATGAAAAGAAGAGAAAGGATACAGTTGACCAAATGGGCAGATAAATTGTCTGATAAAGACTTGGAAGATGCATATTATGATGCAGTTTATGATTGTCTTGGAAGTAAAACAGAAAAAATGGATGAACTAGGTTATGATCCAATAGATATTGCAGAACAAGAAAAATGTGAAAAGTATCTTAGCGAAAAGGCTGATGTATTGGAAGAACTATGTGAAAGACGAGGAATTAAGTTATGGGAATAAAGAATAAAGAGGTATAGACCAATGGGAACTAAAGATAATACTTACGCAAACACAGGAAAGAGATTATATTTTCTATCTGATGATGTAGATAATGAATCAATCGGACAACTTACATGGAATATCTTACATCAACTTGCAGAAGATGATGAAAAAGATAAGAAAGAAAAGGATTATAAGCGTGAACCAATTAAAATCTACATCAATTCGTATGGTGGAGTAGTTTATGACATGTGGGGATTGATTGACATTATTGTAAATAGCAAAACACCAATTTATACATATTGTACCGGTTATGCCATGAGTGCAGCTTTCAATATTTTCTTAGCAGGACATAAGCAATATTGTTACAAGCATTCTACGTTTATGCTTCATCAGCCTGTTTGTTGGATTAGTGGAAAATATACAGATATTAAAGAAAACATGGCAGAACATGATCGAATGAATGAATATATTATCCAGTATATTCTTGATAGAACATATTTTAAGAAAGAAGAATTGGATAGTATATGGGAAAAGAAACAAGACTTCTATATTAATTCAGAAGATGCAGAAAAATATGGAATTGTTAATGAAGTTCTATAAAGATAAGCGTGGGGGTTAATTAAGTGAAAGTATATAAAGATAAACAGTTTCTCGTCTTTGATTTTGAAAACGGGAAAACTGTAAAGTACGATTTTGCAACTAAAAAAGCAATTGGAATTAAAGGAAAACCTGTAAAAGACTTGCGAAGTCAATTAAGGGGAATTTCAATGAGTCAAATAATTGAAAATTGTGAAGATGAAAAATATGCAAAGTTCTTGAGTTTTGTAATGAGATCAGAATCCATACAACATTATGAAATTTGGAACGTAGGAACTGTACTTGATAGAGTTCCGTCTTACTCAAGATTTGAGCAATTATTTTCTGCTGGTATAGATGATATTATTGAATCCAAAAATAAACGTGCTTTCAAATATTCTATTAACGACATTCCAAAATCACTTCTTAAATTATGCAGAGAACATTCTATAAAACTTACCAACGACATTGTTAGATTCTATAAAGAAAACCCAAACGCATACTGTATTGCCTACAAATTAGATTATATAAGTTTGGATTATTATGATATCTATAAGATATGGAAAACATCAGAAAACATATATGATGCAAACGCAAAATCATATTTTAACATCCTTGTAAATGAATACGGATATAATGCAAAAGATTTGTGGTTATACATAGATAGAATAAAAACATTTGAAGCAATTGAAGATATGGCTTTCCTTATTCGTGAATTATGTGATTATGCCGATATGATGAGACAACTTAGTAATAAATATGATAAGTATCCAAGACATTTTCTTACAACTCATAAAATTGCATGTAGAAATTATGACAGAATGAAGAAAGAATTTTCAGAAGAATTATTTAGAAAAAGAATGAAGAAAGAATATGAATGTTCATTTGGAGAATATGTATTTATCTATCCTAAGTCTACTCAAGAGATCAAGGACGAGGCAGCTCGCCAAAGTAATTGTGTTAGTTCTTATATAGATAAGGTTATTGATGGATACTGTCATATCTTATTCTTGAGAAAAAAGAACAGTCCAAAAGAAAGTCTTGTAACAATAGAAGTAAGAAACGATCAGATTGTCCAGGCTAAAAGAAGATTCAATGATGATGTAACAGAAGAACAGAAAGAAGTAATTGATAAGTTCAATAAGAAATTTGGAAAGGAGATTAAGGCAGCATGATTAAGGGTGACAAGATAAGACTTAAAGCAAAAATGGGTGTGTTTGACAACATTGGTGAAGTATGTGAAGTAACAGATATAAGTGATGGTGGAGTAATTTGTTTCAAATTCGGTAATGGAAGTCATCTTGGTTGTATGTCATTCGATGAATACGAGAAGTATTTTGAGTTGGTCGAGAAAGAAAAAGAACCAGTAAAAAGAGTTTGGAGTAAGTGGAAGCTTGGTTATATTATTTTTTATAACCCAAATAGAGAATGTATTGAAAAGGAGATTTATTATAGAGAAAACAGAAAACGTGTGCAAGTAAAATTAAAAGATGGAAGTTTGAGAGCGAATGCATCTTGTTGTAAAGAAGATGAGTTCGATCTTTCCAAGGGCAGAGAATTAGCAGAAAGAAGACTGATTATGAAATATCTTGCCAGAGAAGTAAAGAAATATGCAGATTCATTGTAGAAGACGGGAGAATAAAATAAATGATTATATTGCTTATTATAATTTCAATTATAGGATTTATTGTGGCTTTTGTAATTGACGAATACGATATTGCTAGTTTTTTCACAGGATGTTTCGTTGTATTATTTGTAATTGCTATATTCTTAGGCATTGCTGTAAGCAATGGACGAACCATAGACGAAAAGATTTCAATGTACCAAGAAGAAAATACGAAAATAGAAAAGCAAATAGATACATTGGTTTCCAATTATATGAATTATGAATCTAACACATATGAGAAATTCAAATCAGAAAGTTCTATTACATTAGTTTCTATGTATCCAGAACTGAAATCAGATAAATTGGTAGAGGAACAGATTTCCGTATATGAAGAAAACAATAAAAAGATTAGAGAGCTTAAGAAAGATAAGATTGATCTGAAGGTTAAAAAGTGGTGGTTATATTTTGGAGGTCGAATGAAATCGAACTTTCATAATGGAGAATAAAACAATATGAAGAATAAATATTCTAAAAAGCAATTAGAGGAATTATATAATTGTGAGATTTTTAAAGATACTGGCTTTGATAGTGATTTGAAATTTTGGGTTGCACAAGGATTACCATTTACAGAAGATGGGGAAGATAATTTATTTACATATGCCGATGGATGGGATTTGGATGAGCTACATGAAAATATCAGAGAAGCAATTAGAGAAAGTGTGATTGTATTTGAAGGAGAATAATTATGTGTAACTATTGTGATGAAAATTCGTATGAGTGTGAAGTCTTCCGTGGAGACAATGGCTATTACCTGGATGTAGAAACATCTGAATGGGATGAATATTATGATGAAATTGTACATATTCGATTGGATATAAATTACTGTCCGTATTGTGGAAGAAAGTTGGATGACAACTAAAATATTTATAAGGAGAAGCATTATGAAAATAGAATATAATATTCAAACAACTGTAGAAAATATAAAAATAGGTGAATCTTTTTTGTACCAAGATGAGTTATATATGAAAATTGATGAAGATGGGGTTGTAAAAACAGACAACAGGTTTCCAAATTTGGTAATAAATTTAAACGATAATAAGCTTGATTCTTTCGATTCTAGTGTACTCGTAGATAAAGTTGAATCAAAAATTGTAGTTGGATAAAATGCAATAGGAGAATAGGATGAAAGTTCATTTTGGGGAGAAACTTAAATATATTAGATTTGACGGAAATGATATTTGTAAGTTTTGATTCGATATATTGGATCTATTATGGGACACTTTCAAAAGAGGATGGAGGAAAATGAGACTAATTGATGCAGACGCTATGGTAAAAGAAATTGAAAAAGCTGCTATTAGAGTGGGAAGACATTACCAGAAAAGAAGGGGTGGCAAGCCATATATTGACGGGTGCAGTATATTGCTTGCCAATGTAAAAGAATTACTCTCAAATTCACCGACAGCATTTGATGTTGGAAAGGTTGTGGCGCTACTTGAAGAAGAATTAAAATTGGCAGACGATGAAAAAGCTAGGTGTATAAAAGAGAATCCAATGCAATTTGATTCTGCAAAGGGTTATGCGAATGGTATTGCAGTAGCCATTGAAATTGTTAAGCGAGGTGGAAGAGATGACTAAAAAAGAGTTATGTCTAATATGCGAAAATTACTCCGAAGACACAAAATGTGATCAACGTGATAACTGTAAGCTCATGGCAATACTACAAGAAAACATAGAACTAAAGAAAAAAGTAAGTCGATTAAAACATCAATTGGACGAATCGGAATTAAAACGATCATATATGATAGATCCGAATGCAATTGGTGATAGACACGAAATGGGTTGCTGGTAGAGGGGTGGAAGAGATGAGGAATAAACTGGATGATGTGTTAAGCCGAATACAGTTATATTCATACTTGTTGCCAACAGTAAAAATTGGAAATGCGATCATGGATTTCAGAGAAAAGTATACACTTCTGGATTGTAAGAAAGAGAGATGTCGAAGAGATGATTGAAATTGTAAAAAACATTTTAATAGTGGTTGGGATGGTAACAATCGCTTGTGTAATTATATGTTTTGCAATTGAATTTAAAGAAAAATTCAAGAGTTGGAGAAAAAATGGCTGTAAGATTAAGTTCCTATGCAGGCATGAATATGATGTTGAATTTGCAAGCAGTTTATTTGGCGAAATATCATTGAAATGCAGAAAATGCGGAAAGAAAAAAATAATCAAGAATTTGAGTAGTGAATTGGTAGATAAACTTTGGTGGGGTGGAAGAGATGAAGAATAAAGAGAAGTACGCAAGTGAGATTGTTGAAATTGCTTGTAATGGTGATAGCATTGCAATAACAAGCGATGGTGGTAAGTTGGTGCAGTGTAATCATATTAGCTGTTGTGAATGCTTGTTTGAGAATAGTAAAGATTGCCATGAGAAAGTAAAAAAATGGGCAGAATCCGAATACATAGAAAAGCCAGTAATTTCTAAAAAAGATAAAGCTTTTTTGGAGTATATCAAAGAAGAGTTTAAGTATATTGCAAGGGATGGTAGAAATGAGGATTTGTTTGCGTGGAGTGCAAAGCCCAAAAGAGGACTTACCATAAACGAATGGCTGGACACGGGAAGTGATGCGATAGGACTTTACGGATTTAACCTAGACCTCCCAATGGTTAAATGGTCAGACTCCGAACCGTGGCTTATCGAGGACTTGAAGAAGTTGGAGGTAGTGGACAGTTATGAGTAAAATTCCAAAAGAAATAGTAGACAAAATTGAGCAAAGAAATAAACTCAACGAAGAAATAGAGGCATGGTGCAAAGAAAACCTTGATATGGATGGAATGTGCTCGGACTGTGCCGATATCACAGACCATCACACCGGCAAGGAGCAAGGAAATGATGAATGCAAAGAATGGTGCGAGCAGTGGACAGGATATTGTGAAGATGACTATTACGGTCATTATTACTGGGAAACAGAGTATCCAGAAAAGTATTTGCATATGGATTTTTGGGTTTAAAGGTGGAGGAATCATAGAAGCATGAATAGAGAAATACTTTTTAGAGGGAAGCATATTCATGTAATTCCATGTAATGAGCATCTCAACAGAAGATGGGTGTATGGATATCTTAGAGACAAGGATTATATCTACGATAAAAGCCTCAAGGGTGAATTTCTTGTTGATGAAAATACGATTTGCCAGTACACAGGATTAACCGACAAGAACGGAAAGAAAATCTTTGAGGGAGATATATTAAGAGGATTTCAATATCCATTCTGTCATGATGAAGAATACAACTATTACGCAGAGATTATTTTTGTGAATTGTTCTTTTATGACTTATACACACAAAAATCCATCATCTTGTGTTAGAGGAATATCTGATGGGAATACAGAATTGATGGAGTGTTGGGTAAGTGAGGATTGGGAAGTTATTGGCAATATCTATGACGATCCTGAACTGTTAGAAGATAAGGAGAATAGCAATGGCAAAGATATTTAAAGTAAGCGGATATTTTGTGGATGAGAATAGCGATGTTGATAAAGATAGTTTTGAAGCAGAAATACAGATTTGAATTGATTGGTGAAAAGTGATGGACAAAAATAATCCAGTAGATTACACAATTATAAGCGCACCTGTTACCGTGAATTTCATGTGTCCTCATTGTTTTAGTGATGTGACAATTCCATTTTCGGATGCAGACTTCAAAACAGATTATTGGAGCGATGGAGCGTATTGTAATTGCCCTTTATGTGATAAGGAAGTTGAATTAGGAGATTTTGATTATGACTAAAAAATCTATAATGCTACAACTAAATTAAGATTGGAGAAGCGTAATGAAATACAAAGTTGGAGATAAGATTAGAGTAAGGAAAAAATTGATTCCTAAAACAAAGTACGGAGACGTATATTTTGCCATAAATATGCGTGAATATGAGGGAGAAGAAGCGATAGTGAAAGAAGTTGGTGCGATTGCATACCATCTCGATATTGATGGAGGAATGTACTGGTGGACTGATGAAATGTTTGAGCCTGTAGAAGAAATGAGTGCGGAAGAAGCAATTAGAATTCAAGCTGAGATGTGCAATAGTATGAGTGGTTGTGTAAATTGTCCACTCAATGAAGAAAAAGATGGTTATTGTTGTGAATCTTTCAAGGTAGAACACCCTGAACAAGTTGTTGAAATCCTCAAGCAGTGGAAGAAAGACCATGAAAAGAAAGAAACCAAGACAGAAATTGTAGATCTTATCAAAGTTATGAAAGAAGTGTGTGATGATGAAACGTGTATATATGCTTATGAAATTGATATAAATAAGGAAAAAATTGACGATAAAATGATGGAGCTAGTAAAAGAGTACTCTGACGAACAAAACGGCAAAATTTATGCAAAATACGAACGTATTTGTAGAGTAAAAAGTTAATGAAACGTCCGTTTCGTGAGATGAACATATGGCAGTAAAAGTTAGAATGATATTAGACGAAGATGAAATAGAAAAGATATTAACTGAATATCTTGGTGCATTTGATTCAATGTTGCAAATAATTGATACGGATGATGACGAAAAGATAAGAGCTGTAATATTTGATAAGTATGATCAAAATGGAAAGGATATTAAAAGAAGAAATTGTACGAGGATGGAACAAAGTATATAGAATTATTGAATATTAACTAAAGGAGATTAACTAAAAATGAGCAAAACATTAATTGTAGTAGATTGGTCGTGAGTTAGGACTCCCATCTGAGTTGGTTGAAAAAACACCTGCTGATGGTCTTTGTGGTAAGACAGACGAGGACAATCTTGGTTTTACATACGACATTTTAGACAAATATATCAGAGATGGAGTTGAACCAGATGATGAAGTAAAAGCGAAGATTGATTCAATGCATGAGAAGAATCTTTTTAAATTACAGCCAATGCCAAGTTTTTGTATTTAACATAAAATTCTATATGTATAATGAACGATATTCCGTTCGAGTAGGTGTGAATATGACATTGAATCTATGTAAGGAATTTAAAAATCTTGAAGATGAAGACAAGTTCAAACATATAAGAGAAACTTTGGAGCATTATTGAAAACAAGGAGTTGTGAAGATGATTTCAATAGAAAAGAGGTTGCTAACAGGATACACATTTATAGATTTATTTGCAGGTCTGGGAGGATTCAGAATTGCATTAGAATCCTTAGGTGCAAAATGTGTTTATTCAAATGAGTGGGATGTTCCGGTGCAGAAAGTTTATGCAGAGAATTTTGGTGATATACCAGAAGGAGATATTACTCAGGTTGATGAAAATACAATTCCTGATCATGATATTCTTTGTGCTGGTTTTCCCTGCCAGGCATTTTCAATAAGTGGCAAGCAGCGAGGGTTTGCAGACAGCAGAGGAACACTGTTTTTTGATGTTGCTAGAATTATAAAAGCGAAGAAACCTAAAGTTGTATTTATGGAGAATGTGAAGAATTTTGTTACACATGATGACGGGAAAACATTAGAAGTAGTGAAAGGAACTATGGAAGAACTTGGCTATACATTCTATCAGAAAGTACTGAATGCTGTAGATTATGGTGTTCCACAAAAGAGAGAAAGAATCTATATGGTGTGCTTTAGAAATGATTTAGATGTTAATGACTTTAAATATCCAAAGCCATTTGAATTAACACACCATGTTGAAGATTTTCTCCTTGATGATGAAGAAATGCTCAAGGACTTATATGTAGAAAGACCAGATACATACTATAACGGAGTAGAGGATAATCAATATAGCAATAAATCTATTCGTTTAGGTATTGTAAATAAGGGTGGACAAGGCGAAAGAATTTACAGCACAAAAGGAATTGCAGTTACTCTTTCTGCATACGGTGGAGGTGTATTTGCGAAGACAGGCGGTTATTTAATAAATGGAAGGACGAGAAAGTTGCATCCTCGTGAATGTGCTAGAATTATGGGTTATCCAGATTCCTATAAAATCTGTAAGAGTGCAAACCAGGCTTATAAGCAATTTGGAAATTCAGTTGTAATTGACGTATTGCAGCTCATCGCAGTGGAAATAGGAACAGCGATGGAGAAAGATAAAGATGAATGAAGTTGAATTTAGGAAGGAGTGATAATATGTTGGTTTTGTAAAAATAGGAACAATTGCGGAAGTTGTAAATTATTAAAAGAGCAACGTGCAATCGAAAGAAAGAAACGAGGTGAATAAAATTATGAAGCCTGACAGATTTACGATTAGTACAAGTCAATTAGATTTTATGAAACTGAATGAAAAGATTCGCACTTATGAGTTTGAGAATGGATATAAGCCGTATTTATTTATGAATAAAGATACGATTGACGAATTAACAAATATTGTAGGACTTTTCCCTGATGGACTGATGGGTACTCAGTCAAATGGTTTGTGTGGAACGTATTGTGCGATGAAGACTTTTTGTGATAATACAATGCAATTTGGTGAAGTAGAAATGAGGTAATAATGAGCTATATTTATTCGATTAAAAATGGTGTTGATGAACGAATGCTATCATCAGCGATAGAAAAGTACAGAAAATATAAAGAAAATACGTTTCCTGACGTTTATATTTTTTTAAACAAAAAAACATTTGATGATTTATATTGGTCGAAAACAGATTGTAATCTTGGATTTTTATGCTATTATCAGGGCTGCAAAATGTTTGAAGACAATACCCTTGACTATGGCGAAGTGGAGTTGAAGTAAGATTATGAGAATTCTAACAAGAGAACAATTATTAAAAGAACCTAGTGGAACGGTATATGCAGAGTATGTATCTGATTTTATAAAAGAAGATTTACATATTAAAGTTGGCAATAATTGTAATTTAGAGTTGCTTCCAACACATGAGTGTGGTTCAGAAAAAGATGTGAACAGACAAACAAATTGGTCTACTGATGATTTGAATATTATTGCAGACTATGACAAGAATCAATTATTTGCGGTATACAACAAGTCAGAAGTAATGAAAATGATAAATTGTTTATCATGGGCTTTGTCTGGATGTGATGGCTATTTTGATATGGACGAAGTGTATTGTGAAAGTGAAGTAGTATATAGAGATCCAGAATGGATGCCATATGATTGAGAGGTGAGAATTGTGCATTATAAAATACCGTATATAACATTGTTTGTTGATAAGTATACAGTTCCAATAAATCATGATATCGATTTAGATAGTATAAAAATTCGCAAAAGAGACAAAGATGGAACGTTTGGTGAAATTGTTTATAACTTTAAAGTGGATTGTAGTTCTATTCCTATAACAATTTTTGTTGAAGGTTCTTGTGGACAAGAATATTTTTTAAAATATAGTTATTTAACAAAACGTACATCGTTCAAAAAAAATAAAATTCAGATTACAACAAATGAATCCGATGGTTATACAGTTCTTCGTTTTAAAGATTTTATCAGAGAAGGACATAGAATCGATTATGATGATTGGATGGATCTTTTAAAATATCTCGGATATGAAATAGAATACAAAGAGATTTGTGACAGATGGAACGAATGACATAAGATTGAGGCAAAAAATGATTAAAGAAATTTACAAATTAAATCTTTATGTAGATGGCAAAATGTACGAACAACTTCCTTTGGAGGTTTTCAATGTTTTAGATTTAAAAACAAATGATTATATGGAACAACCACTAAAAGAAGCTAAATATTGCGTTGTAGATTCTCCTTTAATTGACGAAAATGACACATATAAAAAAGTGATAGATACGAGATTTGTTGATATGTGCGCAACCGATACGGAGGGAGACTTAACTGAATATGGTTTTATTAAAGACGGAATGACAATTGGAATGAATGGAGTATATATTATATGGAGAAAAATTGGGTGATTTAAATTGATTTATATAAACGGTCATTGGGAATCAGTTTCTACATTAGACCAATGTATTTATCTTGTTGAAGAATATAATAAAGAGCTTGCTACTAATTCATACAGACGATGAATATTATGAGTTATAGGAAGAACTTGAAAAATCTGACGGTTATCTGCGAGATGCCGAAGATGAAGTAGACAGACTCCAGGAGCAAGTGGATGATCTTAATGAGAAGATATCAGATTTAGAAGATTATATTAGATGTGAAAATATGAGGAGATCTTAAATGGCAGTAATTGAAGTATGCGATATTTGTAAAAAAGAAGTTTCAAAGAGCAATGGCATTACATTAAAATGCTCAGATTGGAATGGTTTAGAATTTATTGTAGGAGTTCATCCTAGCAGAACAGAAAGAAATTATAAGGTGCGAATTTGTGACAAATGCAAAGAGAATATTATTAAGTATTGTAAAAAGAATGCGAGGTAAAGATGAAGAAAATTAAAGGTTTAATATTTGCAACAGGTTTTGTATTGTGCGGATTTATTCTTGGAGCATGTGGAATTTCTACTGAAGCAAAACAAGATAAGCCACTAAAAATATGGTTAGAGAATCAAAATGGAAAGATGGAGACTTACCAACTTGTTGACGAAGAGACGGGTGTAAATTATATTGTCGTATCTGGTGAGCTTTGTCAAGAAGGAATTGGCACAGCAATTACTCCAAGATTAAAGGCTGATGGAAGCTTGTATATAAGCAAATAAAGAAATATGTTTTTCATTATGTGATTCGAGAGGCGTAATATGATAATAACCAAAACACAAAAAGATTGTCTTAGAGAAGAACAAATTAGAAAAGCTGCATTAGCAGGATGTAACAAATGTCCGTGTTGTGGCGAAGATAGAACTTTTTCGTCTTATTGTAGAGATGGTATAATAAATAAAGGAATAATTTCTAGAACTTGCAAAAATTGGTACGGGAAAAAACACGAACTTGATAAAAGTATATTTTATAACTTGTTTTCATTAGAGAAAGACAAATATTACCAAATTGATTGCTTTGAGTGTCTAACATGCGGAGCAGAGTGGGAAAGTGATCCATACACATATGATAAATAAGGAGATGATAGAATATGTATTCATTTACAAATGCGTTAAATAAGAAGTACGAAGTTACTTTCGAATTTTACAAAGGATATGAAGAAAGTATTGTTGGAATATTGTTAAATTACAATTCAGGCAATCTTGACTTGTACGACGAAGAAAAAGGTGAATTGTACCATATTCCTTTTTCAGGATTAAAATGGCTTTTGCCTATAAAAGATAAAAACACAAAGGAGAATTAAGTTGGCAAAAATTTTATATAAGAAGAAAGTATATGAGTACAAAAAAGACTGTGTAGACGAATTCGGAAAATATAATTGGTATTTTAATATTTACATATGTTTTTCGAAAGTTGGTATCACATGGCAGATTAATACTTCTGATATAACAGTCAATGACAAAAAGCTTAGACGTTGTTTAGATTGTGTTTTACAGGATCTAGAAGAAGACAATCCAAGATATTATAGATTAAAAGATAAAATATTTAGTAAAAACTTGGCAAGTGAATTGTGGTGATAAAATGGGTAGAAATCTAGGAGGTGAAAATATTGGCGGTAAGTAATGATTCTTATTATAAACCGGACGAAGCCTTGCATGAATTGCAGATGCAGGAAACTATTATGAAAGCATTGGTTGATGTGCAAGTAGTGTTGCGAATTCTAGTAGATAAAGAAATTGTAACTCGTGAAGAGGTACAAAAATATAGAAATGAAGTAAGTAGCAGTCCAAAGTACAAGCTCGTACTAGATGATATTCAGAGACAGAAAAGAGGATTCCAGGCTGCAAAAGATAATCCACAAGAATATCTGAAAGCTATCTTCAATGCAAAAATGAATGGAGGTATAAAATAGTGAAAGTAATATATAAAAAATGGTTTGGGAATACATCAAGAGTATTTTCAATTATCAACTATAAAGATAGTTGGAAGAAAAATGGGAATAAACCAAGAATAGAATTTTTTGAGAATGGTGGAAGACGTAAAAATGGAGATAAATGTTTTGACATTTATCTTATTATAGGGTACACGAAATTTAATTATTGTAATTATAAGCTTTGATATGAGGTAATTAAAATGAAGTTTTATGTACAATATTTTCCAATCACAAAATCATTTGGATATATAGCAAATCCAGATAATATTTCGTTGGATTCGTTTTGTGAGCTTGTAAGAGCTTCAGACGAATTTTGTCATTCAATTGTTATGTCTGTATTTGCTAATTCAATTCGTGATGTAGAAAATGATGTTAATAATTATTTTAAAACAATTTCTTAGAGCGTTTCTGCTCAAAAATTCCAATTGGAACAAGAGAATAATATATTAGATGGTTGCAAACGTCTAATTATGAAATTGAATTTTCATCAAGAAAAATTAACGAAAGGAGTATGAGATTTGTGCGCACATTAAAGAATTCTTTGCTCTTAGTAATTAATGGTTTACCAAGGAAGCAAAAATAGATTGGCAAAATTTTTAGTGCCAATTATTCAGAAGTATATTGATGATAATAATATTAAAACTTACATAGAACCCATGTGTGGTAGTTGTTCGATTATTGAAAAAATTCAATGTGATAACAGAATTGCAGCAGATGTAAATGATGAATTGATAGCATTGTTGCAGTATGTAAAATCTGATTCAACTCTTTCTATTGCACCAACAGACTGTAATTTTGAACATTATGCAGAAGTAAGAGAGAATAGAAAATTAGGAACTGGTAAATACTCTAAGGAATATACAGCATTAATTGGATATTGTGGATCTTATGGTGGCAGATATTACGATGGCGGTTGGGGCAGAGATAAAACTGGTAAACGTAATATCTATCAGGAAAGAGTCAAAAATTTGAAAGAAGATTCTCCATTATTAAAAGATATTGAAATAACGTGCTGTGATTATCAGAATTTTTCAGATTATAAAAACTGTGTATTCTATTTTGATCCACCCTACAAAGATACAAAACAGTATTCTAAACAGTCAATTGACTACGATTCTTTTTACGATTTTCTTCGTAAACTTTCAGAGAATAATATAGTGTTGGTGAGTGAATATAATATGCCTGATGACTTTAAGTGTATCTGGCAGAAAGAACGTAAAGTGTTGCAGAAGTCAGATAGAGTTACAGGTGAAAAAACTGTTGAAAAACTGTTTGTAGTTGGAGAATAAATACTTGGAGGTGTTTATTGTATGGCTGAATTACATGGATATGAAGTAAAGATTAAAACCACAAAGAAATGTCCGATGTGCAGAAAGCCTCTGGTTAGAGTATACGTGTTTGAGAATAATAATTTTGTATATAAGGAAAGATGTTGCAATATTTTCTGTAGAAGATATACTCCGTATTTTTTAATGGAGAATAAAAGATAAATGCGGTGAAAAGAACTGAAAACCTGAGATGGTGAAAAGGTAAAGGTGAAGGCTGTTAGTAACATTTCAGTCAACCGATGAGCGTATGAGTTGAACCTGTGCATTCAGAATATAATACTCTGGAACAAACCGCAACCCTCACGAAGTCAGGGATAAGGATGCTCTCATGAAGTACGAAAATGAACGTGCTTCTAATTATGAAATTAATTTTTCATCTGCTTATGGCAAAACTAGTATTTTACAAGCTATAAGCACCACATAACTTACGAAACTTTATATTTTTTGAATTTCTGAAACTGATTTTCATTGATTTTCAAGTTATTTTAGAAAACCGAATGAAAAATTAAATTAATAAGAAAGGATAAAAACATAGTTTCATGAGTAAGCTGCGCAGCACTTGTGGTGCTAAAACTTGAATCCGGTATACAATGAATATATCAAATTTTTAAGAGACACTTCTGGCGAAGAATTACCTTGTTTAAAAGAAGGATTCTTTTGGCTTGATAAACAGATTATAAAAGGCTTTGATAGTCAACTTGTAGAACATAAATTTTACAGAGTTAAAGTATCAGATAACCTAGAAAAAGTAGAAATTCTAAAATTAAAATCTTATGAAGATCCATCTGAAGTAGACCTAATAGATTGGAGAACAATGGTTAACATCAAAGAGAATCATCTGAGAGAAATTGAACATGAATCTTTATGTCTGATACGTGAGAAAATTGAAAATTATGATGCATATACTCCAATAATACCTGTTTCTATGGGTAAAGATTCTATGGTTACATGTCATTTGGTTCGACAACTATATCCAAATACAAAAGCAATATTCAATAATACATCACTTGATTGTGCAGATACATATAGAATGGTTAAACGATTCCCAAATTGTAAAATCATGAATCCAGATAAGGGTTTCTATCAATATGTAAAATCTGATTCTATGATTCCATCAAGATTTTCAAGATTCTGTTGTAGGATTTTTAAAGTTGGAGTTATGGTTTCTCAGCTTGATAATAAGCATCCGTATTTAATTTTTATGGGAATGAGAAATGAAGAATCAAATACAAGAAGTAATTATCAAGACGAATGGATTAATACTTCCGAATGGGGAGATACATGTTGGCAAGGAATACTTCCTATTAGAAGGTGGACGGAATTAGATGTTTGGCTTTATACATTTTGGAGGGATATTGAAGTTAATCCAAAATATAAAAAAGGATATTCAAGGGTTGGATGCCATTGTGCCTGCCCTTACTATTCAAAGTCAACATGGATTCTTGATAAATATTGGTATCCAAAAGCATATAAGCGATGGAGAGATATTTTAAAAGAAGATTTTATTAACAATCAAAAATGGCTGATTATGAATTGCACTATTAAAGAATATCTTACTCAAGCATGGAATGGTGGAACTTTTAGAAGCGAACCAACGCAAGAAGTGATTGATGAATTTGTAGAGTATACAGGAATAGATAAACAAATTGCGCTGCAATATTTTAATAAGAAGTGTTGCTGTTGCGATAAGAGAATAAAACACAAAGAAGTTCTTTCCATGAATTTGAAAGTAAATGGAAGACAAGTAAATAAATTCTATTGTAAAAAATGTTTAATGAAAGAATTTGATTGGAACAAAGAGGATTGGGACAAGCAAGTAGCATTATTTAAAACTCAAGGTTGTGCATTGTTCTAGGTTTATAGGAAGGAGAGATGATAAATGTTTGTTTTTATTGTTAAAAATCTTGTTTTTGGAGTATGTGATGAAGATCATTTAAAAGAAGTTGTAGAAAATATTTGGAATGAAATTTGCGATGGAAATATAGAAAAAGATGACGTTGTTGTTTCTGAAATCAATGAAATGAATGTCGTTGGTTATGATTCTCCTGTTACAACATACTATCTTGATGCATACGATAATTGTTCAAAATTAGGACTAAGATTATTTGGACTTGGTGGAGAAATTGATATTCAACTTGGAATTGACATAAGTGATGAATTTGATATATACGACTAGATAAAATTTTGGTTTCATTTAAACTGGCTCTCGTAATGGGAGTCAGTTGATTAAAAGGAGAAGAATAATGATGGAATTTAATATTAATTTCGAAGAATTGGAACATATGGATTTAGAAGAAGCCAAGGAAATCGTAAGTCATTTTGACAATGAAGATTGGTACGAAGAACTTGGAGCAACAATTGATGGTGTTGAATACGGATTAGATATTGTTGACGTAGGAGATTGGATTGATGGAGGAAAATATCAGTACAAAGATGTAACTGGTATTTTATGTAGAACCTCAGAAGATGATTCTGTTACAGAATATGATATTGCTGTCACACAGTATATTACAAGGTCAGGCTCTTATTTTTCTGATTATTATTATGAATATGACCAATTACAGGTCAATCAGTTAGTTCAGAAAATAATTCCACAGCAGATTATTCCAGAGAGAACCATCGTTACGTTTGCAGATAAGGAGAATAAGTAATTATGAGAATTATTAGCCAGGATAAAACAATAAATGTTCCTTATGATAATGTTGTACTTACAATTGAACCAACAAGTTTCAAAGGAAGTGACGATGTAGATATCTATGCTAAATATTATGGCGAACGATACCACATGGCTACATATGGAAGTATGGATAGAGCTATTAGTGTTGTGAAAGATATCTACGGTTCATTTGATAATAAGAAATATTATACGATGTACACAATATAATTAGATGGGCTGTGTGGTAGTCAAATATTGCGCAGCTATTCACAAATATGGAGAGAATAATAATTATGACAAAACAAACAGAAGATTATTTATCACTCAAACCGCTTGCAGAAAGATTCCAAGAAGCTGCAAATAGAATTACTGATGAAGAATTAGATTATATCATTCGATCAAAAATCAAAGAGCAGGTTGAGAATCAGATAGATTTTAGTTCTTTTGGAATAGCGATAGAAGAAACTATTGAGAATTGGTTTGAAGATAATGAGAACTGCAACTTTATTTTAGATACATTAAGAGAAAGTATAGAAAGGAGATTACGCTTATGACTACAGAAGAAATGAACCAGAGAACATTGTTCATTATTAAAAATATTATTGAGAATGGATTTGATCTTATCGAAAATCCAGAAGATTATGAAAAATATGGATTTAACGCTTGGCAGGTTTTAGCTAAAATCAATGGAATCCTTGTTGCGTTGAATGAATTTGAAGAAAAAGATATAAAGAAAAATTCTTGTGAATCTGTAATGACAGAAACAGCAAATCAAACCGTAGAAAGATTGGCTAATGACATTGCAGTTGCAATCAAGCGTTATAACAGTATGTTACATGCATCCGATGGTAGAAGAATTGACGAGTGCAAAACTGTTAATGACGAATATATTTACGAATTTGTGAGGTAGAAGTTATGAAGAGACAGATTAGAAGATGTGTATTTGAGACTAATTCATCAAGCACTCATGCAATTTGTATTGCAAAAGATGGCTATGAATTAAAAGACCACATTGATTTTCATACTGGAGAATATGGTTGGGAATGCGAAGAGTATGGAGATCTTGATAATAAAGCTTCGTATTTGATTACAGCAATTCTTTCAATGGAAAAGGAATACGCTGATGAAAAGTTAATGCAATTAAAATCTATATTGGATGATAATAATATCACATACACCATACCAGAACCAAATATTAAACAATATAAATATGATGGAAAAACACACAGGTATTATGATACTGGATATGATTACATTGATCATGTTGAAGAGTTAAAGTCATGGTTGGATGATTTATTATTGGATTCAGACAAGCTTTTTAGATATCTTTTTGGCGATTCAATTATTATCACCGGTAATGATAATGATGATGGATTTAGAGATAGAATGCTTATTGCCGAGGGAGAGGAAGAAACAGATTGGGGAACTTATACATTATATGGTGGTTTAAAACCAGAATTTGATAAATATGAAATTTACAAGAAAGGAAATTAATATATGAAAAAACAAATTAGACGTGGAACTTTTGAAACAAATAGTAGCTCAACACATGCAATCGTAATGTGTATGGAATCAGATTATGACAGATGGCAGGAATGTAATTTATATCTTTTTACAGGTTCAGGTTGGTGCTATCCAGATAATAACAAACCTAAAAAGAATCATTTCTATACTAGAGAAGAAGCGATTGAATTTGAGAAGACAGACAAATATGCAAGAGAAGATGTTAATTGGACAGATGAAGATGAAGTAAATGAAATCCTTCGTGAAAGCGAATTCTATGATTATGAATATTTTTGGAATGAGTATTGCGGAGATTATGAATGCTATGAAGAAACAATGACTACTCCAAATGGAGATAGAGTTATAGCTTTTGGATATTATGGTTATGAATGCTAAGAGAGGTAATTAAGAATGGAATTATTGGGAAGATACAGAAATGGTAACTATGTTACGACTATCTTGAGTGACGGAACGAGAATCAGAGAAATAAATGACGATGAATTTATTCCAGATCATGCAGAAAATATGGATATTAAAATCACGAATTGTTGTTTGATGTCTTGTCCATTTTGCCATGAAGGATCAACCAAAGATGGTAAACATGGAGATATTTTGAATGAGAAATTTATCGAGACGCTTCATCCATTTCAAGAGTGTGCGATCGGTGGTGGGAACATACTTGAGCATCCTGATTTGATTCCATTCTTAGAAAAGCTTAAAGAAAAGAAAGTCATTGCTAATATCACAGTAAACCAGATTCACTTTGAGAAAGAGCAGAAACTAATCAAAAAACTTGTAGATGAGAAACTTATCTATGGACTTGGCGTATCTCTTGTGAAACCAACAGACAAATTTATTAATCTTATAAAGCAGTATCCTAATGCAGTTGTTCATGTAATCAATGGAGTATTAACTGAATCTGATGTAAAAGCTATGAAGAATAATAACTTGAAGATGCTTATCTTAGGATACAAACATCTTAGAAGAGGTAATGAATACTTTGAACACGAGAGAGAAAGAATTGAAGCAAATCAGAATTGGTTATATGAAAGCTTGGATGATATTACATGTAAGTTTAAAGTAGTGAGTTTTGACAATCTTGCAATTGAGCAGCTTAATGTCAAGAGATTAATGTCTGATAAAGAATGGGATGAATTCTATCAAGGAGACGATGGAAGTTCAACTTATTACATCGACATGGTAGAGCGTAAATTTGCAAGAAGTTCAACAGCACCATTTAATAAAAGATATGATTTGTTGGATTCTGTGGATGAGATGTTTAAAGCAATTCGGAACGAGAATAATTAAATAGAATCTATTTGACACACTAGGAAAAATTAATTTATGAAAATATTAAAAAAATGGAGTAAAACGATAGAATGTGACGCATGTAAGTGTGAGTTTGAATATGGAATTGAAGATTTAAAGTTCAAAACAAGATATATATTCAACTGAATGTGACAATGAATTATACATTGAGAATACAGAAGAGTTTACATATATAATCTGTCCGTATTGTCAAAATAAAATAATAGTAAATAAAACAATTATTCCATATGAAAAAGGAAACAAAGAAGAATTTTATAATGAAAAGGAGAATAAAAAGATGATGAATAATTTATTGAATGGAATGTTTGGGAAAGTTGGTAATGGAATGTGCAGACTGTCAATGAATGGCAACATTGCAGTAAAAACATCTAACGGATATAAAACATATAATTTAAAGACCGGAAGACTCACAAATTGCGATAGCTTTGTATTTAACATTGGAGAGGAATTTTTCTTTGTGATTCCTACAAATAAAGTTTCAGAAGGAGACATTATCCTTGTAAATGGAAAACCAAAATGTGTTATTGAAGCAGAGAAGAAAAAAATTACTGTAATAAATTATGAAGATTCTACAATTGACACAATTCTTCCTGAAAGACATGTGTTTATGGGTAATACATATTTCTATGGAAAGATTGTTTCAATGTTTGGAAATGATGCAGTAAAAGGCAAAAAAGGTAAAAATAATATCTTTAAATATATGATGCTTTCTCAGATGATGAATGGAAACGATAGCAATGCAATGGGTATGGCTAATTCAAATAATAGCATGAGTGCAATGTTACCATTTATGATGATGGGTGGAAATATGGGCGAAATGTTTGACGGTATGTTTGATTTTGACATGAATGACGGAGACGAAGTAGAGAATACGGAAGAGGAGGATGCATAATATGGGATGCGGATCATGGACAAGCGATAGTTTTAAGAGTTATTCAAAATCAGTAGGAAGGTCGGTTTCTAAGTCAGGAGTTATCGATTCTGATTATAGCAATCAGGAAATGTTTAAATCAAGATGTCTTGACTCAGCACTTGATCCTAAAAATGTTATTAGAGAGTGTTGCGACTCAGAAGAGCATCCAAATACTTTACCGGTTATTTTGGCTTTAGATGTATCTGGGAGCATGGGAGAAGCAGCTGTCGAAGTTGCTAAAAAGTTAAATGTAATTATGACAAAACTTTATAAAGACGTAAAAGATGTAGAATTTATGATTATGGGAATCGGAGATTTGGCATATGATGCTTGTCCAATTCAGGTATCTCAATTTGAATCAGATATTCGTATTGCTGAACAGTTGGATAAAATTTACTTCGAATTTGGTGGAGGTGGAAATGGCTTTGAATCATATACGGCTGCATGGTATTTTGGTTCACGTCATACAAAACTTGATTGTTTAGACCGTGGGAGAAAAGGAATCATTATTACTATGGGTGATGAAGAACTTAATCCGTATTTACCTCTTAACGGCTCTAGCTGTGGATTAAGCAAAGCAACGGGCGACAATCTTCAGGCTGATATTGAGACAAAAGATTTATATGAAGAAGTTTCTGAGAAATTTAATGTTTATCATCTAAATGTTGAACATGGATATAGAAGAATGCATGAGAGTATTGAAAGATCTTTTAAAATGTATTTGGATGATAATCATTTTAAAACAGTAAATATGGATAATATTGCAGATACGATTGTTGATATTATCGTCTCTGAAGCAGAGAATAATACAACAGTAAGTAATGTATCAGCTAATAATGAAGAAATTACTTGGTAAGATAGGAGATTAAAAAAGATGAAAGACATTAAGATTGTGATTGGTGCAAACTGGGGAGATGAAGGCAAAGGTCTTATGGCAGACTATTTCTCGCAAAAACCGAATAGTATTGTTGTGTGTTCTAATGGTGGAGCGCAAAGAGGACATACTGTAGTTACCTCAACTGGAATCAGACATGTCTTTCATCATTTTGGATCTGGAACTTTTAATCAAGCGGATACATATCTCTCAGAAGATTTTATTTGTAATCCGATTGTTTTCAGACAAGAATATAATGAACTAAAACATTTGGGATATTATCCGAACATCTATATAAATCAAAACTGTATGGTAACAACTCCATATGATATGATGGCTAATCAAATTATAGAAGAGAATCGTGGAAAGAATAAGCATGGGAGTTGTGGTCTTGGAATTTATGAGACAATCAAAAGATATAAAGCCGGAGTAACTACTTTGTATGTCTCCGATTATATCCGAGATTATTACTTAAAGATTTTCGACAGAGAAGGAATTGTCTTAACTAAAAAATGGGAAGATTTGTTCAATGATTCAGGAATTTACGATCATTATTTAGAAGATTGGGATTTTATGAACGAAGTAGCAATAACGATTTCTGACGAATGTTTTCTTAATGAGTACGAGAATATAGTATTTGAAGCTGCACAAGGTCTTTTACTTGATCAAAATAATCTGAAATATTATCCACATCTTACACCTTCCAACACAGGAATAAAAAATCCAAAGAAAATAATTGAAAATGTGAAATGGGACGATGATATTAACATTGAGACATGTTATGTGTCAAGGACATATTTAACAAGGCATGGAGCAGGTAATTTCCCAACAGAATGTCGCAAGAATCGAATCAATAAGTCAATGTATGATAAGACAAATGTTCCGAATCCATTCCAGGACACATTAAGATACGGAACGCTTAATTTGAGAGATTTATATATTCGATGTGTTACGGACGTGATGAATTTTGGTGACAAGAAATCAATTGCTATAACACACTGTAATGAATACAAAATTGATGTTGATGAATTAGAAGATATCTTTGGAAGATGGAATATTTACTATTCTGACGGAGAAACGCATGATGATATAAAAGATGGAGATATATGGAATTAAATCTGGTGGTGTGTGGTCTACAATTCGCAAAGCACAGAAAGCAGGAAAGACAATTGTATATTGTCCTGTAGTGTACAAAAATAGAGAATAAATGAATATCGGAGGATAAAAAATGAAATTATATGTGATGTCAGGAGCAGCTAATGGAACAGATAGTATTGATGGAATGTATTATCTCATAGCAGAAACAGGTGAATGCTTGGCAAGTCATTTTTGTTCCTGTAAATATTTTGCAAAAAGCGATTTATACGAAAGAAGACCAGAAAGAATTGAAAAATTTACAAAAAGATTTGGTGACATCGAAGTGTTATATCTTGGAGAAGATGATATGACCGTTGATAAACTTCTGGATCTTAATAAAAAATGGGCTATAGAAAACGGTCTTTGCGAAGAAGATGGAGAATAATAATTATGAAAAACGAAGAAATTATTGACTATCTAATGTCAACTGGACTGTATGAAAATACGTACGTTGATATGTTTTATGAAAAGAAAATGCTTGATGAAAATAAAACAGTTCCAATCAGAGATCTTGTAGAAAGATTTGTCGGTATAGATAAAGAATTTCATGGAGAACCTTGGAACATCAGACAAATTCTAACGAATATGGACATGATTATTCCAGTAGAAGATAGAAATTAAACAGATGAAAGCCGTGTTTCATTAGTGGAGGTGATAGGCGTGGATCAGCTAAATAAAATAGATTACATGATTAAGTCATTATATCTTGCGAAAGATGAGATTAAGTATGCACAAGAATATAACTTGCGAAAAGAAAATGATAAAACAATGGGACGTGATTTCTATTCAAGTTATGTGGATAATCATAGAACTCCGAATGGAACTATTATCAGAGAGTCATTGAGAATGGTATCAAGACTTGCTGCACAGGTTGCAAATGAATGCACGTTGAGTGTGTATTGTGATGAGGTATTCAGAGAAAAGGGTTAAATATGGGTAAATCAGTATTAGTTATTAACACGCCAGATAAATGTATACATTTGTCTATTATTAAATAGTGAAGATGAATGTATGGTACAAGATGACGATGCAAATTTCAATGCTAATGATTCGTGGGATGAGTTAATGAAAGGGTGTCCATTAAAAGAAGTTCCAGAAAGAAGAAAATATGGCGAAGAATTTTTCAATGGAGATGTAAAAGGTTGGAATGACTGTTTAAAAACAATTTTAGGAGAATAAAGATGTATAGATATATTGCAGATTTACATATTGGCTGCACAAACTCTTTTGAACATCGTACTTTAGAGTATGATGAGATTCTTATTAAGAACTGGAACTCTGTAGTTAAGAATAATGATACAACATTCATTCTAGGTGATATTGGTAGATGTGGCAATAATAAAGATAATGAATATTTGTGTTCTGTTATTTCAAGACTCAAATCTAAGAAAATTTTAGTGGTCGGAAACCATGATGAAGTTGGTCTAAAAGATTACAGGGTGAAACAACTATTTGAAACTGTGGTTGATTATTTTGAACTTACTGATAATTACAATGGAATCAGTCAAAAACTTGTGCTTTCGCATTATCCTATCTTTTCATGGAATGGTTGTTACAAAGATACAGTTCTTCTCTATGGTCATACACATGGCAACTTCGATGATGTCATCTATCAGGAATCCCTGGAAAAACTCAGATATAAGGTAAGACAATTAAATACGGAGAATAAAGAAGTGAAGAAGTTTAAGAATCTTCCTTATGCTTATAATGTTGGTGCAATGATGGATTGGATTAATTATTGTCCGAGAACGTGGGAAGAGATTAAGGATATTTATATTTTGAGGTAGGAGAATTATGTTTGAGAGAATTATAAAATCAGAACCATTCAAGAGTGCAGCTAGAAAAACTGGTAATGTGGTCAAAGTAACATTATTAGTATATTTTGTTCCTATTATTATATCTGTTACGCTGATCCCAGTGATACACGAATGGTTCTTTATCTTGGCGATTGTTATGTTGTTTTCGACTTATCCATTTTCGAGATGGTTAATTAAGTTGCTAGAAGATGGAAAGATTATCAAATTGGTGTAGGAATTCGTGACAATGATGACTTTGATATTGGTTGTATCTACACAGCAGAAAATGAAGAACAATTTTTCAATGTTCTACATGAGTTGATCAATTGGATGAATGACTTAGAACATTGTGTATGTTTTTGGGAAGAATTTATAGATGATATTAAAGGATTCTTTCCTGAATGTGGATGTAAAAAGGAGGAGTGGTAAAGTGGAGGTTAAAGAGACAATCAGTCTTCTTAAGGGTATTCAAAGTCCTTTGCAAGATTATGCAGAATTGGTTGGCGCACCGTATTGGGCTTATGGAAAACAGTATGTTTATCCCGATCCTGAAGATTATGCGATTGAGGAAGCAATTTCTGCGTTAGAAAAAGAAGAACGATATAAATGGCATGATTTAAAAAACAATCCAAACGATTTGCCGGAAGTATTTATAGATTATGAAGTTGAAGATGGTAAGTTCTCAGATAAACTTTTGGTGAAAACAGATAAATATGACACATTAATGGTTGCTTATATGAATTTAAGCACAGGCGAATGGTTTAATTCGTTGAACGAAGACGAATACTTTTACGAAGAATATGGGAATGTAGTTAAGTGGAAGTATATTGACTATGAGCAGGAGGAATAACGATGGAGAATAAGACGTTGACGGATATCTATCTGATTTGTAAGGGTTGGTATAACAAGAGTCTGTATAAAAACGAACTAGAAGCAATGAATTCATATTATCACAAACACTATGGATGCGATGATATTACAGTTGACGTACCGTTTGCATTTCATTTGTTTCTTAAGCCTTTAGCATTAGAAATTATAAAAAGAGATCCTGATAAAGCAAAATTTCTTTTTATGGACGTGCCATTCGGAGAAAATAATCAATTATTTGTTAGTGTCATGTATAGACGAATTATACATATGATTATTGAATGTACCATTGGAACATTCAATCTGTCAGAATATGAAGAAATGTTTGACGCAGCAAAAGAGTGTAATTATGAAGATGAAACACTTGGGATTATATAATGAAAGTTTTGTTTCATTAGGAGGATAAAAAAATAAATAATGACTACAAAAGAAAAAGAACTTAAAGAAAAATACGAAAAATTCATACAAACAAAAGAAGGTAAGGAATGGATAAATCATTGGCAGAAAATAATTGGTTCTGATACTGGCGGAGACTTTGGAGATTATTTATATGATTTCTATCCTGAAATGATTTCTTAGAAGGTAAATATTATGAAGAAAACAAAAATTATTAGTGCATTTCCTGCTTGTGGCAAGACATATGCTTTTAAAAAATTAAACGAAAAAGGTTATAAGATTCTCGATAGCGATAGCAGTCAGTTCAGTTGGTGTTATGATTATGATCCAACCAATTCAGATAAAATTGAAAAGTATCGTAATCCAGAATTTCCAAGTAATTATATTCAGCACATTAAGGAGAATATTGGAAAAGCTGATTATATTTTTGTAAGCAGCCACAAAGAAGTAAGAGATGCTTTAATTGAAAATGGAATCTCTTTTACATTGGTTTATCCTGACAGAAGTATGAAAGCTGAGTGGATCGGTAGAATTTTCTTGCGTGGAAGCGGAGAAAAATTCTGTCAGCTCATTGCAAATAATTGGGATAGTTGGATTGATGAGATGGAAGAAATTGAGTGCGACAAATGGATTCTTGGAGATAAAGAATCAATTGACAAATACTATTACATTGGCGAATTGATAGAGAATAAATTGATTTGATAGGATGTGAAATTATGTATAAGAATTGCTGTAGAAAGTGTGGAAGTACATCATTATATACAGAAGTAAAAGGAAATAATACAGGATTATATTGTGATGATTGTGGAGCATGGCAACGTTGGCTTGGAAAAGATGAATTGAGAGCATTTGAGTATTCAATGAGAGAAGCAACAAAAGAAGAAAAGGACTCTGTAAATAAGTACATTGAAAGCATCTCTAAAGCAACAGGTGTGAATTTCTATGATAAAGAAGATGATATCGCAAAAATTATCTATAACAACCTGAATTATATGTATTGTGACAATTGTAGATGTAATAGCGAAATTGAAAAAGACAGTTATGAATATGGCTGTGATGATTGTCACAGAAAATATAATGGTTGGGGAATTTCCATGCAGACAAGCAAACGCATTGCAAAAGAAATTCTTGAAAATATTGGAGAATAAGTATGTGTAAGTTACCAAAAACAAGTTGTGATATTCCGATGCCAGAGGTTGTAACAGTTAGCAAACCAAAAACAATTGCAAGAATTAAACTATGCGGTGGAGCGATGACTCTCACTGTCACAGATTACACGTCATGGGAAAAACCAACGGAAGAACAGATTAAAAATCTGCATGAGATGTTGTGTATTGATGTTGAAATTTTGGAAGATGGAGAATAAGTATTATGCGTATATGTAATATGGGATATGAAGTCGAAGAAGATTTAATACCACCTGAAAGATGTCATTCTGATGGTCGCCCAGATTCTTGCAAAGAATGTCGTAATTATAACAGAGAATATGATCTTATAGAACAAGCTATTGAGTCTGCTAAATGCCGTATATATCGGTTAAAAGCTAATCCTGGCAGTACAGAAGCACATCAAAAGAAAGCAGAAAATCAGCAGGAATTAATGGAGATTACAATTAGAGCGTTGGAGTTTTATAGAGATGAGTACGAATAATATTAAAAAAGATTCGAGAGGACTTAGGGCGGAGTTGAAATTTTACGACGATTTCATGTTTGACAAAGAAGAACTCGACAATGTTATAGAGATATTTGCGAACATACCTGAGAAGTATATTGTACCATGTGAAACATTGTTATATGCGAGTTCTGCATGGAAAGAGGGTGAAGAATAAATGGAAGTATTAGCAAACACGGAGTATCAAGATGTTTATAGAATTGTAGATGGTGTGCTGCTTATTGTAAATAAATTTTTGTATAAGGACTATTCTAAGAAAACAAATCGGACTGTGCATGTTCGTGATAGAGGAAGAGACTATTGTAAAACCTATCATAAAGGCTGTCAAAAATGGTTAAAAGAATTGAAGAAAGATTATCTCGACACATCTGCTACAGTTACAATTCCTAAAGGTACAGTTCTGTATCATGGTTATCCAGTAGAACCTACAAATAAACCAGAGAATTACATTTACGAGATCAAAACCACAGGTGATGCATTTAGTGGTGATTATAATGAAGTAATGGATATGATTAAGAATATCCGTGAAGTTATGGATGGTAATAATTTTGCAGATGATTCTTGTATGAGAGGTGAAAATAATGTCTGATTTATATGTCTACTTAATTCGTTCAAGAAACAAAGACAACAAGGATGTTCCTAATTTCAAAGAACGAGCAAAGACTATCTTAGAATACAAAGAAAATGAAGAAAAAGTATTTGATGAATTTTATAAATTTGCAGCAGATGGAGTTCCTGGCGAACAGACAAGATTGTATCGGTCTGTAAATTCTAGGAATGAAGAAAAGATAAGAGAAGAACTTATTATTAGATTGCTTAGAAATAAACCAAGTATGACAAAGCTGAATCGTATATTGGCTTCAGTTACGCAGCAGGTGGAAAATCGTGATGAGGGTAAATGGTTATTTGATTTTGATGTGGATGATGAGATTATCGCAGATGATTTTATTGATGACATTTTTATCCAAACAGATATGGATTATCCAATAGAAAAAATTAAACGTTATAAAACTCCGCATGGTTATGCAATTGTAGTTCCACATGGATTTGACACTAGAAAACTCATGGAGAAGTGGAAAGATTACGATATCACATTAAAGAAAGATGGATTGTTATTTTTGGATATGATTTAAAGGGTTTTGTCAGAAATTCCATTAACTTTAGCTGATGGGATGAATGACAGAGAATAACTGTATATGAGTAATAATTAGAAATCTAAAAAACAGAGAATATACAAATGAAAGGAAGTGATTGTAGATGTTAGTAGCATATAAATATAGATTATATCCAAACAAAGAACAGCAAGCATACTTTGCGAAGTGTTTTGGATGTGTACGATTCATCTACAATCGTATGCTTTCAGATAAGATTGATTATTATAAAGAAACAAAACAGAAATTAAACAATACACCAGCTCAATATAAGAAAGAATTTGAATGGTTAAAAGAGGTTGACTCTCTTGCATTGGCAAATGCACAGATGAATCTACAGGCAGCTTACAATAATTTTTTCAAAAGACCAGAAGTGGGCTTTCCTAAATTTAAAAGTAAGAAAAGTCATAAATTTTCTTATACAACTAATAATCAAGGTGGAAATATTTATGTATCTGATAGGTATATAAAACTTCCTAAAATTGGTTTGGTTAGAGTAAAGAAACATAGAGATTTTGATGGATTAATTAAGTCTGTTACTGTTTCTCAAAACCCTTCTGGTAAATATTATGTCTCTGTTTTGGTTAGCCAAGAAGACAAAGAAAAACTACCTATTAACAATAACGAAATAGGAATTGATCTTGGTATTAAAGAATTTGCAATTACTTCTGATGGAGAAATGATTGAGAATCCAAAATATCTTAGAAAGTCTGAAAAGAAATTAAGAAAATTACAAAAGAATTTATCTCGTTGCAAAAAAGGAAGTAAAAACAGAGAAAAATGTAGAATTAAAGTTGCAAAACAACATGAAAAGATTACAAATCAAAGAAAAGATTTTTTACATAAATTAGCTACGAGAATTATTCGTGAAAATCAAACAATAGTTCTTGAAGATTTAAAAGTAAAAAATATGATGAGTAACCATAAATTAGCAAAATCAATTGCAGATGTATCTTGGAGTGAATTTGTAAGGCAATTGGAATATAAAGCTGATTGGTATGGACGAGAAATTATAAAAATTGATACTTGGTATCCATCTAGCCAGATATGTTCTAATTGTGGTCACAGAGATGGAAAGAAAGCATTGTCTATAAGAGAATGGACATGTCCTAATTGCGGAACGCATCATGAAAGAGATATTAATGCAGCAATAAATATTCTCAATGAAGGTTTGAGAATGAGAACGGCAGGAACTGTCGAGATAGCCTAAGTAAACTTATCTCATTAGAGATATTGATTAGGAAGCCCAACGAGCTTTAGCTCGTGGGTAGTTCACAGATAATATTCCAAAGATGCTAAAAGTAATTAGAGAATATATAGAAGAGTCTGAGTTATACATGGAATGCATGAATAGAGTTGATAAGCTTCATTTCGACTCACAGAAAACAGCAATGATAAACGGAGCGCACAGTCATCAAGAAAAAGCAGATGAACTGGCAGAAATTATGAATGATGGAATTAGTCCTTATGCTTGGTATTATCATGATGCTATGCAGTATGGGTATGTTGTGTATTTGGATAATATTTAAGGAGGGAACTAATAATGGCAGAAGTAACAAGATTATGTCCTGTTTGTAGGACAATTATGAAATCAGCAGCTTATAAAGTTGGAAAACAAGATGGTACTGAAAGATTAGAAAATAAGATTTTTACACCTGATGGTATTGGTATTATTGGAAAACTTTTAGTATGCCAGAAATGTGGAAATTTAGCAGTGGTGAAGTAGTTATGGAGAAAGTAATTAAGTATAAATGCGATGAATGTGGAGAATTATTTGACACACCTGAAATGGCATTAGCACATGAAATAAGACACGAAAGAATTGAAAAAGCCAATGAAATGCTTAACGAAGGATGTACATTAAAACAAATAAATGATGAGTGTGAGATTTGGGCTTACGTACCAGAACATTTAGAGAATATAAATAAGGACAACTGTTTCAAAATAAGTTATTGGCAATGTTGTGACAAGCCAGCTTATCAAATTATTCGTATTTATTTCGATGGATATGTAAACGTAAGAGGATGTGGTTCGTGGAGTGGATATTATGGCAATCGGCTTAGAATAGACGATAGTGATTTAAGAAACCCAAGACCAAAAGAAGAGTTATTTGTAGATCCGAGATATGAAGATTTATATAGATTTTAGGAGGAAATAATTATGGAATTAGTTAATATAAATTTATTCGCTGAAGGATATTATTCAGGAAGAACATATGAAGATAATATTTGGATCAAAAAATCTTCATATGAAAAATTAATGGATATATTCCCAGAAGAAATATCATGTGGTGAATTAGATGGAAAACACAGTGAAGTAATGGGAGAAGTTGATGTACAAGATTATTCCTATACAGATGAATATTACGCAAAGAATGCAGATATTGCGCACGATGGAGATTATCTTGAATGGTCTTTACGTGATTTGTACGAATCAAATGGACTTGATTGGGTTGAAGAACAGAATGAAATCAACGAATATTTAAGTCGTCTTGATTTGTATGAAGAAGTAACTGTGTCAGTTCCGCATAGTAAAGTTAAAGAACTGATGAAGTTTGTTGATAATTTATAATTTGAAATTTTTCTTTCATTCAGTAGTCATGAATGCTGCGTGAAAGAAGAAAATAATCAACTACATATGGAGGAAAAGTAAAGTAATTCTAGATAATATGCTTACGTAAGCCTTGAAAATAAGGCAATTTGAGCAATACAAATGAAAGAAAAACTTCTACAGATGGACTTAGAGTGTTAAGTCTCTGTGGTGGTGTAGAAACTGGATTATACGCATTACAGCAATTGGATATTCCGGTGAAAGAGTATCATACATATGAGATTCTGCCTGAAGCTATTGCAGTTTCTCAGTACCATTTTCCGTTTGTGATACATCATGGTGATTTATATGAAGCGGATTTTAATCAATTCAAAGGATTTGACTTGTTATTAGCAGGAACTTGTTGCCAAAGTTTGAGTAAAGTCAGAATAGAAAATAAACAAGTCAACAATGGTTTAGATGGCAAATCAGGTATTTTCTTTAAAGCCATCGAATGTCTTAAGGTAATTCAGCCAAAATATTTCATGTTTGAAAATGTAATACCGAGTAGAGAAGAGGATCTAAATACAATGACAGAATGCATTGGTGTTGACCCCTTGCTTATTGACTCTGCAATTTTTAGCGCACAGTCGAGAGAAAGATATTATTGGACAAACATTCCATTGGGTGAATTACCGGAAGAATCTCCATTAGTTTTAAAAGACGTGATGGAGAATAATGTAAATGAGAAATATTTCTATAAAAAAGATTTTGAAATCATCGACATGAATAAACGTGTTTGTGCAGAGTTAAAGGTTAATACGATGGAGATGGGTAGACGTATCTATAATCCTGAGTTTAAGTGTTGTACATTAACGTGTGTTGGTGGTGGATACAACGAAAAGAAAGTTATGGATCATGACAGACCACGAAAATTAACACCTGTTGAATATGAAAGATTACAGGGACTACCGGATAGATATACGGATGTATTAATAAATGGAAGAAAAATAAGTGATACGAAACGATATTCTATGATGGGTAATGGTTGGAATGAACCGACAGTAGAGTGGATATTAAGTGGATTGAAAAAAGTGTAAGAAATTTTCTTTTTACAGGCGTTTGCAACCGCCTTGAAAGCAAGGAGTTTTTTAAAATCAAGAAAGGTGAAAACAGGTAAATTCTAGAATAAAGAGATTGCGCAATCCCCTATAGATAAAGGATTTAAATAATGATAAAAAGCATAAATTCATTCGGACTAACGGTATTAAGTTTATGTGATGGAATGTCGTGTGGACAGATAGCGTTAGAACAGGCAGGTTTAAAGTCGATAAATACTTTGCGTCAGAGATTAAAGACATTGCAATTAAAGTAACCAAAGAAAATTATCCAAACACAATTCATATTGGTGATGTAAATAAAATTTTCTATAAAGATGGAATATTACATACTGAAGTCGGAGATTTTGAAACAAATATTGATGTAGTTATGTTTGGAAGTCCTTGTCAAAGTTTCTCGAGAGCAATGATTAAAGAAAGAAAAATTGGTTTGGATGATCCAAAGCGTTCAGGTTTGTTTTATGAATGTAATAGAGTACTAAGAGAAGTAAATCCAAAATATTTTCTCATGGAAAATGTTGTTATGAAAAAAGAAGATGAAGAAGTTATCAGTAAAATGATTGGAGTAAAGCCTATTAGAATCAATTCTTCTCTTGTTGTTGGTCAACTTAGAGATAGGTATTATTGGACTAATATTCCAGAAGTTACAGTACCGGAGGATAAGAAAATAACATTGCAAAGTATTTTAAATGATGGTTATACGCCTGACAAGAAAGCAAAATGTCTTCGTAGAAATGATTCACATGGATTTTACAACGGATGCGGTTGGACTCCGATCAAAAGATTCCATAGGTTTTACTATAAATCTTTTGGAACAATGGTATTTCCATCAAAGGAATATTTTGAAAATTGTTTGGAAGTAACTAAGAAAATATTAAATGGGAGAAAGTCGTCAGCAAAAATGTATGATGATTACAATGGTCATGATTTTGATGATGCAAGATATTTATGGAAAGAAGAAAGAGCAAGGTTGCAGGGAGTTCCTGAAGAATATGTGAAATATATGTCTGAAAAAGACGCTGCTGACGTTCTTGGAGATGGTTGGACAGTACCAGTAATTGCTCATATCTTTAGTTTTATGAAGTTTTAAGGAGAGAATAAACATTATGACAATTAAATTCATCAAAGATGTTATCTTCAAAGACCAAAAAGAAGACAGCGTAAAGATTAAAAAAGGAAAAATTCTTACAGCAAATGTTATAAGAAACGAAGATGGAAAAGAAGAATATGAGATTACTCATAAGAAAAATACGTTCATGATTCCATATTCTATGAAAGATGTAATGTTTGAGATTTTGTAAATTTATTCAGATTCTTTTGGAGAATAAGTAAATGTACAAATAATGATTGAGAGGTATAAACAATGCTTAACGAAAAACAAAAGAATCTGGTAGAAGAAAATTATAATCTAATCTACAAATATGCAAAAGACCACAAGTTAGATATAGAAGAATTCAGTGGATTGCTTTCTATTGGTTTGTGCAAAGCTGCATTAAATTATGATTCAGATAAAACAAAGTTCTCAACATTTGCTTTCAGATGTATGGGAAATGAAGTGAGTAATTATTTGAGGAAGATTAATGCAGGTAAGTATTTAAGACATGATGAAGTGTATTCTATGGAAGCATTAAGCGAAGATAACGATAGACCTATTAGCGAAACTACATTAATGGTTTCTTCAGAGAATATTGAGGGAGAATATATATTTAAGACTAAGTTTCAAAAAGAATATGACAAGCTGAAAGATCAAGTAAAAAATATTATTGCTCTCAAATATCGTGGTTACACAAACAATGAAGTTGCGGAGATTCTGGACATGAAAGCGTCCACTGTAAGTATGGCGTTAAAGAAATTCAAAATGGCTTTGGTATAGTGGAAGTATAGAAGTGGTGGTGACAAATGAACAATCGACAAAGAAAGAAATGGCTGAAGAAACAGAATTCATATGTAAATCCAAAGGAAACATGGTGCTTAGATGTTAATTTAGCCAAATATATCATTCCAAGATTGAAAAAATTCAAGAAGCTTAACAATGGTTATCCTGGCAGAGAAGAAATGGATACACCAGAAAAATGGGATGATGCATTAGATAAGATGATTCAAGCGTTTGAATACGTAATAGATTTTGATGAATATTGGTTAGATGATCCAAGATATGACTATACGGATATTATGTTTGGCGATAACAAAGAACTTTACGAAAGTATAGTAGAGAATAAAAGAATGGAAGATATTCGCAGGCTCGAAGCAATTAATGATGGGTTACAGTTATTTGCTAAGTATTATATGAGTTTGTGGTGGTAAGAGAATAAATGGCGAGTTTCGTTGGAGAATGTTTCTTAGGAGGTAATGAAAATGTGCAAAAAAAAGTAACAAATCAAGATATAAGGGGTTGAGATTTAATTACAAGATAGATGGAAAAGTATTAATGGATAAATATCAAACGATTGATGATTTTCTATCAACAGAATTTCCCAAGAACAATAATCCATTGTCTCCAATAGACGAAACAATATTGTTCAATATTAAGTGGAATAATAATCCAATATTATCGTGTTCTGGTGAACATAAATTAAGTGAAATAAAAAATATTTTAAAGAATTTTGATCCAAACCAACTGGAAAGAAAAGAGATTTATTCAATTGAAGAAGTTGAAGAAAAAGTAAAAGATGTGTTGTTTGAGAAAAAACGTAATTTGTCTAAAGTGGATTTTGATGGAGATATGATTAAGGGCAACAGTCAGAGGTATCAGACATTCTTTACCAAAGGTTGTAGATGTGTAAAGTGTGGAATCGAAGGCAAGTATTTTGTAAAAGAGAAACATTTAAAAGATATAAGTTTCCATCTTAATCTATATGCCATTGATGAAAACGAAAAAGAAATCTTGATGACAAAAGACCATATTATCCCAAAATCAAAGGGTGGAGCTAACGATATTAGCAATTATCAGACAATGTGTAAAAAATGCAATGAAGCAAAAGAAAATAGATTAGAAGATTAAAGAAAGGAAAAATAGAAAAGTTCCTATAGGATAAAACGTGCGTTACTTACTACGGTAAGAGGAACTTATGTATTGTGCTTATGTTACAACATTAAAAGGATTAAGAAAACATAGTAATGCAGATAGATTACAGTGTGTTGAAGTTTTTGGACAAAATGTAATTGTTGATTTGAGCTATAAAGATGGACAAAAGGTAGTTTTCTTTCCATCTGACGGACAATTATCAGAAGAGTATGCAAAAGATAATAATCTCGTAAGAATGAAAGATGAAAATGGTAATAATATTGGCGGATATATGGACGCTGAAAAAAGAAATGTTACTGCGATTAGACTCAGAGGTGAAAAATCAGAGGGTTTAGTATTGCCTATAGAATCACTTTCTAAGTATGTGGATGTTACAAAATTAAAAGATGGAGATCAGATTACCGTCATTGGTGGTCATGAAATCTGTAGAAAATATATTCCAAAAAGTAGTAGAAGAAGCAACAACTCAAGAAAAAGTAGTGATAAGAAGAAAAAAGATAACTCGATTTCTTATCCATTCTTCGAAGAACACAAAGATACTGCACAGCTTGCGTATAATATGTCTGCGTTTAAACCCGGTGATACTGTATATATTACCCGTAAGCTTCACGGCACGTCAGCTCGTACCATGAAGACAATTAAAGTAACAAAGAAGAATAATGTATTTAGAAGATTTTTACATATGAAACCTAAATACGAAAAAGAAGTTTCTGTAGTTACAGGAAGTAGACGAGTTGTATTAAAAGATATGAATAGTACAGATGGTTATTATTCAGATAATACATTCAGAAAGAAATATCACGATTTGTTAAAAGACAAACTTCCGGAAGGATTTGAAATTTTCTATGAGATTGTTGGTTATGTAAACGAGACAACACCAATCATGGGAACTGTGTCAAACAGCAAAGTAAAAGATAAAGAATTCAAGAAGAAATTTGGAGATACAACTGTATTTTCTTATGGCTGCAAACCAGGTGAAAACGAAATGTATGTGTATAGAATGACTGCAACAACAGCAGATGGTACAGTTGCGGAAATTCCTTGGGAGAATATAAAAGTATGGTGTGACAAACTTGGTGTAAAACATGTACCAGAATTGGAAAAATTTATCTATACAACGCCTGAAGACTTAAAAGAAAGAGTAAATAAGTATCTTGATGGTATGCCAGTTGATGAGATTGGTAAAACACATATTGCAGAAGGTGTAGTTGTTCGTATTGACAATAGAGATTCATTTACTGCATATAAAGATAAAGTGTTCGAATTCAAGGTATGTGAAGGAATTATTAAAGACAATTCAGACGCACCAGACATGGAAGAAGCAGAAGAATTGCTTAAGGAGATTGTATAATGAATAAGCCAACATTATGGGTTATGGTCGGTTTGTCTGGAAGTGGTAAATCAAGTGTAGCAAAAGAAATCGCAGAGAATAATTCTAACACAATTATCGTATCATTAGACAATATTTGTGAAGAATTGACTGGTAAAGTAGAAGATCAATCTAAAAATGAAGAAGTATCTAAAGTATTTCACAAAAGAATTCGTGAGACATTGGAGAATAATACTAATGTAGTTGCTGATGCGACAAATATTACAATGAGGTCGAGACGAGCAATTATTGAAAATGTCAAAAGTATTGAATGTCATAAAATCGTTTATCTGATTCCAAAACCATTTAGACAATGCAAAATTGATAACCTGAATAGACAACATCCTGTGCCTGAAGAAGTATTAAATGGGCAGCTTAGAAAATTCCAGATTCCGTTCATGGAAGAGGGTTTTGATGAAGGAATTATTTATTACATACATAATAAAAATAGATTGGATGCGTTAAAAATGTTTGATAATATGGAAGGTTTTAATCAACAAAATCCGCATCATACTTCAACACTTGCAGACCATTGCAAGAATGCGCATGAATTGTTTTCAAGACATGGTTATCCGTCAAAATATAATTTGGCAGCGTTATTTCATGATTATGGGAAATTGTACTGTAAAGAATTAGATGATGATGGAATTGCACGTTTTTACGGACATGATTCAATTGGTTCATATATGATTTTAGAAAATTTTGCAGAAATATTTTATAAAGATGTTGCCGATATGTGTTTTTTAATTAACTATCACATGATGCCTTTTGATTGGACAACAGAAAAATCTAAGGAACGTTGGAAGAAAAGGTTTGGAGAATATAAATATCAGATGCTTTTGGATTTTCATGAATGCGATAAAGCGAGGTGAGACAAAATGAGATGCAATACAGATTTAGAAACTTGGCTGCATGATTTCGAAGATGATATATTTCGTATCTTAATTTACAGAAAACCTGGTCAATATACTCCATACGAGATAGAGAATAAGTTTAGTGATGAATCATTGTATGTAGATAATGAGTACAAAAAAGTATTTATTGAAGATGTAATAGAATTACCTGACAAAGATGTTCTGATTGGATTCAGAGAAGTTCTTGATGTGAATCAAAACGAAGATGGAGAATATGAATGCGAACTTGCAGATAGCATTGAATATTATAAGTTATCAGAAATCAAACTGGAATGTTTCAAGTGTGATCAAGTGACAGGAGGTGAGTTTTAATATGGTATCAAGTCAAATTATTGATGTGATTAACGAATTATGTAGTAAGTTCGGAATTGCAATCGATTGGTCACAGAAAAACGTGCAGCCTTATTTGGAAAGTCTTGTGATAAAAGCTGTAAATTATGAATTATATACGTCTATTATGTGGATTGTAATCGGAGCAATTCTATTCGGAATAGGTTTATTTTATTTATCAAAAGCCAACGAGTGTAAAAAGAGATATATAAAATATAAAAGAGATTCTATGGTTGACACTGAAAGTGATTATATATGTAAAGATTTATACAGAATATTAGGTTGGTCTTTATTTATAGCTGCTATCCTTCTTATTATATACAATACAAATGATGTTATTAAATGTATTATATTTCCAGATAAAGTTGTGTTTGATATGATTTATAGTTATTTACCAACTAATTAAATGGAGGATGAACATGGAAGTATTTCAAAATATTATGATTATTTTCTTGACTGCACTACTACTAGGAATTTTAATTGCATTTTCAATTCTATTAGAGAAGTTCATGAAGTTATCAGATGAAGTACATAAGAAACTCTTTGAAATGTCAGTAGAGAATAATACAAATGCGGATGACGGATTCATTCTTGGAGATGAGTTCTTGACAGAAGACGAATTGACAAATAAAAGCGATGAAGATTCAAGAGAAGAATTCGGAATTTATTCTGAACGATAAAAGAGTAATAGTATTATGGTTATACGTCAGATATGAGGACAAATTCTTGCCGTAATCGTTCAAGATTAACAATTGGATATTGAAAAATAAAGAACTGAATTTGCTCTTTATACATATCAAATAGTAAGCAATATATGATGTATTTTTAGATTGGTGGTGAGATTTTATGTGGGTGATTTTCTTATTAAGTGCAATCGCATTTGGGCTGGTTGCAATGCTATTCACTTGGTTAGGGAATAAAATTTTTCTTAGTATGAAGAAGGATGAAGAAAAAACAAAAAGAGAATTAGAAAAGGAGAATAACAAATAGTGAAAAAAGGATTATTTATTGGAATCATTGCAGTCGTAGCTGTAGTTGGAGGAATTTTTACAATCAAATCTTGTAAATTGATTGATACAGGAAAGGTTGGAATTGTTTATAGCTACAAAGGTGGAGTAGAAGATAAGGTATTACAGCCAGGATTAAACTTCATTTCACCAATTAAGAAAGTAAAACAGTTCTCAACAAGCAATGAGATTCTGGTTTTATCAAAAGACAAGCGTGATGGAAGTGAGGATGACGATTCATTCAAAGTTGCAACGTCAGATGATGCAAGTATTGCATTGAGTTTTCAGATGTCTTACAGATATGATCCAGATACAGTCATTGACACATACAAGAAATTCCGTGGAATGGACGGAGATGATATTGTAGAAAGTCGTGTAAAAACAGTTCTCAAATCAAAGATTTCTGAAGTCACAACAAATTATTCTATGATGGATATCTATTCCGGTAACAGATCAGCAATCAACAAAGAAATTACGGATGCTCTGAATACAGAATTCCATGAAAAATATGGTATCGAAGTTCTTGATGCTTCTATTATTGATGTTCATCCAGACAAAAAACTGAAAGAATCTATTGATAATCGTGTAAAAGCACTTCAGGAAAAGCAACAGGCAGAAGCAGAACAGCAGAAAATTCAGGTTCAGAAAGAGACTGAAAAGATGCAAGCTGAAGCAGATGCACAGATTGAGATTACGAAAGCAAAGGCTGAAGCTGAGTCGAACAAAATTGTCAGTGAATCAATCACTGATGAGCTTATCAGAATGAAAGAGGCAGAAGCAAGAAACAAATTCGGATGGGTTACTGTTCAGGGAGCAGACACGGTTGTAACAGGCAATAAGTAATCCATACATATAAAATAATATACATTTAACTTTGCGTAGTGTCACAGCTACGCAGAGTATTTTAAAAATATGATTGGAGAATATGTACATGGGAAAGAGGTTTAGATGGATTGATGCAATTAGAACAATGAGTATTGAGGAACTTGCGTCATATCTCATAAAAGAGGACTTTACATTCAAGGACGGAATTTATTGGAAATCCCCAAGTGGAGAAAAATTTGATTATTACGATCTTGCTTTAGAAGATTGTATTAAATGGTTGAATTCTAAATATGACGGGAAGGAGAAATTTAATGGGATGGTATGAGGAATACATGTCGAATACATATATAACAAATCTTGAGTCAGTTATAAAAGGTATTAAAGAAAAAGATAAGCTAATTGATTTTTTACAAGAAGAGAATAAAAAATTGGAAAACGAACATTACAAAGACAATGAACTGAAAAAATTACAATATAAGATTGACCAGTTACAGGGTGATTGTAATAGAGGATTTCCGATTAGTTATAACGAGCAAGAAGTAATTGATGAACTTCGTGAAAAACATAAAAAGGTATGTCCTCGTTGCAGTTTTAAGTATGTGTTCGAACAATTTTCTATTGTGGAATTTGGGTATTTAAAATGCAATGTTTGCGGTGAAGAAATAAAATTTGCAGAACGGTGATGGAGAATAATTAGATGAAGGAACTATTGTTAGAGTATATGGATAGCATTAATGCTGAAGGAATAGACTTTGTTAGTCTTGGTTTTCCGCTTGATGGTATTGTTTATAAGTCATACACAAGAGACGACTTTGAAAAGAATGGAATAATCCTTAAAACAAACAGAGTCATATGGAGAATAATCAATGGTGAGAAACATTATTATTGTGGCGAGAATGATTCGGGACATGTGACGTGGAAAGATTTAGAAGGTTATAGAAAGGAATTTGCGAAATGAGATTTTCTGAAGCAATCGAACATCTTCTTAACGGAGAATATATAAGAAGATCAGAATGGCGTAAAGATTTTTATATCAAACTTGAAGACGATGCAATTGTAGATTGTGATGGATCAGCAGAAGTGTTCTATAGCAAAGACATTTTTGCTAATGATTGGGAGATATATCAGCCTAAATTAGATGTAGGTACAGTTATTCAACATCATGACGGTACAATCGGAATTGTGCTTGATTCATGCAAATCAGATAAGGAATACACTGTTTTGAATGAGAATGGATGTGTAGAAACGCTAAATGAAACTCAGATTTCATTAATCAATATTGACGATGGAAGAGTTAGTTTACATGTAGATTCTGCAAGTAAAAAGCTCAAAAGTTTAGTTTTATCATTACAGATGATTTCAGAGTTAGTAAATGAAGATATTTGGTAACAGAGAATAAACAAGTAAGAGATGTCCACGATGCAAATGACATTAAACTTATTGCACAGTGCTAACAAAAGAATAGAGATGATAGTTGGTAGTGTCTACCATCTCCACTGAATTTCTTTTCCAACAACCGTTATTGCATTCGATTATCTAGTAACCGAATACGAGATACCAGCTCGTACTTCTTAATACGGTTAAGCACTTTAAGCGGTTTCAGTTCCGCTTGGTACATGTCCTTAGCTGCTTTGCTTCCATTGGGCTGGACGAATTCAAAACTGCTTTCAAAGCAAATTCCTCCTTAGTCCATATAGGGACAGGAAGTATTATAACAGAACAAAGGACATGTATCAATAACTGATAGAGAATATATAAGTATAAAGTTAAAGATTCAAAGATTAAGGAGAGAAAAATTATGATAAAAGAAGTAATGACAATTCACAAAGCATTGGCAGAGTTAAAGATTATTGATTCCAGAATTGAGAGATCAATTGATGATGCACAGTTTTGTGTAGCAAACAAACATTCTAATGAAAAAATTAATGGTATTCCGGTTGAAGATGCTAAGAAATTAATGGTAGGAAGCTACGATAAAGCATCTGATCTTATTAAAAGAAGAAATGCGATCAAGAGAGCAGTTGTGCTTTCTAATGCTAAGACAATTGTTACGATTGCAGACAGAGAATATACTGTTGCAGAAGCAATTGAGATGAAAAATCATGGCATTGACTTTGAGGAACTTCTTTTAAATGAAATGAGATGTCAATACGCAGACGCTAATAGAACTATCTCAGCAGAAAATGGCGAAAAACTGAGCGAAAGAGCAGATAAGTTTGTCATTGATATGTATGGCTCTAAAGAGGGCAAAACAAATACTGCTGATTTTGAGAAAGCGAAGAAAGATTTCATCGCAGCAAATTCTTATGACTTAGTTGATCCGCTTGATATCAAGAAGAAGATTGATGGATTAGAAGAATATATCTCAAACTTCAAAACAGAAGTAGACGCTGCATTGAGTGTTAGTAATGCTATTACAGAAATTGCTGTAGAGTATTAAAAAGTATTAACTAGAGAATATATAATTAGATAATTTATTCATTGTCTATCGGAAACTCGAAACTATAATCATTCAGACTTTTGAAGAGATAGCCTGAATTGAAATAATAAAGAACTCTTCGCTAAGAAAATGCTAAAAACATAATATCTGAGTTTATTAAATACAGAAGAATAAAGATATGACCAGTAAGTATAATGCTGTCAAATACGTGCTGTAAAACTTAAAACTTAAAGATTAAAGATTAACACTTAAAAATCAAAGATTATTTTCTTATAAAGGTTAAATAGTAAAGAGCAAAGATATAAAATTTTATAAAATCTTCGAATAACAGTTATGAGTATGATTGTACTTGACTCAGAGTTATCTGCGAAGCTGATAAATGGTGAATTAATTATAAATGTCAACCTGCATAATAATATGCATAGTTATCGTGTGGGTTGACAAATAAGCACCCAAGGTGATGCGGTACGTTGCACCTGGCTTATATCCAGCGATTCTCCGTTCGACTCGGAGTGGGTGTACTGTATCTGAATATTCACAGAATGTGTTATTCGTTTCCTTTCTTTCTATGAACATTCTAGTTCAGATACAATGTTTTTCATAACTTCCTTTTTGTTGGGTTGGCAACTTACCCTAGAGACAAAAAAGTTGCAAATAATGGGCTGTGGTGAATAAGTAAACACATAGGAAAAGAGGAATTAATATAGGTTTAATATATAAGATTACAAATGATATAAATGAGAAGATTTATATTGGGATGACAACAAGAACGTTAGAAGAAAGAAAATCAGATCATTTAAAAGTATGTTTTGATGTAAACAGAAGAGATTACAAAATATATAAAGCAATTAGAAAATATGGTATTGAACATTTTAAGTTTTCTATTATAGAAAAATGTAATGATGAAAATTTACCAGAGAAAGAAAAATATTATATTAAATTATACAATTCAGTGGTAAATGGATACAATGAAGCTTATGGCGGAAAAGGAAAACCATTATGGTCTGAAAAACAAGTAGAGGCTTGTAAGGTATTATATGAAAACGGTTGGCTTTTACAGGATATATCGGATTTATTTAAATCAAATCCACAAACTGTTGGGAAAAAATTAAGAGAAATATATGGTATCGATACAAAAGATAATTCAAATAAAAACAATTGTAAGAAAATAATGGCAATTAACGATGACGAACAAATAAAATTTGAATCTATTACCTCTGCGGCAGAATATATAGTAAAAAATAACTTTTCGAAAACAAATAAAGTAAGAACAGCAATTTCAAGAATTTCTGAAGTTTTAAATAAAAACAAAAGAACCATTTATGGATTTAAGTGGATTTCAATATAAAAAGTATGGTGTACAACCATACAATTAATGGGGTATCGTCAAGTGGTTAAGACATCTGCCTTTGAAGCAGATATTCATCGGTTCGAATCCGATTGCCCCAGCTCCGCATAAGTAGGTGTGGTTAAAACGGTGAGATAAAAGCGGAATCTTCAAACTCGTGCCTACTTATAAAGATGTGCAGAAATGCACATCGAGCTGGCATGGCGGAATGGTAGACGCACTTGACTTAAAATCAAGTGGTGGAAAACACCATACGAGTTCGAGTCTCGTTGCCAGTATTAGCCATATGAGACATTTTATTCCTTGAGCAAGAATGATTGAAGTCGGTACAAAAATGCTCAATTTCTGTATTTACATTCGTGTGTTATGCGAGCAGCATGAATGACATATGGCATTATCCCCAACATAGGGTATTTACATTTTACAAAATGGTTTGACTGTTAGTTCAGTTGGAAGAACATCTATTGCAAGAGAGGGTCACAGGTTCGAGTCCTGTACAGTCAACTCGACGCAGAAAATATTTGATTTTTTGCGAATGCACACTCATGGCTGAAGTCACGAGTAAGTGATCATAGAGAATAGGTAATTAGGTGGTGATATTGTGTTAGAAAAAGCTTATAAGTATAGAATTTATCCAAATAAAAAACAGCAAGAGCTTATACAGAAAACTTTTGGATGCGCAAGATTTGTTTATAACTATTACCTAAATAAGCGAAAAGAAATGTATGAAAATGATAAAACAACTTTTACATATAATATGTGTTCTAAGGATTTAACACAATTAAAGAAAGAATTGGAATGGTTGAAAGAACCAGACAAAGATTCTTTACAGAAAGCATTAAAAGATCTTGATATGGCTTATAAGAAATTCTTTAAAGAACATACGGGATATCCAAAGTTTAAATCAAAAAAGAATAGATATAAATCTTATAGAACAAGTTGTTCAAATAATAATATTCGTTTTGAAAATAAACGTATTAAACTTCCAAAATTAGGACTTGTAAAAACAAGAGACAAGCAAGTGCCTCAAGGAAGAATACTAAATGCCACAATATCACAAGAGCCAAATGGACATTATTATTGTTCTTTGTGTTGTACTGATGTAGAACATGAACAATTACCAAACACAAATCAGAATATCGGAATAGATTTAGGTTTAGTAGACTTTGCAATTATGTCTGACGGAACAAAAATTGAAAATCCTCGATTTTATGAAAAGTCAGAACAGAAACTTGTAAAATTGCAACGTGAATTATCAAGAAAAACAATTGGCAGTAATCGTTGGAATAAAGCAAGAATTAAAGTTGCAAATCTTCAAAAACATATTTCTAATCAAAGAAAAGATTTTTTACAGAAACTCACGACTGACATTGTAAAAACTTATGATGTGATCAGTGTTGAAGACTTAGATGTGAAATCTATGAAAGAAACAGACTCTACAATTCGTAATAAACGAGTTGGCGATGTGTCATGGTCAGAGTTTCGTAGAATGTTGACATATAAATCTAAATGGTATGGAAAGCAATTATCTGTAGTAGATAGATATTATCCATCATCACAGATTTGCCATTGTTGTGGACATCAAGATAGTAAGAAATCAGAAGATATTAGATTTTGGATTTGTCCTAGTTGTAATTCAGAACTAGATAGAGATGTTAACGCTGCTATCAATATTCTGTATGAGGGATTAAGAATAATAAGAATTTAAGTAATATATGAGAACCGTAGGAACTACGGGGATAGCTCGGTGATACTTAACTCAATAGAGTTATTGACCGAGAACCCTGCGACTTTAGTCGTGGGAAGTTCAGTCGTGTACAATCTATCAGTCTTAGTTGACTTACCACTTTCAAACGAAGACTCAAAAGTCGGTAGTAAAGTGGAGAATAATAATTATAGGTGGTGAAAAATTATGAGATGTCCGTATTGTGACAAAGAAATGATTAAGAAGTACAAGATTAAACACTTCTGCAACTTCGACGATCCGTGTGACTCATGGGGAAAAAGAAATACATATCTGTAAGAAGTGTGGTATCAAGAAAATAGATGGGAAGTGGAAAATTCCAAATAAATATAGAAGACCATCGACTAATCAGATTCGCAGATGCAAGACTTTGGCTAAGATATATGACATAGATTTTGAGCCACTACTTGCCAGACAGTGTAAGAGATTTATCACGAAAACGCTGAAAAAATTATATGTTCAGGACAGTGATGAAAAACTCCATATCATTGGAGAGAATAAATAAGAAAAGGAGATAAGAAACATGACGAGAGAAGAAAGAATGCAGAAAAGAAGAGATGCAGGTAAGGTTTACACTTACAAGAAGAATCCTTACGAGAAAGGGACTAAAGAGTGGGTTAAGGAAGAACTTGCCAGAGCAGAGAAAAGAAAATCTAAGAAACCACATTACGCTAAGATGACTTCTGTATTTGCTAAGTTGGACAATGAGCTTGCAAAAGCTGAACTTGCTGCAAAGAAGAAGTCCAAGAAAGAGAATAAATAAATGAAAGAACCTTTCTTGAAAATTATTGGTATTATCGGAATCTTCATTGTACTTCTTAGTTGGATTGTTACATGTGGATTTATAAAACTGATTACAATTTGCTTTGGGTGGACATTCAAATGGTCAATTGCAACTGGAATTTGGTTAATATTGTTATTGCTAGAAGCAACATTAAAACCTGAATCAAAATAGGAGAATAAGCCAATGATAGAAATTATAGAAACTAATCTTGCTATAGATGAGAATAAAGATATTAGAGATCATCAGTCGAGAGTAGTTCTTGCAGATGATTGGGAATCTTATTGTGAAGCATACGAAAAGTATGACGGATCAAGGGTGATATTCCCATCAAAGAATCCTGGTGCTAGTATCTATGAAGATAGAAATATAGAGGACTTGGAGCATGATGAGTATCATTTGTATTGCAGAATAGTCAATGAGCATTTTACAGATACGAGACTTGCATACAAAATCAGTTGATGAAAACAAAGTTTCATTTGGAGAATAATATTATGAAAAAGAAAATCGCAATAATTATTGTTGCACTATCAATATGTGTTGGAATGGCAGGATGTTCTGGAAAAGCCAGAGATGGTAATTGTAATTTTACATATGTAGATAATGAGTATATACATTTGATTACTGTTTGTGACAGAGATGATGGAAATATTATAGCTTATGATGAAAATACAAAAGTATTGTACTTATGTGTTTACGGATATTCTACAATGGGAATTACGCCAATTTATAACTCAGACGGTTCTTTAAAACTGTATGAGAAATAATAAAATATGAGAATATCTTGTGTAAAAATGATAAGTGCATTTGCAAAACTGAGCATTAAAAACTGCAATGTAAAAGAAAAATAACAAAGATAAAAATAAGGAGAATAAACAATATGGACGTAATGACAAAAATGATGCTTGAAGAAGTACTCTCAGGAGAATCAGAAGACAATTCATTTGACGATATTATCAAAGGGTATATTAAAAAATATAAACCAACTGTATATATGGCATTCGATGAATTAGTTAAAGTTATGAAGGACTTCGTAAAGTATGATGACTATTACAAAGTAGTCGCAGAGAATAAAAGAAATATGTATGATGCATATGTGAAAATAGGATTCTCAGAAGATCAGGCAATGGCATTAATTCTTAACGACAATCTTCAGCTTATGAAATCTGTTCAGAAGATTAAAACAACAGCCAATTCAAGAAACAAATAAAGGAGATAAAATATGAATTTCGGTAAAGCTATTGAAGCATTAAAAGACGGTAAGAAGGTAACTCGTAAAGGTTGGAATGGGAAAGGAATGTATTTATTCCTGTGTTTTCCTGCATCAATTGAACCAAAAGCCGAGAATGTAGAGATTTATTCTGCCAGACAAAGTATTGCAATTCGAACAGTAGATAGTTCTATTGTTGTTGGGTGGAATCCTTCTCAGGAAGATATGCTTGCGGAAGATTGGGGTATTGTAGAATAAAATAATTTACTTCTGTTTATATAAATAAAAATATCAAAGAACCAAATCGGTTCACAATTCCAAATTAATCAAAATTAAATAGAGAATAAATATTTAGAGGTCGTACAGCGTGCCTTTGGTTTCTTGCACCATGAAATCGCTGTTTCATATAGATTTTACATAAATTTATTTTTGTGTTCCGTCCGGTTGGGCGTTTAGATAGATTGTTTTATTAACAATATTTTACATAAATTTTTATTTTTAAGGAGGTCAAAATTTTATGAATTTTGAAATGACAGGAAAATTAAGCATCGGTAAAGAGACAGAAAAATTCCATCCTTATACTGAGAAGACTTATCCATCAGGTTGGGTAAGAAAGCAGTTACTCTTTAATGTAACATGCGGAGATAACAGACACATGTTGACTGTTACAGCAGGTGCATTCTCCGATGGACACGGTGATATCTATTCATTTACCAAAGGTGGAGTAGATGAGAATGGTAACAAAGTAAAAGGTGAATCTATTCAGATTCCATTTAAAGAAAGACTTATATCTCCTAAAC